CTTTTACCAGTCATAGCCATTCTCCTAATCACTACGGCATTAACCGCAAGCATGAGCTTAACTCAAAAAGCCCCCAAAGTCAAACGCAAAGAGGATACTGCCGAGAAACCTGAACCCTCAGCCCTGTATCAAGGTTTCAAAGGTCCTATAGATCCCATACTCCTTAGTCGCATTAAAAACTCTTATGGTGAAGCTACTGCTATTCTGGTCAATAAGCACCATGAAAACAATCGGGGAACCAAGACCGCCAAAAAGTCACAAACACCGAGAAACAATCGTATAAATATTCCCAACACGGGGGACGAAGATAGCTACACCTTCCTATATGACCTGGACTCAGCATTAGCCGCAGGTTACGATCTTAACTCTAACCCCCTTAGTCATTCTGATATCGGCTCTAACCACGACCATAGTTGTCATGACTCCGGCCACAGCCATAGCAGCCATGACTATGGAAGCAGCCACGACTACGGGGGCCATGATTGCGGTGGCCACGACTTTGGCGGCTTTGATTGTGGTAGTGATTAAGGCTGTGATTGATTAAACCCAAGGACGGTTAACCGAACGGAAGCCTTCGGCTTCCACCCTTGTTTCTGCGTTGCAGAGCTGCTATCATTGGCTTATGAACTTAAAATCTACAGAAGGAATTCAATGACACACGACGAACAACTGCTTGAGGATTTCAATAAAGAAATCTATGCTGAAAATGGAGCTGGCCCAGTTACGGTGGAATACCTCATTGATACTCTCCGTACTATTAGAAAACATAATAAGGAAGATGGCCCGAAACATCGATTAGGGTACCAGGAGGGTTACGACTTCGGCTATAAAATGGGAGTAGAGAGAGCCGAAGCCGATACGATCATGTACGAAGACATCCGTAAAATGACTATACAGGAACTCGCTAATTTAATCGGAGATGAAAATTTTTACTAAACCCATGAATACCAAATCACTCAAGACAGTAATTCTGACGCTCACGGTTGCGATGCTACTAACAGCATCACCCGCTTTTGCTGCATCTGCCGGTCGTATCGGCGGTAGTAGCTTTCGCAGCCGCTCAAGCTCCCCGAGCTATAGTAGGCCGAGCTATAGTCGTCCTAGCACCCCGAGCTACAGCCGTCGTAGTCCCAGCCATAGTTACTCAGCACCGAGAACATACACTCCCTTGCCTGCCCCTAGACCTTCTTACAACCCCCCAAGTCATTCAAGCACTAACATCATCGTCATGCCTGACTTGACCCCAAATGTTGCACCGGTTACCCCATACTCCTTGCCTTCGCGGGTGACCACAGTTAGCCAACAACCTGTCAATCCTGTGGTTCTTTTGACTCTGCTTGCTTCAATGGGTGTGGTAATTATTGCGGTCATTCTCTTGCTTGGGGGTTGGGAAGATTTTGTAAGCCCGTGGTTAAGCACCCAAAAAGAAAAATTCAAGAAACTCACAGTAGTGCGTCAACGGGTAGCCCTTCTCGCTTCAGCCAAAGATATTCAATCTGACCTAATTCGGATGGCCGAACAAGGAGATACCGACAGTTCGTACGGTCTTGCCAAGATCCTGCAAGAAACGACCCTTGCCCTTCTCCGGCACCCTGATAAGGTAATCTACGCTTGGAGTGATAAGAACAGGGAGTCCATTGACAATGCGGAAGATCTCTTTAACCAGTTCTCCATGGAAGAGCGTTCCCGAGCGTCGGAAGAAACTTTGACGAACGTTGACGGTCGTCTCTCAAAGAGTAAGGAAAAGGCTCACGAAAAAACCCAAGACAACGAATACATCCTTGTGAATGTCATGGTAGTTACGAACGGGGATCTTAACCTAAGGCCATCTGACTCACATGAGTGCCTAAAGTCAAATCTGGTGGCCCTAGGATCTATTACACCTGATGACCTAGTCGCCCTTGAGATTATCTGGCAACCGGAAGATGAGTATGATGTTCTTTCGAAGGAGGAGCTTTTGAGTTTGTATCCCGATTTGAATATTTTGTGATGGAGAAAATGGTAATTCCACAAATCCCCCTAATTAGCTTCATTCTACGGAATACCCTAAAAGTTGACACAGCAACCTACATAGCCCATGGACCGAAGATTGCCATGTCCCTATTTGCGGGTATCTCCATTGTTCTCCTTGAAGTAGACAGCCCCGCACAAGCTGAGTCTATCGTGAGGCAATTAAACAAAGTCGCCAAAAAACAAAATGCAAATTAGATTCATTGGAGATGTCCACGCGAAATGGAGTAAATTTCAGGACATCATTAAAGGGTGCGACCGTTCCTTGCAAGTTGGGGATTTTGGAGTCGGATTCATCAACCCCCGTACCAACAAACCCTACAGCAACCCGCCCTACGACCACATGGCCAAGGGGGAGCACTTCTTCATTCGTGGAAACCACGATAGTCCCGGAGCTTGCAAGAGACACCCCTTCTGGATCAAAGACGGTGGGTCTGCCTTTGGCCGCGACGATATCTTTTGTGTTGGCGGGGCTTTTTCCATTGACAGGGACCGGCGGACCGAAAACTACGATTGGTGGCACGATGAGGAATTGTCCTATGGTGAATTGTCCAATATAATGGATGCTTATGAGTTGATAAAACCGAAAATCGTCGTCACCCATGAGTGCCCGGATTCGGTCATAATCCGTATTTGCCATGAAAAAGGAATACACAAGTATGATATTCCTTCGGTAACTCGCAGTTGCTTCGATAATATGCTTGAAATCCATAAGCCGGACCTTTGGATCCATGGCCATTGGCATCTATCTTCGCGTAAAATTTACAACGGCGTCGAGATTATTAGCCTAGGTGAATTAGAATACGTTGACATCGATGTTTGATGCTGAGGGGTTGGTCTAAATAGCCCATACTAGCCCCATACTAGTCCCCACTATTCTACACTAATAACCCTAATGCCATATCCCACCATTCTACACTGCAAGCAATGCCCCCATTGTTGCACAAATCTCATAGCAAGCGAAATGCTTTTACCTGATACGTGCGAACCGGGAGCTTTCCATTCGCGCTTACTTGGATGCCTGGAAGATAATAAAATAGTAAGCTGGAAATGTCCCGATTGCCTGCAGGATGTTTACCTGAAGCATTCATAACCTCCGACCCCCATTGACTTTTGACTTCCGGCTAATACAATACCCCTGATTGACATTCTAACTCAAAATGCAAACTACCGTAATTAATCTATTTGGTGGACCCGGAACTGGTAAATCCACTGCTGCGCCCGGCATCTACAGTGAACTCAAGAAACAAGGCGAAAGCGCAGAACTTGTCCGCGAATATGTCAAACACTGGGCTTACACAAAGAGGAAAATCGGGAAGTACGACCAATTGTACCTACTAGGTAAACAATCCCATTATGAGTCCTTCCTGTATGGCACCGTGAGGTACATCGTCACTGACTCCCCGGTATTGCTTGCCGGGTTTTATGCCACCTATTACCACGGTGTGATATCCAGTTACGTCGATGAGGCGGCCAAGGGGTTTGTAAACCACTCTACTAATGACGGTGTGGTGCATTTGAATTTCCTATTAAGTAGAGATTTCACATATGATCCCCAAGGCAGATATGAATCTGAAGAAGACGCTTTACGTTTGGATGGGCACCTTGAGGAGTATCTTAATTCGTTTTCAACTGAGTACGGCAAAAGTTTTACTCCTGTTCGGGTAAAAGCATCGGAAGCCAAGGAAACAATCCTTGACTATCTGGATTTTTACCTTGACTAATGCTAAAATGATGCCGACTCAGGAGCAATTTGTAAGGTGGTGCGAAGACTACTATTTTGACAATCGGCTGGAACCTGGTAATTCTTGCCATGGGGATTGGGAGTCATGTCATTACCCCGTCCCAAAATGCCTAGGGGGAAGTAATACCGTTCTTCTGCTCAAAGAGCACCACGCTATTCAAGGTGTTTTGCAGTCAGAGGAGTGTAACCACCCTTGTATTTGGGGTTGGGAGAAATCTTACCTTGAGGGGGAGATTTTATCTCTTTGGCGAAAGTGGATGAAGGTAAAAGCCATTCCCGCAATAATTAGATGGAACGGTCTCCCCAGAGAAGAAACCCGGGAGCATAAACAAGCAGGGGGTCGAGCGGCGATGGCCAAGTTATCCCCTGAAGAAAAAGCAGAGTTTTCTAGAAAGGGGGCACTTAGTCAAACCCAGGAGCAGAAACAAGCAGGGGGTCGAGCGGCGATGGCCAAGTTATCCCCTGAAGAAAAAGAAAGTAGGTATTTGGCGATGAAAAAGGCCATGACTCCAGAAAAGAGGAAACAAGCATGTGAAAAAGCTAATCAAACTAAACTAAGCAAAGACCCTGAGTTTTTTAGCAATCATGCTAGGCGATCAGCGCGTGTGACATTGGCCAAGAATCCCCTGCATTTTTCTGAAATGGCTAAAAAAATTAATTCTAGGCGTGTACGCTGCTTAGTGACTGGGAAAATATCAACACCTGGTCCCCTCACTCTATATCAAACTGCTAGGGGCATTGATCCCTCGCTAAGGGAAGAAATTACTAATGACTAAAACTAGGCCAAAAATCACAGAAGTCAATCTCGTCGATCAGCTCAAGGAAGACTATTTGAGCTACAGTATGGCCGTGCTTATCGGGAGATCGATACCGGACATTTACGATGGGTTAAAGGCAGTTCAAAGACGCATCCTTCAGACGATGATTGAAGAGGGATTGCTTCCGAATAAACCGTATGTAAAGTGTGCCCGAACTACGGGCCTAACTAGTGCCTATTACCATCCCCATGGCTCTGCATACGGGGCCCTGATTAACATGGCTACCCCCTGGAACAATAATGTCCCTTGGATTGATTGTCATGGAAATATTGGAAGCACAGTTGACTCCCCCTCAGCAGAAAGGTACCTAGAAAATAGACTACGAATTTCCGCAGTGGAACTTCTTTTACAAGACCGGGAAGTGTGGGAAACTAAATCAAACTATGATGGCAGTAAGCGGGAGGCCATCAGGTTTAATACTTCTTTGCCAACCGTTTTGCTAAACGGTGACTCAGGAATTGCCGTGGGTTTTGCTACCCGTTTGGCTCCCCACAGCTTACGTTCTATCGTAGAAGCCATTAAGTTAATTTGCAAGGATGCCCCTACCGAAAAGGCCCACCTTGATAATATAAAAAAAGCCAGCCTATCTCTAATTCCCGATTTCCCAACTGGCACCCAAATCGTCCAAGACGAGCAACTAGATGCTTATACCCGTACTGGAATCGGGGGCATACGCTGTATGGCCCGTGTTGAGTCCGGTATTCAGAAAAGGGGCGGAAAATCAAGGGATCGATCCACCTTGACTTTCACTTGTTTGCCACCTGGCACCAATCCAGAGAAACTTGGTGAGCAGATCAAGAGTGAGTTAGAAAAAGGACGTATTGAGGGGATAGCCGAGATCACAGATGAAAGTGATATTAGTGGGGATAGGCTGGTGGTGGTCCTCAAACCTGGTGCTGATATTAATTTGGTAAAGCAGTTGCTATACACATATACGGACCTTGATTGCAAATACTCGGCTAAAACCTTGGTTATCGATGGGTTTAAGCCCGTTGAGTTATCACCGGTCCAAATTATCCAACGATGGGTCCAATGGAGGTTGGGTCGGCTTGATGTTAAATTTGAACATGAACTGGAGGCAAAAAACAAAAGATTACACATCGTTGATGGCCTCCTAAAGGCGATTGACCGGATGGACCTAGTCATTAAACGCATTCGTGCCGCAAATGACAAATCTGAAGCCAAGCAATCCCTAATGTCACCGCCGCTTAAATTCACCGAACAACAAGCTGATGCCATTTTAGAAATGAGGTTGCGGCAATTAACAGGCCTAGACTTTGATTCGATGGTATGCGAAAAGAATGAACTACTGGCTGACATTGAAAGGCTCGGGTCTTTGGTGGGGGACGAAGCCGATAATGTCAGTGCTCGAAAGACATACATGTTGGAGGAACTCGCTAGGATTAACAAGCAATATGGGGTTCCCCGCAGGAGCCCTTTAATTGATGTTCCGGTTTCTACGGTAACTCGCCCTAGAGTAGACAATGGGGAATCTGCCACCTCAGCCACTACCCTGATAGCAAAACCGCGCTTCCTGAAAATCGACATGAAGAAAGGTACCGTCGAGCAATCTAAGGGTCCCAAGGGTTGCCTGGCCATGGGGTCTACCGACAAGCTAATCCTAGTGTGCGAGGACGGAATGCTAAAGAAGGTGCCTGCTTCCTATAAGGGTGTAATTTCCACAGGGTATTCACCTGTGGTGCTTGCAAAACCGGAAGCATACGTCTCGGGACGCAAATACCTGGCTGTATTCATGGTTGATGGTCAACTAAGGGCTATGGCCATGGATGGTGAAACCCTGTGTAGAACCACAAGTACAGGCAAACAATGGTTGCCGGAAGGGGCCGTCTTTATGTATTTTGGGGAGAAACCATTTACCATCGAGTGGGTATCGACAAAGAAAAAACCAGCAAAAATTGACCTTTCCATAAAGCTAGGGAAACCTGGTGCGAAAGGGGCTAAAATTGCGAACTTAACTGAAATTAAACTCCCTTCAATCTCTTGAAAAAATCTAAATGCAACACTTTCCCCCTAAAAATCAGGGTAAAACACAAGGGGGGTTTACTTACGGGGCCTCCCTGCTATACTAAGAGTAGATGGACCGAACTATGTCAATTGTATACCCTGTCTCCAGATTGTTAGCAAACCCCAAAATCTTCTATGCCATAGCCAACTACCTAGGTGGCCCAGACGGTGACACACTTAAAGAAGCTTTCTACTCGCTTCTGGAGTTTGATTTCACAGATCAAGAGCCCGAAGACTGTGAATTTGAACCTGAAGAAGTCATGTTTGAGTCGGAAAATGACGGAGCTATCTTCACCATCCAGCTTGACACTGGCCTAGAATCTCGCTTAGAGGCCGTACAGGATGAAGTCAGGGCTGAAATAACCACTGATGAGGATCTAGCCAAGACCTCCGCCATTTACAGGGAATTAGTAATAGCCATCGAAGAGGCTGACCCCGATTTAGAAGGTGACATTGCCTTGTGTTCTCCGCCGACACCGGGTAATTCATTTTTGTTATCTTCTGAAGGCAAACATTTTATGGGTGATTTTCATCTGCTATCAGACCCTGAAAAGAAATTCAGCTTCATAATCCGGCCATCAGATACAACTGAACCCGGAGAACCAGAAAACAAACTAAAAGCAACCATCAAACCAATTTAACGTGAACGATTCGATTCTCAAATTAAAAACCAGCGTTCTCTCCAGTATCCGCAGTGTTGAAAAAGACTTTAATGCTCGCACCCAACTAGATAATAAGACGGCATTATCTCTTGATTATCTAAAAGAAAAAGTTACAAACCTATTCTACGAAGTGGAGGCTTACAAGGCACGGCTAGAAAGAGAAATGGGTAGGGAAAACAAGAAGCTAAAGCTTGATATTGAGGGGTTGATGAGTGAAATTCGTGATCTTAGAAGTGAAAGAGGACTGCCAGACCGGGAAGAAGAGCACGAGCCAGACCTGGAAAAGCAAATCGCAACGTCAATATCAATCTTTGAAACTATCTTAGATTTAATTTGTGGAGATTCTGACGACTATAAGCTAATGTGCTACTCGGTTTTGTTTCCCAGTGTGTATGAACGCATCAATGAGTGCCGCCCTGAGTACCTATTTGGTGTGCTCCCTGAAGCTACCATGGATGTCATAAACGACGGTAAAAAAGAACTTGAGTCAATCCGTAAAGATTGTGATACTTACTTGACTGACGAAACTGCATGGGAGTATTATATTGACAGAGTAAGCAATTGGTGGAAGAGGGACGCCCTTATTAGACTTTTCGAAGGTAAAGATAAATCATGGGAAATCGATGAGCCATTTTCATTCTTCGAAATGAGAAAGTGGCAGCAGCACCCGGAATGCCGCCCCCATGAATTTTCAAAAATTGATGACGTATTTGACATCTACAAGAGAAATAGAAAAGATGTTTACATAAGTTCAGGTCTTCAGGATTTTGAAGTAAGTTTTCAAAAACTAAATCAATCAATTAATTTCCAACTAGATGGTGACCTAGATGATGATACGGAATCAACTTGGGTAAGGGGTAAAATTGAAGAAATTGAAAGAGAGGAAGAATGGTACCACTTACAGTAGTAATGGCGAAAGCCGTAGCTGACATTATTGGGGAGGAGTCAGTAAGTGAATACGGCAACATCATAGCCAAGCCTTACATGGGGTGGAGCAACCTTTACTCCGGTTACTTCTTGGGCACATCAGGCAATGCCCCGAGCGACACTCTCGGTAGACCCGTCACATTCAGCTACTATGTCCATAGCTGGTCAGAAAACCAACCACGATGGGCGCAGCCTTCAAAACGTATATTTGGCGATGGTTTCAGCGCAATCCTTTCCCCAGTTGCCGACAGCCTAGTGCCACCACCTTTGGACTCAGTGTCCTAATGGCTGAATAGTCAAATAGCCGCATAGCCCACAGTCAAATAACCCACAGTCATATCAACCTAACGCCGATGAAAACTACTGCCCTTGGCTACCCGGTCTTGTCCGATGACTTGCACCTAAAGATTTTTGGATCTGATTACAGGCCCGAAATGAATAGCAAGCAAAAGGATCAGGCCGTTTCCCTTTTGAGGAAATTTGGGATTGAGACCCCAGTTGATTATCCCGAAAGCATCTATGATGGGCCAGTCCCCCTGCCTAGCCTAAAGGCCAACAATATCCGCGACCACTTTGAAAAGATTGCAGAAAATCAAGTTGGACGCTACAAGGAACTAGGCAATAAATTTGCCAAATGCACCCTACCAAAGATTCCGTCAATCACCGATTTAGTATTCCAATCGGGGTGGACGCGGTATGAGCTTATCGGCGATGGCCCTGACAAACAGTGGCAAACTAGGGAAGTACCCTACCCCGAAGAAAAAGTATTTACATTTGACACGGAAACTTTCGTTAAAGGTGGGGCCTTTCCTATTATTGGAACTGCTCTAAGTGATAGGGCCGCCTATATTTGGTTAGCCGCCGAGCTTGTTAACCTTGATATTCCCCAAAATGATTGGGATCAATTTAAACTTATTCCAATTGGAACTGATAGGCTTGTTATTGGCCATAATATATCCTATGACCGTGTGAGGGCCCAAGAGGGTTATTCACTAGATTTTACCAAACCGGAAAATTTCTACTTTGACACCCTATCAGCCCACGTTGGCGTATCAGGATTAGCATCAGGCCAAAGGTGGCTTTATGCCCTGGCTGAAAAGGACTTTGATCTGCTTGATGATGAGGAGAAGCGGAAACTCAAGTACTCCCCAGAATGGCTTGACAGGGGGAGCACAAACTCCCTAGTTAAAACATACAACTTTCATGTTCAACGGGCAAAGGAATTTTTCTTTGACGATGGCGATGTAAAGCCATTATCAGATTCCGACAAGGAAATTAGGAACATTTTTGTTACCGCTGATACGCTTTCCGAAATCAATAAGGTACTAGCTGAAACAGTCGATTATGCCATTAAGGACGCTTATTATACTTCGGAATTATTCCAGGCTCTATGGCCAAAATACCTTGATAGCACACCATCAATGGTGGGGCTTTGCGGGCATTACCATCTGAATGGGTCTGTGGTGCCGTTAGTGGACAACTGGTTTGAATGGGTGCAAGGGGCTGAGGAAGTCTATAACAGCCATAACCAGGAAATGACCGGTCTTTGTAAGACTTTGCTATGGGATACTTTCAATTCATGGAAGGAAATAGTAGACAGCCACGAAACAAAGGAAATCGGGGTCAAAGAGGCAAGCAAATGGGTATCAAAAGACCCATGGATTCGCCAATTAGATTGGGAAGTGAAGTCTATTAAGGGTGTCTACGCATGGATCCCCACTTGGATGAGGCCCTATAAGAAGGACCCTGATAAGGAGATTGGCGTTAAAAGCAAACTATCGCATTTCCTACTGAAACTAAAATGGGAAGGCACCCCTATCGTTTGGGAAGATGGACAAGGTTGGTGTTTTACTACGGGGGAAGGCACCCTGGATAGAATCCCACACCCTAAGAAACCTGGGGAAAACGTAGGCGGACTATTCTCAAAAGAGTTCGTTACTCACATGGAAGTTGGAAGACTAAGTAGTGACTTACCGGAGGCAAAAAGGGCGCTAGAAATCGCCAATGCCATTAGTTTTTGGACATCAGTTCGCAGCCGGGTTAAAAGCCGTATTGTCATGGGGGCCACCAACCCCTTAGGGAAACCTAACCTCGTTACCCTTCCAGAGATCATCTGCCACGGAACCGTCACCCGGAGGGTCGTAGAGAGCCTTATGGCCACCATGTGCTCTACCAAGAGCTGGCGCATCGGAACCGAGCTTAAGACCCGTGTTCAGGCCCCTGAGGGGTGGAAAATCATTAGTGCGGACTATGACGGCCAAGAGATGCAGATTGCGTCTATCTATAGTGATAAATGGGAGGGTGGTTTCATTGGGTGTTCGCCCATGGGATACAATGTGCTTTCGGGTTCTAAAGAGAATGGCACTGATCCTCACACTGCATTGGCCCGAGCCATCTTTCCCGAGCTGTATGAAGGTCTAATTTGGGATAAGACCCTGGGGATCTGCTATAAATATGAGCAAAAACCTGAAGACAGCGATGATTGCCATCCCCGTGATGGCTACTGGGTGTCCCCAATTGATAAGGAAAAGGACACTATGCTCAAAATAACGAGGGACCTGGCCAAGATTGTAGGATTTGCTACTTTGTACGGCGGGAGCGTCAGAGCCCTTAGTAACCCCATCAGGATGACCTTCCCCAATAAAGATGAGGATGCAGTCAAGACTTTTGCTCTTAAAGCTATTGCGTCTAAGAAGGGGGTCTTAAGGTTCGGTAAATACGAAGGTGGGTCAGACTCAGGCGCATTCAATATGATGGAAAGAATTTCCATGGGGCCGGGTACACCCCGGTTACCTTGTCTGGGTACAAAAATATCAACGGCCATGATGCCCTCTGCAGTCGGCAATGATTTTAAAACAGGTAGGACAAATTGGGCAATTCAAGCGTCTGGGTCTGAAATCTTGTCTATCACCCTAACTGCCGTGGCATGGCTGGCTGAAGAGTTTAAGATCCCCTACCGATTCATAATTAGCATCCATGATGAACTGCATTTCATGACACCGGAAAAATACGCAGAGCAGTTTGCCGTGTTATTCCAGATTGCCCACCTTTTCACTTGGTGTTTATTCCACTATGCGATGGAAATACCCGAATTACCATTGAGCCGAGCGTTCTTCTCCTCGGTTGCTATTGATGACAGGCTCCGGAAGTCCCCAAAAGAGAATACGGTAACTCCATCCAATCAGTCCGGGGGTGATGAACCACCCGGGGTTGAATACTCAATGACCCAACTATTTGAATTGGGTGCTGTCAATAAGTTGACTTTCCGGTATGATTCAATCCGGAAGGGTCTCATTTAACCTTCAACTCACGTTTAATCCAAACTAATTACCAAAACACCATGTCAACACAACCAAAACTGAAAAAGAATCGCGCTGTTTCTGCCACCGTTATTGCGCATCCCGGATCCCTCGGTACTTTCTATATGCCACAACCCTTCGATAAAAAAGATAAATTTATCCCTTCTTCAGTTGATTGCGCTTACAATGCTCTTTACTATTCCGAAGATCAAGTTGTCCAAATGCTTAAGGCCCTCTGACTATTGGGCACTAAGCCCGTGGAAGTTACTACGTCCCAACCCAAACAGCAACATGCCATTTCCGCTACCCTTAGACCCACAGTTTCGCAAAGAAGTTATCCGTAGTTGGATCGATGATGTTGGCGATAGGGTCGATATGGGGGATTTAGATGGGGCTGAAAAAAGCTGGCAGACAGCTAACCATCTATATCTCAAACTTCCTGCTGGGAAAGGTGATGCAGAATTGGAAAGGCATCTGGTGGCAAGTAGGGTAAAACTCACTGAGTATCCCTCAATAAAAACCAAATGCGAACCGTATCCAACGAAACCACCACAGTAAAGGCTACACCAGTCACTGGGCTTGAGACTTATAGTGAAACTTTGTCTGACGGCCGAACCCTCACAATTAGGGAAATGACCGGCAGGGATTTAATTTACCTAGAAGAAGAACTTGGTGAATTCAAACAAGCCAAGCAAAGCTTTCTATTGGCCGAACGATTAACAATCGGTGAGGATAAAATTTCCTTTGACGAAATTGCTGATCTCCGTCTTTCAGACATCAAAAAAATCAGTGAGTTAGTCGGCAAGGCAATGGGGGAAGTTGTAGTTGACCCAAAATCTTAATTGAGGATCAAGATGACTTTTCATATCTTGTAACTATAGACGGGTGGGGGCCATTTCACCTTAGGGAGATAACCCCCAAAGACTTCTATAAGGCACAAATCCTCAGAAATGGTGAGAAGAGCTTCCTGCCGCTTCTTCTAAGGGTGATCTTAAATACCGACGCCATCGATGAAACCCCGTCTAAAATTTTCAAAGTATTAATTGACTGGGCAGTGACGACTATCTTCCAAGAGAATATCCTGTCAGTGGAAAATTGGCTTGAAGTCGCGTTCCATTTATGCAAACAACGGTGGGATTCATCTATCGATTGGTTGGAAACTCAACCTATGAGTAAAATTAGAGCCATGATTGAAGTTAATAAAAAATATGCCGAAGAACAAGAGAGCCTAACGAAAAAGAAATGAAAATTAAAGTCACCCTAAAGGAACCGGGTTCTATGCAACCCTTTAAATTAGGGTGGTGGGGTCCGGCCAAAGTGGAATGGGCCCCTGCCCTTCTAGATGATAATAAGGTTAACTGGCCGTCTCAAGTAGACCCCGAAGGGAGACCATGGATTAAATTAAGCCCCAACACTATAAAGAAAAGAATTTCCAGTGGGTTTGGAGCTGGCCCAATCTTGAGGCAGACTGGCGAAATGCAAGACTCGGCTACTATTAAACCTTGGGGTAATAGATTCTTAGTCGATACGACTCCGTGGGGGGTGTTCAACCAATTTGGGACTGAAAAAATGCCCGCCCGCCCATGGATGGGAGTACCAGATAGCTCCCTTGACAAACTATCTGACATTGCCTGGAAACACATTCTTAAATAACCATGACAAGACAACGCGCTAAAGATCCCCTCGGTAAATTTGTTGGCGATAACCCAACTACTCCCGACGTAAATGAAGCCTGGAAAGAAAATCCAGCTGCTGAAATTACACCCAATTCAGAAACCCCTGAGCCCCCCGTAGCCATGGCGCCAGAGCCCACAGAAACCCATGGTTTAGGGTCCGAATCATACGAATCACACGAACCCTCTGTCATCGACCTTAAAACAGCAGAGAGCACCGCCATTAAGGATAAACCTACTAAGGAGTCTATCGAGGCGTCTATCCAAGAGAAACTTTCCAACAGGTTAAACTCCCCGGAAGTAGACCCATTTGTACCTTCCAGTCAACTTAATAATGAGGTTAAGGAAGTTTCTAGGGATAATGGCTTCCCCCTAACTCGTGGTACTGAAGTTGGTGCCCGCCTGATGGCAAAAGCAAAAAGAGGAACCTGATAGATGGCAAACCTAGTTTTTCAATCTGGTTCAACCTGGGGGAGGCTAGGTTTTGCTCTATACTCAAACTCCCTCTCATATAGGGAGGTTCTGGAGAATAACCCCACATGGTCCGTAGTAAAAAATCCCCCTTTAGGGACAATTCTTAACCCAGGTAGTGTTTCGGGGCCAGCTATGTCTGTAGGATTGACGCAACAATCCCCTGTACTGTCATCCGTTACAAACTCTGTTGGAGACTTCTTCCCTTTCACTTCTCAAGAGTCTTACGCTGAGTCCCTATCGAGATACACCAGATTGTCTTTAAGAGATGTAGAAAGAAACAACGGTTGGTCAGCCGCTAGTGTTCATTCCGATACTGGCAACCAATAGGATAAAACCTCTAATCTTTGGCTGGGGGCATCACCATTCAGGCCGGAAAGGATGTCGATTCAATGGTGGGTAAATATTAATTGTCCATAAACAATCCTTGGCCTACGGGCACCACCACCGGAGTTATCCCCGCCGGTACGAGGGTTAGGTAAAGGGGGAATACTAAATATAAAATGGCAACTTTCTCTTTTGGCACCACTCCTGGGGCCCCTGGTACATTCATAAACGAAGTCGCTGGCAATATTACAGCCGCGCCAATCGCAACATTTAACACCGCTTACATGTTGGTAGAAACTGAGGATACTGTCCCAGTAAGTCGCTTTCCGTTTAATGCCCCTGTCGTCATCACTTCTCTGAATGACTATAGGGCCTTAGTAGGAGGGGTCCCCACCGAGAAAATCCCCCTTCTTAGCTATAATTGTGTAAATGAACTTTTCCTAAATGCCCAACAAGTTGGGGACGTTCGTGTCGTCAGAGTAGGAACACCAACTCAGATTGCTGAAATCGAGTTTCTACCTTCTGGCACCAAAATCAATTCCACTGGACTACCTTCCCAGCTTGAAGCTGGTGACCAGGTGTATATCCAAATGACCCTTAATGGCCAAAAGCTAGTGGCTGGAGACGGTTCCACTGGTTATACTGCCAATGGCGAGTGGCTTGGTGTCCCCGTTACTATCCCCGTTAGTTATATCGTTGGAGACGAAGTAAATAACCGTAAGATTTCATCTGCAATCGTCAACGCATTTGCTGCTGCAATTGAGTCTAATCCTAGCATTAGCAGTTCCGCCTATGTCAGGGAGTCGGGCCTAGTAAATACCCTTTGCCCTGAGACAAATTCAGAAAGCGGATTTGCAGTCCTGGCAGCTACAACTTTTGACGGGACTATCCAAGTAGTACCTGAACAATTCATTGTAGGCGCTGCTAAAATCTTAATGACCGATTGCTATGTGGTCGGAACTATTGATTGTGCCCAGACTAGCCTGGAAAGGGTCCCTCAAGACTATGTTCAGTGCATCAGAACTGCATTTGACGGACAACAAGACCAGGGATATCTGCTATCGCCCACTGCATATGCACAGTTTGATGCTGCAGGTAGAACTGCCGTGGGAGCTGCTGCTGCTGCCCATTGCGAAGATGGTAACTTTAAGTGGCTGGCTTTGGCAGACGGAGGCTCGTTCTTAGTCACAGATATCAATAAATATAAAAACTACATCCCACATCAGCCCGCCGAAGATTTGGTAATGGGCTTGAAGTATTTGGTTGATAATACCATTTACGAATGGATCGGCAATGACGTTACTTACAGACGTTTGCCATACCAATCTATGATCCCTGGCCATAGCCCAAAGGTCGCAGTACTGCAATCTACAGCAACTGTAGCTGCTGGTGAGAAGGTTGGCATTTTAGACCCAGCTGTCTTTGCATTGGAGTCTGTTTCTGGTTTGGCCCAGAATGGCATTTTCGTTGTTGATGGTGCTGTTTGGCCAGTTGGGAAAGAGATTCAAGAGGTAACCATCAGCAACGCTGGTGCGGACTTCGGTGGATTGTTTGGCATGGGTGAGACTTCAGCTACTGTCTATATCGTAGCACCCCCATATGATGAGAATCTGTTCTGTGCTTATCCTTCTAATAGCAGCACTCAATATGTCTACATCACAGAAACAGCATCTGAAGCTACTGCAGTGTTGACAGCGGTTATGGCTGCTGGGGGCACTGACCTTGTAGCTAACGGTGTAGCTGCAGCAAATGGAGCTTATGTAGTTAACACCCCAACCGGATCTACAGCGGTCGTCACTTACGGCACACCTGACTGGAATTGGCCTGTTGAAATTCAGGGGCAAACCTCTAACCTGGTTCAAAATATCACAGGGGAAACAAAGGGAGTTAATACATTGCACCTTCCTGCAACCCTTCAGGATTCAACCAGAGATTATAGGCTGAATTTCATCTCAAGGACTTTGTTTGACCCTTCTGAGGGTATCAATTCTTATACCATGACCGGTAGTACTACTGCTCATGCGTCACTAGACATCAATAAGCATGGTCTAGTCAATGGTCAAAAAGTCTTCTTCACGCAAGCTGTTTTGGCTGGCACCACGACTTTGCTAAAGGCAACTACTGCTAACTCCATTAATCCTTACTTTGCCAAGGTCATTGATAATGATACCATCCTGCTAGCATCTAGCTATACGGGGTATTTGTCTGGCTCATACATTACTTTCCCATCTGGCTCTATTTCCACAAAGCCCACCATTTTGTACTCCGGGGTACTGGGTGGTAACTTGACTTCTGTTAATTTGGCCGAACTAACCACTATCCCCCTAATTAGGGCTCGGAAATATGGTTTAAACAGCGGTATTATCGCAAGCCAGGCTGCTGACGCATCGGTGGCACCAGCCCCCGGAGCTGGCAACCCAACTGTGTCCATGTATCTTAATAGGAGTTCCAAGATCCTTGGTGAGGAGTTGATTTTCCCCTATGGTGAAACCACATCTGCTGGATGGCTGCCTACCCTGGCTTTAGTTAATCCGGGTGCAACGCAGAGTTCAACTCAAAACTATATTTGCACCCCGACTACAGACCAAAACTTTACCTCCCAGGCCTTCATAGTTCCAGCCATTGACGCCATCTACGGTGGCGACTACGGGGCTAATACCACCGCTGGCACAGGACTTCTTGATGTAGCTTCTCCTTATGCGGTAGCTTGCGGACTAGCCGTTTCCAGCACAGGCATTAACATTCAGTCTTCTATCAGCCATTTGGGTGGTGTCTACTTCCAAGTGACCTCGGCACCAACAAACTCTGTGGCACCAGACGGTATGACTGCAGTTAAAGTGGGTGACCGGATTGCTGTAGTGCTTAACGGGGGCAGTTACGACTGGGTTGTGGTCCCTGCTAATAGCCTTGGTGGTGATCTTACTTCGGTTGGCCATGTGTGCCATGGCTCACAAGTCGAACTTGTATTAACCGAAGAGCAAACACCATTAACCAATTTGTGGAACTTTGATGCCATTACATCCACTGAGATTATCGATGATGCTTTACGTGGGGTGGGAAATTCAGGTGAACCAGAGGCGGTATTCATAGAGGCCGGTGTCGATAATGTAGCACGCTTGCTAGAGGATAGCCAACGCTACTTTAACGCTTTTGGATTTATTGCCTACTATGGCCCACACATCCTTAATTCAGCGGGTCAGTACATTCCTCTCTCCCCGTATGTGGCCGGAGTTGCACTAAGGCGTTATCGTTCAGAGGGGTTCCAATTCCCTCCAGCTGGCACTAAGTATCAACTTGTCGATGCTATTAGCGCCCAACTTTCTGTCAACTCTGCTCAACAGAACCTGTTAAACCCCAGGGGTTGCAACGTTGCTAGGACTCTTCCTGGTTATGCTTCTTCTGCGATTTTCATCTGGGGTGGAAGAACTAGGATTAACCCTGCTATCCCTGAACAACGTAAGTACCAATTTGTCAACACCCGCGTCATTCAAAACGTTGTTTATGGTTCGCTCCGCAGGGTATTTGATAATCAAATCTTCTCAGTAATTGATGGCTTTGGAGTTATCTTCAACCAGATTGTCACCATTGGCAACAGCGTCATGGGTCAACTTTACAACGAAGGTGCTCTTTATGGCGCTAAGCCTTCGGATGCTTTCCAAGTCATCTGCGACGAAAGGATCAACAGGGTCGAAGATCTGGAAAACGGAATCGTCAATGTCCAAGTCTATGATGTCCCTGTCCCAACAATGGAAAGAATCGATGTTGGATTGATTAGAGTTTCCATTGGTCAAATGAGCAATGAACTTCAATCAAGGGGCTTAGGTTAACCTACAAGAGGGTCAATGAACAAGGAATTAAAGCTACAGATTCCTGACTCTCTTTTTTCTAAGCTAGAGCAAGAAGCTAAGGGGCAGGGTGTTTCATTAGAAGCATTCTGCCTCTATATGCTAGATAGCGACAATCAAAGAGTTTCAGAACAACTGACTGATCCATCACTGTATGGGTCTTTGCCGAATGGTCTAATTAGGGTAGAAATGAAGAAAGTCATGGGAAGTGACTTACCTACGGAGGAGATAAAAAGGAGGGTAAGACAATTAGAGCTTCAAATTCTAAGGTGTTATAGATGAGTGTGCCGCAACCGACATACCCCACTGTAAGGGGCATAGCTTACCCTTTAAGAATTAAGAATGGTAATTTAGCTACAAGTACTGATTTTGAATTGAAATCTCAAGAGATCAGAAGTGTAGTAGAGACGAGATTTTTCGAAAGGGTGATGAGAGCTGATTATGGGGTTGGTGACCATACTCTAGATGTAATGGACCCTGGGCAAATTAATTCAGAGTTTCAAACTTCAATATCATCACAGGTTTCAGGTTTAACTTCCCTCTCTGTTAATGGGGACTGGGTAACCAGGGGGGACGACGGTGTTTATTTAGTGGCCATTACTTACGCCGTCAATAACATACCTCAACCTCCTGTTCAATTCTCCCTTGGAAACTAAGTTTCCACGGGGTAAAACCTCTACAGCATAACATTTAGTAGCTTGGTCAAACATCATATCAACAAGGGGGAAGGCAATGGCCAAAAGATTTAAGACCTCGCCTGTCCCAACCGGTGAAATAAGCTCGTACATCAGTAACCCGTATGCGCTTAGTTCTATTTACATGTTTGGTTCCAGCTCTCCTTTTACGGGGACTGGTTCCAGCATTGTTCGCCCTAATGACGATCTACTAATCCAAAAGGGGGGTAATCGCGCATTATCAACTTACCAAAGGTTGCTATTGGATGAACAAGTCCAGGGTTCTTACTCTAAGTTGCTCCAGGAAGTTACGTCTAGGCCATGGTATATTCAGGAATACAGCGATAAACCCGGAGACTTAGCCGTCAGGGACTTTGTAGCTGAAGTTTTAGAAGAGTTGCCAATAGACGATATTTTCAAAGGCTTAGCCGAAGCCTTAATCGTTGGTTTCAGTGTTGCGGAAGTAATGTGGAAAAAAACCAAGCGGGGTGTCATCCCATTTGATGTTCGAGTTAGAGACCAGCGCCGATTTGTCTTCCAAGAAGCTGAGGATTCTCAAACAGGTTTTACAATGCGTTGCTTGACATTCAACAGGATGTTTGAAGGTATCGAGCTACCTGCGCGTAAATTCATCATCAATAGGTACTGGACTCAGCATAATGGGGATCCCTATGGTTCTTCGATTGGTCGTATTTTATACCCCCTGGTGAAGTTTAGGAGGAGGGCATTAGAGTCTTATGTTCTCTATGGTGATAGATATGCAACCCCGACTACCGTAGCAACTGCCCCCCTAAGTGCATCAACAGCCGAAATCGATAATATTTATGGGATGATCTCAAATTTATCCCAAGAGACCGCGATGGTTTTACCTGAAGGGTTCGTATTGGATTTTATAAACCCTGAAGGTAGCCCCGATGTATTTAAAGGCTTGATTGACTACCTAGATAAAGTCATTAGCCTTCTGATTTGCGGTGAAAATGAAGCTGGGCAGGCTGAGTCTGGTTCCAGGGCTTCGTCAATGGTTGCCAACGTAGTTCGAGTGGTGAGGGCATCTGAGATATCAGAAATGATCTGTCATCAACTAACTCAAACTTTGGTAAGGTGGATTGTAGATTTAAATTTCGGTGCTGATGTTGCATCTCCGACTTTAACTAGGGAGTTCAGAATTGAGGAGTCCCAACTGACACCCGCTGATGTTTCCCTATTGATTCAAAATGGTTTCAAACCCCGTAGAGAATGGATTGAGAGACACTTTAGAGTTGATCTGGAAGATGAGGCTAAATCTGCTGAGGGCCAACAGGGTAGCGAAGGTGAAACTACGTTTGACCCTGAAAAGGATAAGAACCTATATGAGTCAATTTTTGGCCCTGATGATGGTTCGGGTGGGGATGCTGAAGGGGTCCCAGGATCTACCACTGAGGGCGAAGTCCCAGAGGTTCCCCCTACTGAAGGGGGTCCGGCTGAGATGACTCCGGACGAGGTGGCCCCAGATGAAGGGGCCCCGGATGAGGGAATTCAGGGTGAAGAAACCCCGGATGATACGACCCCGACTGAAGAAACCCTGGATGAAGAGGCTCCGGTTGAGATGACCCCAACTGAAGAGACCCCGGATGAGACGACTCCGAATGAAGAAACTCCAACAAAGCAACCCCCTGTAGAAAAGCAACCAAAAAAGAAAAATAGCAAAGCCAACAAAGAGTTAGACTCCTTACTATCCGATTTAGACTCTGCATTGGCTGAAGAACCAGGGGAATCCGAACCGGGGGAACTCCCCGAGGAAGGGTCAAATGAGGCCGAATCCACAAGTGGAATTTCCGATGGAGAATTAGACTCTATAATATCAGAGATGGAAAACAAGGTCAAGGGTAAAAAATAAGCATGAGTAAATCCGATAAAAAAGTGTTCTCAAAAAAAGTCCACGTATTTAAAGCTGGCCCCCAAACTAGCGCACAGGGTGTGCAGAGAAACTTCTCTGCTGACGACCTTAAGGAAGTTGCAAACTCATATGACCCCAAAGTCCATTCAGCCCCCCTTGTAATTGGCCACTCTGGAGATAACGACAGCGTACCTGCTTACGGGTGGATTAAAGGATTCTCTCAAAAGGGTGATGACTTATATGCAGATGTAGAATTTACGGATGTAGCTAAGGACTTAGTTAGAGGTGGTCATTATAGGAAAGTTTCCATTTCCTTCTATTCCCCCGATTCCCCCATTAACCCACACAAAGGCAAGTGGAGTGCAAGGCATTTGGCATTACTCGGAGCTGCACCCCCAGCTGTGAAAGGCTTGGAGCCATTCTCTTTCAGCGAAGAAGAGGGAGTTTTCGACTTTGCAGTAGCCTTGTCCCCTGACCAAATTTTTGATAAGGACTTAGGACCGACGCTGCTTATAGAAAAAAGTCCCCTAGAAATGCTAAAAGAAAGACTAGATGAAGTCAAAAGTGAAGTCAATCAGTCCCTACAGCAACTAGAACAAAACCAGGACCAACAAACAGAACCAGATGTCGGCCAAGGCCAACAACCTGAAACCACAAATTCGGCGGATCAAAACGCCAACCCCGATAACCCTAATCAGCAATTCTCTGAAATGAAAAAGAACTTGGGGCGCGAAGGCGCTGAAATCACTGAGTCTACTCAAGAAGTAGCCAATCTAGAAACCAAAGCACCAGAAAACAAGCCAAAAATGTCCAAATCAAAAGTTTCCCCCGAAGCCAAACTTGATGATACCGAAGAAGACGGGGAATTCAAGGAAGTTACCGAATGTGGCAAAAAGTCCAGAATGATGGACTCCCCTGAGGATGAGACGGAGCGCCAAGACACCGAATTCGAAGAAGGCATTAAGCGCCGTGTCTCTAAAGGGGCTGGTGGCCAGGAAGTTCAGGTTGTTGAGCAAGTATTTGAGGAAGGTATCGATTCTCAGCATAAGGAAGTTTCCAAGTCCAAGAAAAAGAAAGCCCCCAGTCAACCTGTTGACGAAGCGGACATGGACGAAGAGGAAATGGATGACGAGGATTCAGAGTACAATGAACTAGAGTACGACGAAGTTAGTCACAAAACCGCATCTAATGGGAAAGTATCCTTTGGTACCCGCAAAGGTGAAACCGGAGATAAAGTTACTGGCCGTTCAGTTACTGCCCGATCTAAAGATGATAGCTACGGTGCCCGTCAAAAGGCTGGTAAAGCCCCAGAGGAAGACCGCGAGGGTGTAACCAGCGATGGTGAACAAGACGAGGACCGTCTCAAGACTGCAAAAAATAGCGAACAAGACGAGGACCGTCTCAAGACTGCTAGAGAGGAAGATGGTGACAATAGTCAGGAAGGTCGTTGGGCCGGTCAAGACACTATGGCCAAAGATAGAAACAACGATCAGTATGACGATGCCAGCACCAAGTACCCAGAGAAGCAACGCCCTGGAACTTCCGATGGGAAGGATCCCCATGGCCGCAGCGAAGGGCCTACCCCAGTTTCTAACCTTTCTGAGGAAGACCCCGACAATCTCGACATGGCAGTAGATGTCAAATCAGTTAAAGGTAACAAAACTTCTCGCGTCATTCACCAATCATCTAGCGACAAAAGAGCCCCACTCAAAGGTGGCCCAATTGCCGACCATGCCGAAGGTGGTGAGCCTGATGAAGAGGGGGTCGTCCGAGAACCGAAATCCGCCAAGACTTCCAGTGGTAAAGCCCCCCGTGGCCGCGAGGGTGGCCCGACTGATTTCCCAACTCGCTCTGAGGAAGATCCGGATGATCTCGACATGGCAGTTGACCTAAAGGATGCTACCCAAAGTGATAAGGTCCGGGTTGTTCGTCAGAAGTCCGGTGAGAAGGCATCCGTCAACCATGCTGAAGGTGAAATGTCCCGCCGTAAAAAGGCAGCGGAGGAGGAAGACCCAATGACTGTAACAGGCAAGGGTTCGACTTATAAGGAGCCCAAGGGTTCCATGGGAGCTTGTTCTGACGGGGAAGAAGAAGTTAAGTATAGCGGAATGGGTTCTGCAGGTCAAGCCCGCCCGACTGGGTTCCCCGCCCAAATCTACAGGGAGATCGAAGCCCTTAAGCAAGAAAACGATAGGCTCAAGAAGGAATTCGAAGAGCAGAAAGTTCATGCCCATAAACAAAGGATTTCCCACTACGTTGAGAACCTTTATAGCGACGGCAAACTGACCAATGCTATCATTCAGCAAGATGAACTGCAAAGTTTCTGCGAAGGTTTAGAATTTGGGACCTTGGAATTCTCTGAAGGTGAAACACCAACATCCAAACTTTTTGGAATTTTAAATCGCCTGCCAAGCATGGTGCATTTTGGGGAAATTGTTGGACCAGAAGACAAAGCATTTGAAGCAACCTTAGAAAACATGGATCCCCATGAAAGAGCCCTTGAAATGGTAAAACGCGGTGAAGCCTCCGACTATTTGGAAGCCATCAAAACTTGCCTTTGGACTTCTAACTGAGCTAAATGGATCTCCTCTCCCTGATTGGCTCTGTCACTAAAAGGAGGGGAGATTTTTTCTCTAATGCCGAATCCCTGGCCAAAAAAGCTAAAACCATCGGGAACCTAGAGAGTATGATGCTTAAGGATTCTAAGCTTTTAGTTAAGTCTCTGAAGGACAAAGACATAAAGTGGGACGAGTTTTCTCGTGCCATGGTTGACAAAACCTTAGAGGCATCTTTAGCAGGAGTCTACCTTGGGTCAGCATCATCGAAGCCTAAAGCAAAATTGGAAAAAGCATGGCCAACAGTTGTTGGACAATTGGTGCCACCATTACTTAAATTCCTCGATGTGACAAAGGCTCGATTTGATAGTAATGTAATCTCCATCGTTGGTAACGAAATGGATTTTGCCTCCAAAGGTCCATCTGGCGACTATGATTGGGATATTTTAGAGGATCCTGATTACGATTCGGAGGATCCCGAGGTCCAGAATGCCATACAGAATTCGATTGATTCCGGTGTGGGGCAAACCTGGCAAGGGGTTTTTTCTAGGGTTTCTCGCTACCTTGTTACCCCAGCTTACGCATTTTTCCAACTGGGGGATTACCTAGTTAAGGAAGAACAAGGCCATAAAGAAATGATGCGAGTTGCCAAAAAAGATAAGAAAACTTGCAGAGATTGCAAAGAATATGAGAAGTTAGGTTGGCAACCAATCGGTTCCTTACCACTTCCTGGACAAAGATGCAGATGCTATGACAGATGCCGCTGTATCGTTGATTACCGTTGATTTTACACAAATTTACAAAAAGAGAACTAAAATGGCCATCCTTAGACCAATTGCAGAATGTCACATAGAAATCTCCCTGTCACAGGATGTCGGGGAAATGAATTATAGGGCAAGTTTTATAACTGCATCTGAATTAAAGGCCCACAAGATTGGCACAACAGTGTCATATGACCCTATCACGATTGGATCATGCTTTGACCCGATTTACTATAAAGATCTTATTAACTACTGTGTAGAACACCTTGGTACTAAGAAGGGGTCCGAAGATTCCTTCACACTAGAGTTTGGGATCACCCCAACGGATGGCATAGAAGTAACCTCCCAATATCGACTCACCGGGTGCCAACTAATTGGCTATTCCTTACCAAAATTCAGTCGTGATAGTGGAGAGGTAGCCCAATTCAGCCTTACCTTCCAGCCATCCAGAGTATCAAAACTCCTAACCTAAAGGCTGGGTAAAAACCAATTATCACATCAGCTAGGTGAAAAACAAGTCCTAGAGTAAACCAAAAGTCAACACATATTAAGAAAAAGATCATGAGTCTAAACATTGCACCCGTTTACGCAAAACAGTACATCCGATATGCTTCCACCTGGCAAGCCGCTACCGACAACCAAGCTGGTAGTATTGGCGTAGTCGAAATCCCCGAATTTTCGGTTGTCGCTCAAGCAACCTATGCCGGAGCTAATCTAGTCTGCTCCCCTGGTAATTTAACATCCTTTACCGGGGCCATCGTAGGTGTTAGCCAGTCTTATATCCCGACTGCACTATCCCAACCTCAAACTGCCCGTCAAGTTAGTGTCGCTAGTAGCGGCTCTTTGATCGTCGAAGTAAGCGCTTCGGCTGTCGCTGCTTTTACCATTGGTAGCCGCCTTTCTGTTGGTACCGACGGTAAAGCACTCCCAACCGCCAACAGCGGTGTGAACGTTACCCTAGATGGTACCACCCCACTCATTCGTGAGATTGTTACGATCGGTCGTCGTACCTTGGTTATTGCAACCTTCAACTGATTGCTGATTGAATTTTTACTATGGGGCTCCGAAAAGGGCTCCTTTTTTTATGGTTAGGCTTCCATTAGCAAAGTGTGGGTATAACTACAGTGACCCTAGAGTTTTCGAACTTTTGGGGTTAGATTGCCAAGGCAATCTTTGAAGTCAACCTAGAAAAGGAAATCATCTATTATGATGAATCATGGCGGTTCCGCTCAAGGGTAACCTTGGGATGAAAATCGGGTGAATTGCTGGGAAGCCTACGGTTTCAAACGAAAGTTTGATGCTATGGTAATCAGCAGCGAAGCGTTTTCGGGAGAAAACGAACGTTCAACGACTAGATTAAGTAGCCTAGAACAGGTGAACAATCCACGAGCGCCCGACAACTTGCTTGCAAGTTGATGATATAGTCTGATCTTTGCAGAAATGTAAAGAAGTGAAGGATAAAGAGCCTTTACGATAACATAATGCTACAACAGACCTACGCAGGTGTGGATTAATTAGGGTCCCTGTCATTTTAATGATGGCAGAAAACTGGGTGAACTGCTGGGACACCTTACTTTTGCTATGCAAAAGAGGCAATCAGCAGCCAAGGCTTTTAGGGATAAAAGCAAGGTCCAACGACTAGAGTTAGTAATCTAGAACAGATGAAAACTCCACGAGCGCCCAGCTCCTTGACTCCTCAGCATGGGAGTTAAAGGATGATGATATAGTCTGACCTTTGCAGAAATGTAAAGAAGTGAAGGATAAAGAGCCTTTGCGATAACATATTGCCCATTTAAAGGAGTGGCTTTGTTTTTAACAAAGAAAATCCGGTGAATTGCTGGGAAGCCTACGGTTTCAAACGAAAGTTTGATGCTATGGTAATCAGCAGCGAAGCCGTCAAGGGATTGACGGAACGTTCAACGACTAGATTAAGTAGCCTAGAACAGGTGAAAAATCCACGAGCGCCGGGCGTTTTGTTTACAAAACGATGATATAGTCTGAACTCTTTGGAAACAAAGAGAGGTAGGGGATAAAGAGCCTCTACGTTAACAAATGTCTCACCACCCTCGCGCAAGGTTTCATGCTACCGTCTACCAACATTGCGAATCAATGAGGTTCCTTCAGGGGGTGACCCCTGTCGAATAATCGGGTGAACTGCTGGGATACCTTACTTTTGCTATGCAAAAGAGGCAATCAGCAGCCAAGTTTACTTCGGGTCTCTTGTTGCTATAATAAGAGTGAAGTAAGAAGGTTCAACGACTAGAAAGTGACTGACCCAAGAATAATCTTTCCACGAGCGCCCGACTCTTTGCTTAGGCAAAGATGATGATATAGTCTAAACTGCATGGAAACATGCAGAGCAAAACGTTAAGTTTTGTATATTATTCATAGCACCGGTGGTAGACACTCCAACTCGTGCAGGACGTATCCTGCGCTTCGGTATTCCATATGCCGCTTAACTCCGTGAGGGGTTATGAAAAATTGGGTGAATTGCTGGGAAGCCTACGGCTTCAAACGAAAGTTTGATGCTATGGTAATCAGCAGCCAAGGCTTTTAGGGATAAAAGCAAGGTTCAACGACTAGAGTTAGTAATCTAGAACAGATGAAAACTCCACGAGCGCCTGACGTTTTGTTTACAAAACGATGATATAGTCTGAACTGCATAGAAACATGCAGAAGCAAGGGATAAAGAGCCCCTGCGATAACATAATTGAAGGAACAGTAAATAGCTTGCTGTTGTAAAATTGGGTGAATTGCTGGGAACCCCTAACGTAAAGGCGAGGGAAATCAGCAGCCAAGGCTTTTAGGGATAAAAGCAAGGTTCAACGACTAGATTAAGTAGCCTAGAACAGGTGAAAAATCCACGAGCGCCCGACGTTTTGTTTACAAAACGATGATATAGTCTGAACTGCATAGAAACATGCAGAGGTAGGGAATAAAGAGTCTCTACGATAACATGGTGTTGCTATCAACGACTTCCGTCGTGCTTACGGTAATTAGTTTGTGCCGTAAATAAATTGGGTGAATTGCTGGGAAGCCTACGGCTTCAAACGAGAGTTTGAAAGCTATGGTAATCAGCAGCCAAGGCTTTTAGGGATAAAAGCAAGGTTCAACGACTAGATTAAGTAGCCTAGAACAGGTGAACAATCCACGAGCGCCCAATGCCCTACATGGTAATGTAAGGCAAAGATATAGTCTGACCTACATGGAAACATGTAGAAGCAAGGGATAAAGAGCCTTTGCGTTAACAAATGACAAACATCCCCTACGTCCAAAGCCGTTACGACTCCGAGCCCTATGCTCTGGAGCAGGAAGTGGTCGCATGGGAATTGCCTAAATCTTTGGGCCTTGCCGTTGCCTAGTTAGCGCGGTAAGAATAATAGGGTGAATTGCTGGAAAGCCTCCAACTTAATGGCCAATCAGCAGCCAAGTTGACTATTTCGGTTCCCATGCTATAATGGGAATGTAGTCAAAAGGTTCAACGACTAGATGGTGAATACCGAAAATAATAACCCATCCACGAGCGCCCAACACCTAACTTGCCACTATTCAAGTAAATATGAGAAGTGGTATTGGAGTATAATCCAAAAAGTCGAAAAAAGAAGGACCAACGGGTCTAGCTATCTTAAAGGCTCAGTAGAAGAACACCACGTCATCCCAGAATGCTTATTTCCCAAAAACTGGGAGCATATAGATCGACACTGGAAAGTTACTTTAACTCCGAGGGAACATTACATTCTACATCTTTTATTAGGTAAAATGGAAATGACCCCGTTTATAGCTAGAAGTATAACTAGGTTTTTGAATAACACTAAGCATCCTCATTTAGTTAAAGCTTACACAAAGCTCCCTAATTTAGGAAAGAGTATTGTTTCTAAGCACGGTTATAATATACCCCCATATAGAAACACGGCTACATCCACAAGTAGACAAGCCAAAAATCTTTGGATGATCGCCGATCAAATTTATAATGTGTGGCTTCACCATAGATGTGGTGGAGTAAAGCTATCAACTTTAGTGGGAGTAAGAAGATCAACTTCTGTGTCCCGCATGGTTCGTAAATTTGAGCAAGGTTGGGTACCTTCAAAAGACTTAGATTGGATATCATTCAAAAATGGGTGGTGATATAGTCTGAACTGTAAAGATGGTAAATTTACAGAAGCAAAGGATAAAGAGCCTTTGTGATAACAACCTTGGAAGAGGTTAGATCGATAGCCTCCGTCAGTTGAAAAACTGATAGAAAAACTGGGTGAATTGCTGGGAAGCCTACGGCTTCAAACGAAAGTTTGATGCTATGGTAATCAGCAGCCAAGGCTTTTAGGGATAAAAGCAAGGTCCAACGACTAACAGCATACTACTAGAACAGTAATGAAGCTGACACGAGCGCCCAGCACCCTGATAAGGGTGAAGATATAGTCTGAACTTTCTGGAAACAGAGAGAAGTAAAGGATAAAGAGCCTTTGCGATAACATTATTGAATCGAGAACGCAGGAGAAGGTCCTGCACAAGTGGATTATTTTTTACGAACGATTTCGATCGCAGCGTAGGTCCACTCTAAATTGGGTGAATTGCTGGAACCCCCGCGTGGGCAATCAGCAGCGAAGCGTTTTCGGGAGAAAACGAACGTTCAACGACTAACAGCATACTACTAGAACAGTAATGAAGCTGACACGAGCGCCCAATGTCTTACAAAGTACAGTAATCGTGTACATAGTGGGGCAATAATATAGTCTGAACATTACCAACGACAAGGTAATGAATCAGTGGATAAAGAGCCGCTGAGTTAACAAATGCTACGCGCCGTCGAGACTCGCAATGCGATGTCTAGGCTAAACACATTGGCCCTATGAGATTGATCTCATTTAGAAAATTGGGTGAATTGCTGGGAAGCCTACGGCTTCAAACGAGAGTTTGAAAGCTATGGTAATCAGCAGCGAAGCCGTCAAGGGATTGACGGAACGTTCAACGACTAACAGCATACTACTAGAACAGTAATGAAGCTGACACGAGCGCCTGACGTTTTGTTTACAAAACGATGATATAGTCTGAACTGCATAGAAACATGCAGAAGCAAGGGATAAAGAGCCCTCGCGATAACATAATGGATGAACAGCTACGAGTACACCGTTGCTCAAGCTGTTTCAGTGACTGGCAGCTACAATCCATACGAGCCCTACAATGGGACTCCTGGCTCACAAACTGGTCTTGGTTTTACAACCTGGACCGCCTTCAACACCGCTTATGGCACAGCCACTGGCCCTGCCGCATGGTCTGGTGCAACCTCTAATCCCATTGAGGACATCCTGACTCTGAAGCGTGCTGTTGCCAACCAGATCGGCATTCGTCCGAACTCCGCTGTTCTTGGAACTTCGGTTTTCGACCTCTTGCTGACCAACGAAGCGATCCTTGATCGTATCAAGTACACTTCCGCCGATAGCATCGACACAGATGTCATCGCTCGCTACTTCGGTCTTGAGCGTGGCCTGCGCGTAGCTGAAGGGCGTTATTTGGCCAACGACGGCTCCTTGCAGCCTGTCTTCCCCGCCAATGGCATCCTCCTGTTCTACAGCCCCAACGGCCCTTCTGATTCGATCATGCCTGCGGGTGGTGCTAATGCTGCGACTCCGTCCTTCAGTTACACGTATGTTAATAACATCGTTTCTTTCAAACGAGTTGAATGCGTGGTTTGACGGTAACGTCAAATTATCTGCCTGATCCGCAGATCAATGGGGTGAATTGCTGGGAAGCCTACGGCTTCAAACGAGAGTTTGAAAGCTATGGTAATCAGCAGCCAAGTTGACTATTTCGGACTCTATGCTATAATAGAGTTGTAGTCAAAAGGTTCAACGACTAGATGGTGAATACCGAAAATAATAACCCATCCACGAGCGCCCCACTCCTTGAATGTCACTTTCTTAATAAATGGGAAAAGTGGTATTGGCAAATAATTTACCAATGCCCCAAAACTCGTCCTGTGTCCCACAAAACTGAAGAGCACCACATAGTTCCAAAATGCCTAGGCGGAAGTAAAACGGACCCTGAAAATCTGTGCTACCCCACCTTGAGGCAACACTTTATACTTCACCGCCTTTTGAATAAAATGTACCTTGACCATGAAGGTCTATGGTATGCAGTATTCAGAATGAGTTCAGTCGGGGGTGAGAGAATCTACGAATTTCTCCGTAAAAACTATGTCAGGTCTAAATCCCATAATTTTCGTATTGCCGAGTCTCTAAAAGGTGTATCATTGACACCAGAGAGGCGGATGAATATCTCAAAGGCAAGATTAAATTCTTCAAATACCCCTAGGGGTTATGCTCACCCAAACTCTAATAAAGACTTGGAGGGAATGAAGGATAAGATTAGACAAGTATGGATTGAAAATAACAAACCTGGGGACATACTCTTAGGTCAATTATTAAATCTGGACACAAAGAAAAACGGGTTTAGGTCAAAAACTCTTCAAAGGTTTATAAGGAATTTCAAGGAAGAAGATATAGTCTGATCTTTGCAGAAATGTGAAGAAGTGGAGGATAAATAACCTTCACGCTAACAAAAATGATCAACTCACAGGAACACCCGCTGTCCGTCCTTAACTACTGGGGTCTGACATAAAAAGAAATTAGGTGAATTGCTGGGAAACCTGACGGTTTCAGGAGTGAATTCCTTGAAACACAAGGCAATCAGCAGCCAAGGCTTTTAGGGATAAAAGCAAGGTCCAACGACTAGATTAAGTAGCCTAGAACAGGTGAACAATCCACGAGCGCCTGACGTTTTGTTTACAAAACGATGATATAGTCTGAACTGCATAGAAACATGCAGAAGCAAGGGATAAAGAGCCTTTACGATAACAAATTGGAGTACTACATTCGCGAACGCCGTGTCGTGCGTGCTGAAATCACCATCGAACGTGTGGTTAACTTGGTTGGCCTCGGTGCATCTGGTCTTATCGGTTCTGGCGCTATGATCACCAACATCTTGTCCTGATAAGGATAGGAAATAAAGAGGTGATCCCATGGCAATTCTCAGACCTTTAACAAAGTCGCAATACGAGGTATCGTTCGTAGCTCCCAACGGGGTGTCTTTAATCGCTGTTTTCACAAAATTCAGTGGTATCAAAGATTCTTCCGAAAAGAGCGAATACGCCAATGGCACTGGAAACCGAAAGTACCATGTCGTTGGCCCACGAACTGCAGATAATGTTACTCTTACTGCTCCGTATGATCCTACGATCTTCAAGCAATTAGAGAACTTCTGGTTAAACTACAATTGTCAAGATGTTACCGTTACAGTAACCCCTAGGGACTGTACTGGTACAGGATCTGCTCCAGCCGGTGGCGCGTACACCTGCTACGGTTGTAAATTCCTATCAATCACTACTGCCAACGTTGATCGCGACAGCGGAAACGTCCAGGAAATTGAAGTGGAACTGACCGTCAATATTTGGGACAGAACTTGATTTTGTGGTTCAATAATTGCCCCCGAAAGGGGGCTTTTTTGTAGGCAGGGTAAAACATACATAACAGGATTACCAACGGATAATGGCAAAGACAACTTACAGTTCCGCTGTCATTGTAACCAGTGCATGGTTGAACGGAGCAAAACAAATATTTTTCGATGGCCAAGATTTAGATTGGCACTATGACCCCCTCGGATTGAACTCTCTGGTTACGGCTGGTCCGAATGGATTGGATAGTCGGTACATGACTTTAGGTACCAACCAGCCTACGCTATCTAGCTTAAATGAATTCATTTCTGGAGCCCCTATCACTGGCAATAAAGTTACCTTAGGTAAATGGTGGTTTGGTTTCCCTACTTTGTTGGATGAAAATTATAATAATGTCAACCCTGAAAATATCAAAGAAAATGCCCCTAGAAGTTATACGACAAACAATAAATATAATTACGCTAATGGGACACCTAACCCGTCAGTAGCTCAAAAGTTCGGGTCATTGGATGATGCTGACTTAATCACCAAGAAAATCTTAGCCGATTTGCTAAACAATTTAGTCATTGACAACGGCGAATACTGATTAGAGGATTAAATGCCAAGATATGCTCCCCTCCCCTCGGTTTCAATAGACCCAAGGAACGAGGCACAATTAGTTCAAGATGCAGCGCAAAAAGTATACGAGGCGTCTAACAAAACCCTCAATGACTTCAGTGCAGGGAATCCCCTTGCGGTTCTTTTAGAGGGGCAGGCTTTTTCTCAAGGTGAATTTTTATTTTGGGCGAATCAACTACCAAATAAGATCCTTATCGAATGGATAGGCCCATTTTTAGGCGCCCTAAGGAGACTAGGTACCCCTGCTACAGCTTTGGTTAGGTTGTCAATAGCACCAAGAAATTCAGACTTATCGGTACCATCCGGGTCTGTATTTACATCCAACCCCCAATTATCAGGCGGCCAAGGATTTGAATATGTAAGCTCATATAGTGTCACAATACCTGCCGGTAAGACCGAAGTTGAAATCCCTGTTTATTCTAAATTTGTAGGTAACATCTATAATGTCCCGGCTAATTCAATTACTGGTCCCCCAGACCTCGGGGAAGCTAGCACCGTAGTAACCAATCCTGAACCTGCGGTAGGGGGCAGTGATGTAGAAACATATGCTCAAGTTCAAGAAAGATTTTTCTCCCTAATCCGACGCAGGAATCCCGTTAGCCAGGCAGACTGGGAGAATTTCTTCATAGATATGTTTGGTTTAGGGACTCTGACTTCTGTTCAACCCAATAGAAGTAGCAGATTTGGTTATAATTATTTGTCTGACTTTACGAAGCCCAATGGACAAGTTTCTTTCTTTGTGCTTGGACCCAATGGTATAGAATTAACAGATGACCAAATAAGAAGGGGTCAAAATGTAATTAATTTCTCGATCCCCATTGAAAATCAAGCCCACCTGTACCCTATTACTCTAAGCCAAACTCAATATAACATAACTCTTGAAGTTGATGCCAATGGTATCTATGGCTCTAATTATCAGCCTGTAACTTTGAATTTTAGGGATAGGTTATCCACAGTACTGACCCCTGGAAATGTTTTCCCAACTGACACGAACCCAACCGTAAGTGATGTTGATGCAGCTTTTTATAATACTTTTGATTCTATCAGTAGGTTCAAAGACCCTCAAATTAACTACTCCGCAGCTTACAATACTCCTGTTCTTCTGAGTAAAGACGCTGCTATTTATACTAATGTATATGATTTTGAACCCGTAAATACTATTTTAAATGGCGATGACCTCATTGTAGTTAATAACCCTAACCCCTTATACTACCCAGTAGAAGAAGCGTATAGCCCCTATTCAACAAACAAATTCGACCAAACTGTGTACGGTAATCTTGCTTTAAAGCAAATAAAGTTACTTACTGCCGGTAGATACAGTTTGGGGGACATTGTGTTCTTCAATAATCAATTATTCGTAGTCCTTGAAAACATAGTAATTGGATCTTCAGCAGATATCCCCAGTGCCTTTGTAGCTGGAAAAATTTCTTCGGCAAAGACTTATTCTGCATGGGTCGTAAATAATACTTACCAATATTCACTGGGGACAACAATAGACCCAGAAATCGTTGAGTATGACTACTCAGACGGTGAGTTCCTACCTACCACTACTGTCGGAAGATTAGCTTGGCTGGTAGCTCAGAATTTTATCTTATTCCCTTCTACGAATGACATTACCGGGTCCCAGACTGAAAATAAAATAGGACCAGCTTTAAATTCTAGCTTGCCAAATAATTACAATCAACTAGTTGAAGGTCAGTCCTACTTAGCAGGAACTTGGGTTTACACACCACAGGTTGGGAGCGGTCCGGATGCTGTTTCTGACCCCCATTATAACTATGTTGACGTAACGAAAGGGGCTGTCAATAAGTACGCCTATGTAATTGCGCCTTTTACTTACGAACCCAATGGGGCACTAACCGTAGATTACTTTAGCGAATTAATAAAGCAAGGCATTATAAAAGAAGTGTCCGTACTAGATGGCAATGGTGGGCTACCCATTTACAAATACAAACCTAGATTCAAATGTGGGCAGTATTTAGAATACAGGGAAGTTTCAGGGGGGACCCCTACCTATTGTATTGCCGCCAAGTACTTCACACCAAGCAGCACATCTATTCAGGACTTAATCAATGATGGCTCAGTGATCAACCTTGCACCTTCATTCGAGCTAAGGTCGCAATTAGACGACCTAGTAGATAATAGCGTATCTGGCAGAATAAAGACGACCAACTTGGTCAACGGGGGGTCAGGTTACCGAAACGGTGCCTATACTAACCTACCTTTAATATATGGCAACCCGATCAATGGGGTTGGGGTCAACGGATCCATTAACTTGGTAGTCTCAGGGAATACAATTATTTCCTACGAGTTATCTGATTTTGGAAGAGGGTTCTCGATTGGTGATGTCCTGACTATAGATAATAGTTACTTGGGCGGCACCGGCAGTGGCTTCCAAATCCAAATAACCTCTCTTTACCCCCGGCTGACGGAAATAAATACATTTGTCAGGATGTTTACTTTCTACAGAGGGGACAGAACCTACTTTAGAAATGGTAATTCGGTAAGATCCTATACAGCCACATCTAGCGTAAGCCCCTTATTTGACTTTTCAATTTACTACAAAAACGGTATTTTCATAGACTCCTCAGAAGCTGGAACAAACGAATTTGACTCCCGGACATACATCCCATATTTTAATCCGGAGTATATCAAATACGCAGAGGACACCCTTGTAGCAGAGGATGGCAGGAATATCTATAGAGTAATGAGAGCATTCACACCTCAAACAACGGTGACCAACTGGACAAACATGACAGTCACCAATACGGCCAGATTTGAAGAATTTGCCGATAACCTACTGAGGTACGTCTCTTTTTACAGGTGTGAAGAGGAAATTATCTCTCAATTTGGATTGGAGACCTCCTCGATTAAATTGGGAGTAGCCCAAATAACACTAGTACCTCGCAATACAGGGAGATTTTCTAACTCTAATCAGAAAATAACCTATGTGTGGGAGAACCCTAGTTCCAATACAGATGTTCCCCAACTCTCTTGGTATACTGGGACTACTTTCCCCTACCAACCGCCTGACTATAAAGAAGGGACCTTAAGTCTATGAGCCAGATTATCACGCCTTTAAATGGGGGTAGGGGGGAAATTCAGACATCTTCTAATCCTACATTTGGTACTATATTATCCGTCCAGTTTCAAGAGGCTAATAACCTGTTTGAGACACCCACTGAATGGGTACCAGGTGGTAGACCTATTTATGGTAGGTTACCTGCCGCATCGGAACGATACTATGTTGACTTTGGACTAGATAGGAAGTCTGCCTATGTGTATCTACCGCCTGGGGAAAGTCCGTTTGGCCCTAATTCCCTAGAAGTTGTTGCATCAGGGGGCGATAAATTTTTAGTCATCAAGCCTGGAACCGTAGTTTGGGAGCACGGTAATCTTTACATAGGCCCAGTCATTATAAATTTAGAATTGGTTGGGATGGCTGATTCCCAATATTTGATAGCTTATAAATTGACCTATGACGATTCCCCCTTCTATGCTTTGTATTCTGTAGAGAATTATTCCTTATCTGGTCACGAAATGAATGTCGTCAGTGGCACAGATTCTGAGGTAGGGTGGAGGTTCGTACCTAAATATGCTTTTTGCAATGATGCGACCCTAGAATGGAGAAATTACGATGGGGTATTTCCATATTATTCTGGAGCGCCGTACTTATACTGGCAATTCCCCAGGGCGGCTTCTTTTTCTGAGATAACATTCCGTTGCCCACCTAACACTGTAATTACGGGTAGCGCCACCCTATCTATAACCAACTGTTTTAACGAAGATCCTGATAACCCTGGGCAACCGTACCCTGATAACCCATACTGCCCTGATCCGGATTGGATTTTTGTGGAAACAGTGGAAGTTAGTAGGGATAGTACGGGTCAATTCTTTACATTTAAAATTGCAATACCCACTTTTAATACTGGTTGGAAGATCGAGTGGTCAGACCCCAAAATTTCCATACAATCTGTTTCTGTTTCAGGGACTATCTCCCTTCTGAGGGGACCATCAACGGGTAAATCAGAAGTATCTCTTGTTGCTCACCCACTGGGTAGTCTGCCATCTATAGTAATTAATAGTGCGGGGGAAGAAGTTCCAGTCACCTATTGTAAACTTGCTCAAGTTGATATTTCCCCGAGTTATGAGGTAAAGAAAATTTTTGACATCAGAGAGTCTGTAAATGCAGATTACCAACCCATTGCAGAATGGCTTACAAGGCCATGGGATGACAACTTGATTAACCTATACGAGCAAGTGGATAATTATTCGGCCCTTTGGATGACCCCCGATACTTGCATGAATCAAGAATACTTAGCACTATCTGATGATCTAATCATTGTAGAATAAAATGACCAAAATTTACCCAAATTTTAACATAGACGACTACGAACTCTATGGGTATTCTAATCCATTCCTATCAGAAAGTCAAGCTACATCTGTCCAACAAGTTGGAACCAGAGTTAGTAACCAATTAGATTGGTTGGCTCAGCTATTAGGTTGGAGCGGTGATGAATACTGGTTTAGTCTTGCTTCAAACATAGACCAAAAACGGCAACTCTTGGTTGGCACTTTCGGTGTTTACAATAGCTCTGTATTTCCTGCCGTCAAAGAAATTAGGAACTGGGAAGGTTCCATTGTCGTTGAATCTGATAACAGAATTCAAATCGGTCAAATTTTGACATTGGGTGATTACTCGTACGAAATAAAGGGCGTCCAAAAAAATAGCCAATCCTTATCGTTGTTTATTAGCGAGTTTAATGATCAATTCATACTTGATTATTCTATTGGTAGTCAAATTAAAATTGATATAGAAAGTTCTCGACCAGCCCCATTCTACAGGCCGACTCCAGGCACCTCTGCTGATGCTTCATTTTTGGTTAGCCTAGTGGATGAGACTGGTTCCATAGTCCTCCACCCAGATTTTGATAACCAATACTCTTTACCGTATGTATTCAACATATTTTATGTGGGGTCCAGACTATACTTTGATAAACCCGTACAGCTCATCATTTCTGAAGAAGTTACCATAGATCCAACCTATAGTTTTGAAACAAAGTCATGGTTCCTAGACATCCCCCCAAATCTAAAATTAGAAGGTCTTGGAATTAATGCCCTATTAAAGTATGATGAATATAGCTCAACTTTCTTGGTATTGCCCTGGTCATTCAATAGCGACTGGAATTGCAAATCCGTCTTAGATAATTTTACAGGGGTCTGGGGGAATAAGGGCGGATTTTTACCATTTAATTTCGTATTTGATAGTCTTAGCTTACACGGTTTCGATGAGAGAAACTCCCTGTATTTGGCGCTAGTGGAAAGAAAGATACCATTTAATGACATTTTAAATTTCATTTACTACCAGAAGGCAGCAGTAAGCCCTACTACCCCGTCTCCAAAACAAAATCAAATCTGGTGGAATAGCCAGACAGGATCATTTTCGGTTTACGACGGGGGCGGCTTCAACTGTGGCCCATGGGTGGAGATAGAGTATCCTGAAGATGGTAATTTCCCCTTAATCCCTGATTTCCTATTCCCTGATTATAATAGTTTCTCTAGCTATACGGACCCAATTACAATCGGGGCAGTCGTTAGGATCTTAGACGCCACTGGGCTATCAGAAGCTGATGGAGTTATAGGTCTGTCTGGGGTCATATCCGGTACTTGCCAAATCAACCTGTTCAAACCATCTGATGAGGGGCACTGGCAGCTGCAGTCTGTAGTATACCCTGATGAGGCAAACTTTTCCATAGACGCCCCCATTTTACCTGCAAGGGTAATTATCAAACTAGAGAATTCGGCATCCCTTAGCCCATCCACTAGTAGCTATGTGATTGCCAACCTATTGGCAAACCTGGGGGGCCCTTACCCCCTGATCTTATCAAGGTGGGATAATCAGCCGAGGAGTCCTTGGTATATTTCACCTCCGTCCAAATTAAGGTACATCGGAGATACCCGTCTCTTTGGCGATGAGCTACAAGATGGGGAATTATCTTGGGATTACAGTAACCCCGACCCACAGGTAAGGGGGGCATCTATCTTCTATTATAATCGGTGGGAGTTAGTAGGCACCCAATGGGAACTGCAAGGAGACTGGGTAGACATCAATAGTTTCACCCCTGCTGTCCCATCATCAGCTGTCAATTTTGATGCTGTTAAGGTATTTTGTAACGATGTACCACTAGAGCCATCCATTCCGTATCAAACTGAGGACTTCCAAATAGTTTTTACAGTTGACAGCCTAAATGGGACTTTTAATTTTTCCTACAACACAATGACTTTCGAGGGAAAAGTTAAACTCCCGACAGTAATAATAACGGATTCGCTGACTTATACATTTAGACACGACATCTCCAACTTGGTATTCAGTGGGTTACAAATCTACATGTCCCCCAACGTAATGGACGCTTCTACTTCTTTGAGAATCTGGAAGACGAAGCCCCTGTATGTGGTCAATTCCGTACCAGAGTTGGATATGTATGACAATGCCCTCGTGGCTGATTTAAACTCAGGAGTAGGTGATGAAAACTGGGAGAATTATTTCCTAAGGCTACCACCGGCCTACCAAAGGAACGGGCCAGAGTGGCAAAAAGTAAACCTGATTTGCCAAGATTTTGGCTTATGGGGGTCTCCTTTATCTCCAGAAGACATGGAGTGTCCCCCTCAGCAAGAGCAACCAAGGATTTACGACGATGTGTTTCTATACGGTCTAGAGCCATCGAGTCCTACTTATCTGTATTCTGAATCTTACTTATATTCCAATGTAAGGTACGGCCTAGGTCTGGAAGAGGACTACCTAAATGCCGCCATATTGCCGGGTGCGGACATTGATTTTGATGATTTCTCAGGGCCCAAAATAGTGGAATATGCCCCCCTCCACGACCGTAGAGCGACCACTGAAGCCACATCAGATAAAGTCTATGGGGATTGGGAAGGAGATTACTACAGAGCTGACGAATGCGGAAGACTATCCGGCCACTTAGCTAATGACTTGGGGGATTCAATTATCGAAAGTATAGACGCCCCACTTTGGGATTCCAGTATCTATAAGATCCCTACTACTTGTGTCATAAACGAAGAATCTTACAGAGTAGACGCCAATCACTATAAGGTCGGCTATGCGTATTTTGCTGCTGATTTGTCGGCCGCTGATGAAACTTTCTTCGACCCATTTAATCCCGCGTCTTGGAAAAAATGTACGCAAAGAACCCCCCTCTATTTGACCCCATGTCCGGACTGTCCATAATTGGCCGGTAACACTAAAGTCAGGGTAAAAATCTATCATACAAACAAATTATTATGACCACCAAAAGAAAAAACTTGGATGAGACTCAGGATTTAACCCCCGCTACCCCCGCTACCTCCGATAGCGCTGAGGGCCTTGGGAACCTTGGGAACCCCGCTACCCCCGAAAGCCCTGAACCAATTTTGGAAGTAAGCCCCAAGCAACTAAGCCCAATTCTTAAAGCCCTCTCTAAACCAAAAGTGCCTGAGGAAACTGCAGAGTTAGACAAAAATGAATTAACTCAATTTCCGATTAGTGACACACAAGTGGCACAAGTGGCACAAGAGGAACAAAAGATAGTCAAACCCCGGCCAAAGCGCACCCAACTTAGAAATACCCCTAGATTCTCAGCGCATAAGTAATGGCACAAAGTCTCAGTTGCATACCGCTAACTCACAATTTAGCCAGGTTGATGCTATTTGCAGAATCCAATGCTAAGTATGCTGGTTTACCTAGGGGGATGGTTAGGGGGAAAATAGTCGATGTCGATGACCCTGAGAATCTCGGTAGGGTTAGGGTACTATTTGATGCTATGAACCCGGATGATATACCTGAGGTTGAAGGGGCCGGTTTATTTTCGGGTCCAAGGGACGGTAAAGGAAATTCATATTCACATTGGATTGACGCTTCTCCTGCATTTGTCGGTAAGCAGCCCCCGGACTTGGTAGGGTCCAGAGTAAATGTCATACTAAGTAATGGCCAATACCACTATGCCATCTTGAGTGATACCCTTTACGACCCACAAAACCTAACAGAACAAGCGGCAGGGGGGTTGACAATTCCTAACAACTCTTCCATGACTCGCCTCCCAGTTTACCCCTCAGGGGGTCTACCCCCACCTTGCAAGGAAAACCGTGGTTGCTCTGTCATAGAAGAAGATGGCCCCATGAGTTCTGACTGGGTATGCGTCTGTCTGAAAAGAAACGGCGAGTACATCTGGGTACGACATTGTGACTTGCAACATGGACACGCAGGGGCTAATGACTCTATTCAGCCACCAGACTCTTCCGGAAATAGGCAAAACCCCATTCAAGCCGGGACGGTAAGTGATTGTACTTTTCCAACATCCAATGGCCAGTGCAAAAGATACTCAGCTTTCGGGACTGCGCCCACTGGTAACCCATTTGGGGTCGATGCTAATTGGAATCCCCCACCGATGAGCGATAAACAACCATTCCCTTTCGAAGACCCTAAGCTCCTAGACATGGGTGCTGCGATGGATTTTGTGAGGAAGGATGCTGGGTACATAGAAGGCCAAATTAAAGGCTCTTTTACTACTGCATGGACCCCACAAATTCCAGCGACCCTACCGGCAATACCTGGCATTAACTTTGCGGAGACCGCTTTAAAAACAGCACAAAAAGCCCTTTCTATCACTGAGGCTGCAAGGAACATCATATCAGATCCCACGACATTTATTCAGTCAACTGCATTGGCGGCCCTACAATCGTATTCCCCTCAAACTAATTTTATACTAAAAACGCTACAAAATCCCCAAGGTACTATAAACACTGTTTACTCATCCTTGACTTCCGCACTAAATCCCTTTAAATAATGGCATTCGAAAGTAACTACAACGCTGATTATGACCCAGGGTTCCCAATCTATCAAGGGTTCGGCCAAAGTGCCACAAACCCGTTGGCTCCAGTTTTTTATCAGTCCCTTGGTGTAGTTAATAATCTGTCGGTTTATGATTCAATCTATGCGTCTCGAAGCATATTTGCCGATGTATCATTTTCTGTAGGTGATAGCTTGCTTAGTAAGGACTTGTTCAGCGTCGGGGTCCAAACTAACTTTCTTAAGGCAGTAAATTGCGAACAACCCGTAAACTGCGAAAAAACCCTTAGGGTAAATGACATTACAAATACCGACCGCCTGATTGTCGCTGGTATAGAGTTTAGGCCGACTAGAATTGTAACCCAGAATGGCACATTCACAGTACTCGCTGCGATTTAACAATGGCTATCCGCCGACCTTCAATTTATCGTCAAGACCTATTTGCCTTTCAAGATTTTCTATACTATGAAAATGGCTCAGAACAAGGAAGATATATCCTCGGTAAATATGACGGAGAACCCTATGAGTCATTGCAGCAAACTTTTGACTACCCTGCACCTGATTTCGGGGGCGGCTATATTGTGTCCAGAATCGATTACACTCTTGTGGGTAATCTTATTACAGTAGAGCATTGGGAGATTAACTGGAGAGATGAATGGCCCCTGAGACTTGCTGCCCAGGTATTGGTCAATTGCTTGTACCCGGAGGGGAAAGGCTTCCTAGTCAGAGTCAATAGAGATGCCTATCCATTTTGGGTATCAGAGAATTTCTTCCCCGTAACCAATGAACCTGACGATTTCTTAATCCATAGATAATCATGGCAATACCCAAATTAAAGGAATCCACTTTAACGACCCCAAATAATGTCGTCCTATTCTTTGATGGGCCATTAGACATCACCATACCGGTCCCCGTCTCCAGCTTCACAGTATGCTTCGGTCAATACGGGGTGAACACCATAGTGTATTCCTCAGATACGATGATTTCACTGGGGTTAGATTCTGCATTGTCCCCTTGGGATGAAGTCTTTGTTTCGTATGAGCCACCACTAGACCTAAATGTATGCCTCAGGGGGCCCATACCACCGGGTTCAAATGATGTAATCAAAAAGAGGAATGCCGTCAGGGCCTTTTATAGGTTTGCGGTTAAAAATACGTTAGCCCCTGACGAAAAGACCGACGGCACCCAAAAAGGGTCTAACCTAGGGCAAACCATCGGCGGCTATGGCTTCCCTTATCAGGATCGCTCAGGAGTTTTAACACCCAACCGCTCAGACCCACGTAGCGCATCCCCGGATGATTTCATCACAGCCTTCGGCCTTAAGGAAGCCGTTCAACTGACAAATATCGATGATGCTTCTGCAACTAGTGTCAACATAGTCAAACTTAGGATGGCAATCGAAGACGCTAATTCTCTAATTGACTCTTACATTGAGCAGTCTGGGAAGGCTGGCAAGGTACTAATTACCAGTAGTCGCAGAAGGACCGCATTAATTATTGCTAGATACTACCTTGATACAGTCCGTAAAAGAGATGACATCAAAAGTGATTATGTAGAGGCCCTTAAGCAACTAGATGCCGAACGGCAAATGACTGCTATTCGGGCAGGACACGGGGACTCTGCTATTGATACTAAACGCGGCATAATGCGGACATGGCGTATTCCACAAAGGTATAATGGTGTATCTGGGAAAGGTCTGAGTGGTTGGAATAATGACCCAGCCGGGGATCAATCCCCAGATTACCGATTGGGTTATGGCGCCACGGGACAAAATAATACCAACTCCAACTGGATAACAGATAGTAATTATGAAGACCTAGGGGGCACCCCACAAGTCATACAACCTAATGATGCGGGTGGTTACGATATCGGCGGGTCAAATACAATATTCCCATGAGGTAAACAATGGCTGAACTTTCTACTATAACCCGCATAGAGCAATACTTATGCGACTCCTTGATAGCATCACCTTTAATTCCACTTAATGTCAATGTCCTACGGCTGGCAGATGCCATGGATAACGAGGGTGTGGTTAATCAGACTAACAACATTGTGGTTAGATTTGTGGGGGCATCGTCTAATGTGACAAATAAAATTCCCCTTATTTACGATAAGAGGATGCAATTCGAATTGAATTTCTCCTGCCAAAATTACCTAACCAGTTCTGGCCATGATTTTGCCACCCAGTTGTTAATGGGTTCAGAAATTACAATTTCAGGTGGGGTGCCGTCGGGCTCTTTCGTACAAGTTACTGAGCCGTTCCACTGTGCATCGACCCAATTTACAGGAGTAACCAATCAATCTCAATACACATACACCCAACTATATACAGTAACAGTCCAGGAAGTCTACCCATACGTCGCATTAGACCCTTGTGTCCAAAGGGGAGATTGCAGGCAGTTGTTCCCAGGACTTAATGTAGCTACCACATTACCCCTAGGCGGAGTAGTAGACGAGGCTTCCGGTAGTATTTATGTCCCATGGTACCCTGGCGCTAATCCGTCAGAATATGAGTTTTCCAACCAATCTGGCATCAGATGGAGTAATGAAGTAACCCAAAGTGGAGACTGGGTCTTTATCTGCGATCCTAGCGAAGTATACATAGAAGACCCCCTGGGGCAACCTATTTACTTGCTTAGTAACAATAGCTATACCGAAGATGGTCGCCTAGTGGTTACCGTTTGGGACGCTCAAACTAGGCAGCCACTGAGGGAAGTTTTCTATGTAGATTCTGGGAAAAAACTAGCTAGATATGCCGTTGAATTATGGAGAAATACACTGGAAGGGGCAACCGATGGCAATAGCGGCATTGCATCCGATTCTGTCAAAGAGGCTATTTTCTTCCAAGGTATGAATACCGGTGAATTTGCAGTTGTTAAAGGGGCTTTTCAAATTTTCTACTCAGATCCCCTAAATCCAGAGGCAAAAACCCAAACCCTGGCGGGAGGTTCATTAATTGGGGTAAAACCAGATATATTCATTCAAGCGCCTAAGGGAAGATTTTACTTCGTGGGTCAATCCCCTCAAGGGAAAGGTTGGTTACTAGAAGGTACATTTGAACTTGCTTCCATGAATTCCCTGTGGAAACTTGGGTGTGGGGTTTGCCAGGGTGGGCCAGAACCTACGGCCCTGTGTTGAAGATTGCCATGATTGCCTCCGTAAAAATGGGATCCAAGTGGCAACTCCCAATCTGATGTGCAGGCAGGAAACTCTACACCTTGTCAACTTTGCTAATTGTTAAATGGAAACTCCAAGATCCCTATGGGCTCAGTACCATACGGCAGTTAAATCCGGCGATAACAAACTAGCTGAAACCCTGCTAAGAAGATTGCACTCTTACAAATCTACCCCTAAACCACAGGGTTGCTCAAGTTGTAATAGGAGATTCAGATGATGAATCAAAATGAAAAAATTCTACGTCAAAAGGAAAAGCTAGCTCTCAGGACTTTACAAGTAGCTGAGGACTCCTTGACCATTATCCAGGCTTCTTTGGAGGAGTGTAGTACTGACGATTTAGTGAAAATTTTTAACTTTTCCGTTAAAGCCCATAGGGATTTCATTTCCGATACGGCTGCTTTGACAGAAGGTGAAAGTAAGTCTGAGAAGGAACTCACTAAGGAGTATATAGGTACTGCGGCTGAACTCATTAAGAAGTTTAAACCTCAAGTATGACACTCCCACGGCCGATAATAAACCACGCTAGTCAACTAGATGAACACAGCTCATGGCGCCATTACATTAGGGGTTTACATCATCTTAATGTCTTAGAAGCACCAAACTCTGTCATTCAGAACTACATGTTTGAGTCTTCCAGGTATTGTTTCCTGGCCTTTGCAGACTTGATGAAGGGTGGTGCGTTAAAAGTCGCGGATTTCCATGAAATTATTGCCAGTGGTTTTGAGGATCTAGCAAATAAACGCTACCATAACTTGATCGTATCCTGTCCCCCTCGATCTGGTAAATCAATGCTGGCGTCGATGTTTGTGGCTTGGTTACTAGGAAGAGATCAAGAAACTCAACACGTTATTGCCTCTTATGGTTTATCACTGTCCAATAAGTTCCATAAGGAAGTTATCGGCATGTTGAAGACACCTGTCTTTAAGAAAATCTTCCCTGATTGGAAAGGTTTTGCTAGGGACTCTAAATTTGAGATGCTTAGTGGCGGATACATCCTGCCTACTTCTGTCGGTGGTGTGTTGACTGGCCATACGGCAGGGTCTGTAAACATTATTAGCCCAGGTGTGGGGGCCATGGTAATCGACGACCCACTGAAAAGCTCAGCTTCTGCCAGGGCTTTTGAGAGTCTCCAAACGTGGTGGCAAGAAGAGGCATCGACACGTAAAACTAACAATTATTGCCGTCTAATTATTGCGACCAGGTTTCATGCCAATGATTTGCATGGCCAGGTTTTAGAATCGGACGGTAGCTATGATGAGGAAGAAAACCCAGAAGGTTGGAGATGGGTGAATATTGCGGGCCTGTGTGAAGACCCTGTCGATGACCCCTTAGGCAGGCAAATCGGTGAGTCCCATTGGCCTGATAACCCGGCATTCTCGGTTGATATGCTGGAAGCCCAAAAGAAAACTATGGGCAGTTCCAAATTTGCGGCCCTTTATCAAGGGACTCCAACTGCAGCAGAAGGTCAAATTGTAAAGGCTGGGTGGATAGTTAGGATAGAAGAAGAAAAGTGCCCACCACTAGATGTAGTATGGCTAGGTGTAGACTGTGCATTTTCTGAAAAAGAAGGTGCAGACGAAACTGCGGTCTGTGTGGCTGGCATTTCAACTAGGGACCCCCGAACTGTTTACATTAGGGAAATCGTTAAAGGGAGATGGGGCTTCCCTGATTTGATTGCATCTATTAAGCAACTACATTCCTTCTACAAACCAAAAGTAATCTGTATCGAAAAGGCAGCATCCGGCCAATCTTTGATACAAATGTTGAGACGGGAAACAAAAATACCTGTAGAAGAAATGAGACCCCTTAGGTCAAAAACGGTTAGACTCGAAGCTGTTTGTCCACTTCTAGAGAATGATAGGGTTAAACTCGTTGAGGGGTTATGGGTGGATAGTTTTATTAAGGAGCTAACAGGATTCCCCTTCGTTAAGCACGATGACTCGGTGGATGCGTTTGTGTGGTCCCTGACGTACTATGCGATGAAGCTAGACACCGTTGACCGTGGGGTACAAGATGCTATAATACAAGCGAGGAGGTGGAACGGAGGAAACAGAAGGCCATTCCTGGGTGATTCGAATTTACCTACTGGTAGAGTAGGGAGGAATTTACCCTCGGCTGGACTTTACAATAATTTAGATTCTGGTTCTGGTTTTATCGGTCCAGACTCTTTTTCCAGACCTCGCCTCAACAGGGATGACACTGGTTATGGGTTATCGCTCTGACCCCCGGTAAAAAAATCAACACAAGCCAACACAAGCCAACAAAATCTTAACTAAAATGACACCAAAACACCCAAAAATAACACACTCTTCCCAGCTATCGGAACATTCAAGCTGGAGAAAGTATAGGAGGGGACTTCTTGAACTTGTAATGAGAGGCGCGACTAAGGAAATAATTAATGACTACATTAAAGAGTGCGCCCAATATAGTTTTCCTGCCTATTTGTCTCGTTCCGCTCAAGTAAAGTTTGGCTCCCTGCTGAACTGGGAAACTTATGAAGTCTTGGGGTCCGCCTTTGAAGACATTGCCGAAGGCAGGTACCCAATCCTCTTAGTATCGATGCCTCCTCGTACTGGGAAGTCTACATTGGGCTCCCTATTTCTGTCTTGGCTCCTGGGGAAAGATCCTTATACTAATAATTTCGTAACTTCTTACAACCAAAGTCTTGCAAAGGTGACGGCAAATAGGGTGAAGCAAGAGGTTAATAATCCACTTTTTGAGGAAATTTTTTCTAAAATTGACCTGGATCCTTATCATGTCGTGCCGTCTGCTCCTGGGGGCTCTGTATGTGGGTTTGCTTATGGGAACATCAATCCCGATTCTAAAGTGCCTGGGGTCTGGTTGATCGATGACTATCACAAGTCCTCGGATATAACAGTGAATAAAGATTGGATAGAAGAGGAAATTATGACCCGGCGCCACCAAAACAGTGCCATTGTTGTTCTTGGGTCAAGATGGGGTGATGAAGACATTTTCGGCTACTTCTTAGATAAATTCGGTGTCTTTGACCCCGTATCAAACCCAAAAGGAGCCGTCCACATTAATCTGTCAGCAATTATTGAAAGTAAAGAAGAGGCAGAGGCTGACATTCTGGGCAGGCCCATTGGGGGAACCTTAGGAAATGCCAACCAATACCAGTCCCCCGAAAATTTGAAAGACCTCAAAAGAAACATAGGAGATGAAAAGTTCTCCTGGCTCTATAAGGGATGCTCACCGACACCAGAAATCCCTCCATTAGATAAAGTAATTATTTCTGTTGATCCTGCTTTCAGTGCCGACAACATTGATAAAACGGGTATTTGCATCGCAGGGGTTACAAGGGGAAGAGACTACATGTATGTTCTTGACACTTACGAAGGCAATTGGGACTTGAAAACTGTCGGAGTAATCCTAAGTCTAGCAGTTAAGGCATACGGAGCGGAAGAAATTGTACTTGAATCCGCCATGGCAAGTGCAGCTTGGACTGTGTACCTACGGGGTTTGGGGTTAGAGGTTTGCGTAGGTAGCAAGCCGAGGCAACCCACATTAAACGCTATCTCCCATATGCTAGACTCAGGGAGAGTGAAATCTTCCAATCCCAATATCCAAAGCACTTTGAATAGATGTGATGACCCCCAGATTCCATTGGGGCCCCCGTCCGACACCCTATGTGCAATCTTAGTTAGCTACAGTCAACTACTACCCACCGTCACATGATGGCAAATTGCGATTCGCAACCGCATAAAAAGTTGCTGTTGTTACCAACAGTATCAAAATGGCTATTTCACCAACTGACAAAAACCCTGCTATCATGCAGGAGCTTCACGGCACTCGTTGCCTCATTACAGACCTTGCCTCGGATAAGTACCTTGATCAAGCGAAAAAAAGACCCCAATACACAATCCCGAAAGACTCCTACTCCCGATGGTGTGGTGGCGCTAATGGATTTGACTTATTCGTCGAAAGGGTCCATGAATGAGTACATAGAGTGGTTGCTCAACCACGATAAATGGTGGTCTCTCTGATGCATTAGCCCTCTAACGGGGGCTTTTTGCCAGGGGGCAGGGTAAAATAAGGTCGTAGAGTTCCCTTTCACAAATGACTCTGCCTATTAGTTTAGAAGGGGGTGAGGACCATGTAATCCAAATTAGCAACGAAGCATACACGTTATCCACAGTTGTCATTAACCCTCTTTACCAAATGTTGAGATCAAAAGACAAGCGCAAATCGCGCCGCGCAGAGTCCGCCCAAATGGTTGAGCACTCTTATAGGGGAATGGATGTTCTACCCTTTTACCCGAAAACAAACCATCAGGAGGACTTGTGGTCTTCTTTAAATAAGAATACAGTCACCATTGCTATAGGCCCATCAGGAGTTGGAAAAACCTTAGTGGCGCTATGGTGGGGATTAAGTGAAATTTCTAAGGGTAACATTCAAAAAATTTATTACATTAGAAGTGACGTAGGCTGTTCTCACCAAAGAAATAGGGGGGCTCTTCCTGGAACCCTGGAAGAAAAAATGAAGCCACTGGTGGGACCTGTTTATGACAATTTGGTTGTAATGACTAGAAGCAAGGGGGCTGCGGATTACCTTGTAGATAAAAAGATTGTAGAACCCACACTCCTAGAGGATTTGAGGGGGAGATCACTAAATGAGTGCCTAATTCTTTTTGATGAGGCCCAAAACTCATTACCAGAAAATGTTAAAACCGTCCTCAGTAGGGTTGGAAAAGACTCGAAAGTTGTCATTACAGGTGACACAAGGCAAATTGACTTAGATGTATTTAAACCTGAAAATGGACTTTTAGATTGCTATCACCGGCTTTCCTCCATTAGAGGGGTGGGGAGAGTTAAATTTGAAAGAGGGGACATCGTCAGGAACGGCATCATAGCAGAAATCTTGGAGGCATACGAAGCTTAATGGGTGGGGGGAGTTAGTGTGACTCTGGGTAAATCTTATTCATAGACTACTATATACCCCGTCATCTATTAAATTCCCCATAGGCAGGTACGAGGACTAATGATCGAAATAGATAACCCTAAAGAATTTGATTTTGCAATTGCTGGAACTATTCAGCACCTAGGCGCACCCCAGAGATGGGGGGGGTCCGGGAAGAAAAGATGTTCTTTAGGGAAATCTTGTCGCTCAACTTGCATTCAACGGGGTTTAGTTTGCAGAGTTGAATTAAGCCCATATATTGCAGATTCCCTTGGGAAATTCATCAAGCTAATGAGAAGTGGCGAAGTAAAAGCTCACCCCGACCTAAAGATAGACTTTAACAGGAACTCCATCATGGGCGCCATCCGGGATTTAAAAAACCTGGACCCAGACGCCCCTCGCAGAGTAGAAGTTCTCCAGAGGATTTTCAATAAGACTAAGACCCTATTCATGGACTGGAAGGACATTGCAGGCAACAAAGAAGCCTTCAGAAGCGCATTTTCGGGGTACTTCAAAAACCCAGATTTCACCATCTCGCAGAAAATCTACAATAAGACTTGGGGCGGGTTAGCGTATAAAGAAGGGGTCACAGTTATTCGGTCAGCTCCAGGGTTTACCCCACAAGTAAAGAAAATCAAGGCCACTGCCGAAAAGCATTTATCCAGTGCCGCCCAAGGTAAAGAACTGCCACATACTATGGGTAAAGCTCCAGGGTCAGCCAGCAATAATACACTGGTGACATTAGTTCACGAACTAGGGCACCACGCCCACTTCAAAGCGAAAGAAGTTGGAATTCCCGATAGCTTCAAAAGAGTTAGCACGTACAGTAAAACAAATCAACTAGAGCACTATGCTGAGCTATTCTCAAGTTACATATTCGCTGGACCCAAAATGAAAAAACTTTTTCCAGCAGAATATGAACTGGTGGAGTCTGTTCTAAGGGAAGGGAACTTACTGAGATAAACTATGGATAGCATCGAAAAAGCCCAGGTCTTAATTCGTAAGGCACCTTCCGATAAAGAAAACTTCGATAAATATGCAAAAGCCCTGTCTGCCTTATCCGATTTAGAGAGAAAAAGAGGGGACATGGAATCATCTGAGTTTATCAAAAATGAACTAATGGAAGCCCTACTGGTAGCTACCCAATGAGAAGAGACACAAGATTTAATAGACCGCCCCGTGAAGACCTAGAAGGAAAACTACCTCCCAATACATTATCGGGCAATCAAGAAATGGGAATCTGGAACATGATGTTGCAATCTGATGACCCCTCAGAAGTTTGTAAATGGTATAGAAGCTACAGGGACAGCCCACACTGTGAAGTGCCTAAGGAAAAACTTAGGGCCATGAGGGACACCATGGTAAACGGTATGAGGGAAGCCAACAAGAAAGACCCTGCCAGGAGATTAGAAAAAAGAAAAGGTATCCATTACACGGATTACGAAAATGAATGGATTTTAAAACCTAGAGAAGGGGCTTGACATGGACAAAACTGAGGCTAAAATTAGAGACTTATACAGGATTCCTTGCGGCCCCATGGAAATTTCTGCCGATTCCGTATGTAGGAAAGGCTTGAAAGACTCTATGGATAAACTCCTAGATAGGTTAACTCATGAGATTCACCCCGTGGTTATTGATGATGCTGACAATGCCGACGGAAATCATGATGCTGACGGAAATCATGCTGAAAAGGAAGAAACCGACGATGAGAGAAAGGAACGTCTCATTAAAGAGGGTAAATTAAAGGCCGAAGTCAAGGCCACCATAAGGCAATATGAAGAGAAACTCCAAGGCAATAGCAAGTTATTGCAAGATATCTCTGGTAAAATTGAAAAGTGGTGACCCCACCGCCAGCACGATGGGTAATAATCATTGGTCTAAGTATGTCTCGGGGTACACTTTCAACATTTGCTGAAATAAGCCTAAAAACTGAAAGCTGAATGGACCAGGGCCCAACACCCCCAACACCCCCCCCCAACACTTAAACTCCCCAATACCGACCCCCTCAAACAAATGACGAATAGAATCAACGGCGATTTTGAACAGGATGCCATTGAAGCTTTCCGCGCAGCTTATGCAGCTCAATTGTCAAACCCTGAAGATCACGAAATTGACCCTATTAATGGGTTGCCAACTAACGTAGTCCATAATACCTCTCCCTGGATTCAGCATACCGGGCTTTGGAAGGCTAATGATGGTATGTCCCGTGACTTTAAACCCAACCAGCCATTCAATCCCGACGATTATTTTCCGGCTAGCCCAGACGATGGTGCCGGTGAAGTTGATGACGATGCCGAAGATGCCGATGATATTAAAGATTCAGATGAAAACTCAACATTCCTAACCGATGAAGAATTTGAACGCCTTTCTGAAGAGATTTGGGGTTCGGATGAGGGCGATTCTGACGATGACGCAGAAAGTGACTCTGACGACAACGACAACGAAACTCAATACGAAGAAGACCCTTATGGGGAGTCCGAAGTCGAAGGGGAAGAAGAACTAAATGAAGATGAAATTGATACCCTAATCGATGAGATCCTTAGCGAAGGTAGTGATGAAGACGGTAATGATGATGAGGACGACGATGATGATGAAGATGATGAAGATGAAGACGGGGAATACAACGACAAAGAGCAAATTGGGTAAATTTAAAGCATAAATACCCTAATTTCAATGGCAGTCCTAGGAAGAACAGAAGCTCAAATTAATGCCGCTAAGAGGGGCCAAATAGCTAGGCTAGGTGGCTCTGATTTGCCTAAATTAAAGAAAAAAAAGTGCAAGATGGGTAAATCTTGCGGGGCGTCCTGTATCCCTGGCTACCATGTTTGTATGGTTGATATCCCTTGGGCTTTAAACCCCGTGATTACTAAGGTTGCTAATCAGATATTGGCCCAACGTAAGTTACCACTAGTGGGCCCCCCCGCAGCAGAAGTCCAAGTAGCAAAACCGGTAGCGAAGGTTCCGGCGGCTAAGGCCCCCATGGCAAAGCCCGCAGCAGAAGTCCAAGTAGCAAAACCCACGGCTAAGGCCCCCGTAGTTAACCTCCCCGCAAAAGCTAAAGAAGTCTACGACGTAATAGACGCCCCTGGTTTCAAACTTAGGGACGTTGACGGTAGTAAAGCAGCTAAATCCATTGATTGGAACGCCGTAGGTAACCCTAATGCAGTTCAAATGGGTGAGGGCATGTTTGGAGCGTTCTTCAAAGTTCCGAACGGTGCGTTAGGTAGGAATGTAGGTATTAAGGCTGGGGAAATAGGTCTCCATGAAGCAGAAGCTCTCAAGATTGTCGGCAAAGCTAACATGGGACCTAAATTTATTGCTGCCCAGCACGGAGAGTTCGGGGCTGGAAAATACATGGTGGCCACAGGCAGAATCGCGATGGGGGTGGTACAAGGGACCCGGCTTGGCAAGTCCCCCAACGTCGTCAATGGCATAGAGACAAGGGACGCTTACTGGACAGCTAGGGCTAAAATTCACAGGTTGGGTGTAGCCCATAATGATACCCACGGTGGTAATACGATGATTGATAGTAAGGGTGTGGCAAGATTCGTTGACTTAGGGCTAGCCCAGGTTTCCCGTAAAGCAGCTCTTGCAGAGGCTTTAGGTGGTGCTAGTAGGACGGGGGCAGACTTTGAAGCTGAACGACAATTGGATGCCTATGGTAGGGGAAAAATTTTTAACTTAATTAGTTCAAATATCAGAACAGTAGTAGAAGCCATGAAAGCCGATAGTTTGTCAGATTCTGACGTTAGAAAATTTCAAAATACCAACATTAGGCAAAAAGATGAGTATTTCAATACCAACTCATCCTGGTCAAAAATCTCTGACATACAGGCTAAGAAATACATTGACCTTCTATATGATGGGGTCTGATGGCAAGTAAAATGTCTGAATCCGATAAAAAATACCAAAAATTAATGGGGGCTTATAAAGTCGCCCGCAGAGACCCTGCTGATTTAGGAAAGGCTCAAACCCTCCTTAAGGCAGCCCAAGAATTAAAGAGTTCAGGTAAAGTATCACCCGAAGTAATCGAAGGGATGCGCTATCTTTGAGAATTAACCAGTCAGCAAAGGGTAAATCTAAGTAGATTCGCTGTAGGGCAATGAAAGAATTCAACGAGAGGGCATTTTTAGTTAAAGCTTTGGTGGCTATTTTTGTAGCACAAATTGCCATGATAGGGTATGAAAATATATCGTGCCGCAATAACCTAAGGAAATCACCAAATGACTCCTACTCAGCTTTTTGCTTAGGAATATCCGATAGTTTCTCCGAAACTGCCAAATCCGCAGCCAATGTCTTTTTAGCGTTGCTAGTACCCGCTGCTGCTTTGGGAATGGCTGCCAGGGGGAGTTCCGGTAAGTCAAACAATAAGGACAATAGTTTAGATAGCAACTCAGATACAAATACCGAAGGCAAAGGGTAAAAGAAATAAGTTTCTAACTACTCTTATGCCTTACGGAGAACACATGGATTTCTCCTCTGTACTCTTGCCGGGTGTCGGGGGACAGTTAAATGCCAGTAATGCCATTTCTACTGATCAGTTGATGAAAAGGAATAAAATCGGCCGTAAATGGTCCCCCACTCCTGAAGGTGGCTTGTCGATGCACAAGGAGGCTATTCTAAAGGGCAATAAGGCCATCAGAGAACGGAGGGCCAACCTAGTCAATAGGGACTATGATAGCCACGCTGACGGAGCTGATGCCATGAAGGAAATCATGGGTCGCCGCAAAGCTAGAATGGATTCTTTCAAAGAACTTAAAAGAAAAGAATATAATTTTGCAGACGATACTGAACTGATGTCAATCCCCCAACCGTTCAAAGAAGGCGGATGCAAGTCTTGCCAATCGGGTAATTGTAAATGTAGCTCATGTAACGCGAAATCAGGCAATTCAGCAAAATTCAGGGAATGGGATGCTGAGTCCAGGGAAAAACTAAAGGCAGAAAAAACAAAGGGGGAATTCGCAGGCCCCGGAATGTCTTTCCCAATTGCCAGTCCCCAAGATGTCGCTGCTGCATGGTCATCCGTAGGTCGCACTGCTGATCCACGTAAAGTCATGGCTGCTATCATCCGCATCGCGATCAAAAACAAATGGGAATCTGGTTTACCGGAAACTGTCAGGCAAAGGCTTGAAAATGGTGGTAGTGGTTTACCGGATGGCAATTGATGGAATACGACTGGAACCGCCTACAAGGTCTTGGCTTTGATTTGCAGTTTGTAGAGATGGCCCTACCCGCCAGGTATAAAAAAGGATTGACCCCTAAGGAACAAACAATCGCCAAGGAAGAAGCCAAAGATACAATGCAAAAGGCTAAAGACCCTAGAGTATCACCCAAAGACCTATACAAAGATTGGGAATCTGACGATAAGTTCAGAAAAAGAAACAAAAAAATCCCTGAATCCCCCGCAACTAAAGCCTTCGATGATAAGTATTCAGAGGGGTCTAGCAAAGCACTAAAAGCAAAATCGGAAAAGTCTGGCATTTCTACTAGTATTCTGGGAGAAGTATACAGTAGGGGGATCGCAGCATGGCGTTCCGGCCACCGACCCGGAGTATCCCCGCAGCAATGGGCATTAGCCAGAGTGAATTCATTTATTACAGGAGTTGGTAAGGCTCGCCAGGCTGATAACGACCTTTGGAAAAAGCACTCTCAAACCAAATAATTTACCAAATTCTATGACCACTCTAACCAATATCAGACAAGGAGCCCCTGCTCCGCAACCTGCTCCTCAACCTGCCCCCCAAGCCCCAGTCAATTTCACTTTTACCGGCGATTCCGTGTTGTTCCTTGGGTTTGCCCTTTGGGCCCTTGTTACTAAGGTGATTGCCCCTAGGACTATAAATAAACTGGATGTCTTTCTAAATCATATCGAGAAAGAAAAGGAAATCAACACTTGTTTGGCTCAAATTGGTATCATAACTAATGCTTCTAGGGTTATTTTGTGTTCCTTCCATAATGGACAAGTTGATTTTACGGGGTACCACCTCCAAAAAATGTCCACCACCAATACCTACACAGCTAAAGATAGCGCTGCTATGGCTTCTCCGGTAAAGGATATTCAAATAGGCAGTTTCATAAGGGAAATTGAAGCCATGATTAAGGAAAATGATTGGTTGACTGTGAAATTTAGTGAGGAGTTGCCCCAAGCTTGTAAGGACTATCTGTCTAGGAATGGGATTGACTGTTTCTATAATAGGATGGTTAAAGTGGGTAATTTGCCAATTGGAATCTTGTCAGTTCAGTATGGTACTGAAGAGAGGAATAAATTTGATTTAACAATAAAAAGCAATAAGGACACATTGGAGGGCCTATACTTAGAGATTTCTGAAATTATGAGGACACGGTTCATTCAGCCATCACCGCTCCGGAAATTATTTAAATGGTGGCCTCGCTAGGTGACCCACGGTATTTTTTATGTTAATTGAGCCCCCTGGCATTGCATCCTTGTCGCGCACAGGGTAACATTAATTACTTCCTGAGATAAAATGACTATTTCTGAGTACGATTGGAAACGTCTCCAAGGTTTGGGCTTTGACTTGAATTTTGTGGAGAATGCTGCCAAAGGTGCTAAAGGTTCCAGGGCGACTAGATCTGGTGAAGCATCAGGGGGTCAAAAGCCCAACCTTACCCCAATGGATAAGATGGCCATTGCCCCTGGTATGGAAAAAGAACCCATCACAAAACCATCGACTTTTACCATGGGGGAAGGGGACGCTGATTTCGAACCTAATGGCGGTATGCTAATTGCCCAGTTAAAATCAATGCAGGATAGTATCGCCACTTCCTTAGGAATGATCACCCCCAATAGCAACTCAGACCCCTGGATAGCATCAAAAATTTCAGAAGCTTCCCACAGTTTAACAGCAATTGCAGACTATTTGAAACATGGAGAGAAAGAGTAATGCTTTACGGTAGTGCAAATTTCAGCGATGAAGCCCTAGAGGCATTCTATAACATGTTTGCTGAGCAGTTTGGGGAGACTTACGATAAGTCTAAAATGGCTTGTAATAAACCTCGCCCCACAAAACCTGGCGATGATAAAAGCCATGTGGTCAAATGGTGCCATGATGGTGAGGAAGAATTGAAAAAAATTTGGCCAAAAGGGCGCAGAAACCGCTGGGTCACCTAAAGAAGGTGAATCTGAACGCATGAAGATGAAGCGTAAAAAATTCAAAGCCCGTCACGCAAAAAATATTGCTAAAGGACCATCATCGTCTTCCTGGTGGTCGAATCGATTTAAATGGAATGAAGCCATGGACATTATGGCCAGAAAAAACATCGACTTCAATTAGGGTAAAAGAAAACATAATGGACTCTTAAAATGAGAAAAGATAAAATCTCAAAAGAAGCATACGATAAGGCGATCCAAGCTTATTCCCATAAGCCCACAGATTATGCCAAAGGTACCGTAATGGAGCCTACAGTAGTCCTGGGCCTTCGACCTAGTTATAGCGAGTATGGAGACCTTGGGAAAAAGCATACGGATTTAACCAGCCAAATAGAGTCCCTAAACGAGAAAATGAAAATCTCCCGTCAGAGGGGTGCGTTTCAATCCTTGCAAGAACAAATGAAGCAAGTTAAGGAACTAGTCAAGAAGCGCGAAGACATTGATGCCAAGATGGCTACCTTGGACCTAGCCAGAAAGAATACCGATGATCACCGAATCGCCACGGGTGAAGAATTGTCGTATTCCGAAAAGATAGACACAGTATCAAACCGAATCGCTAGACTAGAGACTTTACTAAACGGGGGCTGAGTCCGTGTTTGGTAAAGGGGATAGGTGTGATATAGGAAAATCATGCGGGTCAACATGTATAGCCCGACTAAAGGTTTGTAGGGTTGATTTTGGGGATGACATATCTAAATCTATTGACCGTATATCCGGGTCTATTGATGCTAGTTTCATCGATGATGCCAAGGAAAGTCTGGAAGACTACTTGGCGAGGGTGGAACCAAACACAAAAGCAAGCACAAAATCTGTACCCAAAGTAAATCAAGAGTCAATCAAGAAGCCAGGAAAAATAATTACTGGCAACACACAATGGGCCAGAGATGATGCTTCTGATTTTGACTCTAGTTTCAAGGTAGGCAGGGTCATTAATGGTACTAAGGATCAATTTGACTGGTCGGGGTCCCTAAGTAAAGGAACCAAATTAGGGGAAGGTGGGTTTGGTACTGTGCTCTTGATAAAGGGAAACCCGAGCTATGCCGTTAAACGTGGCCAGGTAAGTACAACGGAAGCGGAAATAACTCAAATCTTAGGGAAAGCCGGTCTAGGCCCTAAACTGATATATGGGGGAAATAGCCAAAGGCAAACCAAAGGCAGAGGGTGGTGTTTACATCATAAATGGTCGTATAGTTATGGGCCTGGTGCCAGGTGAGAGTTATGGTAACTTTAGTAAGTCTTCAGACAAAGTTGGAAAAACCACTATAGGGGACGCTTACTGGTTCCTGAGATCACGGATTCATAAACTCGGAATAGCCCACAATGATGCCCATAGAGATAATGTCTTAATCGATAAAAACGGTAAGTCCAGGTTTGTTGATATGGGCTTATCTCAGCAAAGCGTTAAAGCCGCGTTATCTGAAGCACTAGGGGTTTTTACTAATAAAGCGTTTTTGCCAAAAAGTTCGACTTTCGACCTTAGAAAAACCGATCCCTTGACTTCTGGGGACCATAGATCAAAAACAGACCCCCAAATGGGGACGTATAAAGGGTCAATCAAGAGAGATGCCCCTCAAAATCTATTAAAAATGAGAGATAATTTACCCAAAGTCTACGACGCGCTCAGGAGTCACGGCATCTCTAACAACGAAATTACCCAGATGATTGTGTCCCGGGTTGGGCAGCCCCTGAAGTCATACGAGAAAGGCCCATGGGCCAAGCTATCAAACAAGGACGCTGCCAAAGTTATCGACATTTTGTATGACGGAGTCAAAGACTACTCTAAGGATTAAGGGTAAGAATAGGGGCGCCTTTGCGCTCAAATAGAAAGCTCTTTAGCAATGACCAGAGAACAATCAGCAAACAAAATTATTTTCGCAAAATCCAGTCTCCTGGGTAAGCGTCCTACCAACCAACTGCAACCCGGCGAAATCGGTTTGAACACCAATAGCCAAGAACCGGGATTATTCTTTGGAACAACAGATGGAAGAGTAATTAAAGTTGGTCCTACGGCAGTTCTACCAGATGCCCCTACAAGCACCCCAGAGAGGGGTGAATCCTGGTTGAATACCGTTGACGGTACTTTGAATGTAGGCGATGCTGTAAGGTCATGGAGGTCTATCGCAGCGCCTTTTCTTGGGGGTAATGGTAACGTGGTATTTGTAGCCCCGGAATTTCAGTTCTCCTCGGATGCCATTGCCAATGATGGACAAGCATTGCCCTACCAGACATTAACAAGGGCTATCCTGGAGCTATCGAAAATTTATATCAGCAACGTACTGGCTGGTTTATCCCAGAAGAGTGAATCTAATAGGTACACAATCTTTTTGGCGTCGTCAAGATTCACTGCCAATAATGGCCCTGGGCAAAGCCTATCGGATTTTTCTCTTAACCTGTCAAATTATGGAACGGGAGATATTTCCACATCTGATTTAAGCAAATTTAACACTGAGAGCGGGTCCATTATAGTGCCATCCGGCATCTCTATTGTCGGCTTGGATTTGAGAAAGTGCGTAGTTTGCCCTTCATATGTACCATCATACCGTAATCATACTTTCCCCACTGCATTGGCAGGAGTTAATCAACCTGCAACTTCTATTTTTAAACTATCAGGCAACTCGTCCCTTTCCAACTTCTCAATTAATGACAAAGTAAACTACATCGAAGTGGTCGAAGTTACCAACCAGGATTCCTATGCGTTATTTAGATCTAAGAGGCCGCATGGGTTAGAATTGAATGATTTAGTTGACACCCAGTACTCGACTGGCATAGACCAAAGCACCGGATCCTTTTCTGCTGGTGAATACTATGCCATCCCCATAACAACATATACTTTTCAGTTATCCACAGAAAAGCAATTGCCATTTGGTGGGGCACCCAGTGTTGCATTTACATCAATTCCACTTAATGTTAATTCCAGGGCAGTAATTTTCAACTGTTCTCTCACCTTGAGGTCAGCCCACAGACTAAGAGTAGTTGAAGAGGCATCTAAAAATGACTTAGCCGAGTATTACACTAAGGTTCAAAGGGCTTTCCCTGTATTCTTCGGTGGTAAAGTCACTGACGGCAATTTATTGGTTAATTCAGGTGATTTTGTCATCGTGGGCCCCACAGATACGGCTTTCCCGAACAATATCAATTCAAATACTACAAAAAATTCATCCTCCTATGTCAATCAAGTAAATTTAAAGTCCGATTACGGAATGTGCTTTAATGATTTTAACGGATCTAACATCCTTGGGTTTAAGTCCGTCATTGTTAATTCTTGCACATCTGTCAGTTTACAAAATGACCCAACGGCATACGAGGTTTATACAACTCTAGAGTCTGAACAGAAGTGGTGGTCGTTAACTGAGTATACATATCTATCCAAGCCCCTATCGCAAAGGCCCGCATCTATAGTAGATGTTACCATTGAAGACCAACTTCAGGAATTAAACTCAGTACCCATTAATAACATACGCTATTACTACCAGAACCTGAAAACAGCTGATAATCTTAGCCTGGGGATAGTAGACATAGACACAGACTTTAGACATTTTGGGTTCAGAGTGAGGAACGGAGCCTATGCTCAACTACAATCTGTGTACACCGTTGGTCCAGCAATTGGTGTATGGTCACTAAATGGGGGAATCACCAGCCTAACTAACAGCACAAGTAACTTCGGGTCCGTAGCTTTTAAAGCTGAGGGTTTCCTTGGTATTAATACAATAAGTGGGGCACAAAATAACGCTCAAGGATTTGTCTTCGAGGGCATCCAGAGGCCCCTAGCTTTAACTATCGGTCAAGTTGAGAAGTCAGAAAACAAAAAGATTCTTTCTCTAGGATCCAGAGTAGTAAGCTCCTACATCGATCCAACTAATACCGAAATTCAGCTAGTCGAGTTGAGTGCGGATTTTGATCCACGGTATTTACTACCTTATTCTTTGAAGCCGGGCAGTGCAATTTGGGTGGAGACGGAGGAATGCACATACCGTGGTTTCCTGGCCACAGACGGTGGTCCCACAGTTAATACCGGTCAGGACGACCCAGCTAGATTTGCCCAGTTAAGAATTAGGTCATCAGATAGTACCATACCGACTGATGTTAATTTGATTCCCGTTTTAGGAGTACCCTATATTAGACGATTCCATGACCCACGTAGTGACATTGAGAAGTCCTACAGTATGGTGCTAAGTAATACATCATCTAATGCCATCTCCCCTCAAATAGGTGATGTTCTACGTCTCAACCAAAGCAGTCAGATTCTCGGGTCATCGAGTTTAAGGCCAAATGTCCAATTTGACCCAGGGGTACTGGGGGGATGGGGCCGCATATTTACTGTTGATGCAGTAGAGACTGGAATTTTAGGGTCCTCACCTCAGTTTAATTATTTGATTGGGGACGGTAATCAGGACATAGAATATTACGTTACAATAACAGCATCCGATTATGATAGGCCCTGGGTGCAGAATTATGACCCTGATAGCGGTAGTTATCTTACCTTTGATAACCCATCGGGAACCTACACCACATATGCCAATAGAAACTGGTATGCTGCGGAAAATAATTATTGGACTTCAGTTTACTATGGGGAAGCTAGTAACTTCCAGCCCACATCTGGCCCAGAGAAACTATCCCCAACATCAACCAATTCTCCATTTGTCGATACTAGTACCTTAGAAAGACAGGACTTGGTCAGTCAGACTTTCCAGGGGTCATATGCTGCTGATGAATACTCGTCCATTTATACAAATTCTACTTACTTCCGTGGGTCTACCAATCCTTACACCACCTACCCAGTTAATAATCAGTACGACGATGATGATGGGTCCGAGTCTCTTGGCATTTGCCTCAAGGACTCTATTACCGGGCCAGAAACTTTCCTAGTAAGCCCATTGGAAGTCATACAAACTGAACAATTACCCGGCCCCACACAAAGATACGGACCTGAAATAGTTGAATTTTCTGTCTTATCTGCCAGTGTTTTGCAGAACCCAAGGCAAACCGTTTCCATCGTTAGAATCGGAAATGACACCAATCATGAATTTGTCCGAGTAGTAGGCATCTCCGGGTCTATAATCAGGGCCATCAGACTTAACTCTGGTAATAGTTTCTACTTTACTTCCGGTACCATTCCAAATCCTTGGCCCATTCAAACTTCTGTTAGAGTTTGCAGCACTAATCCAATCCCTGAACCTGGGTTGTATGACCCCAATTGGTCCAACACCAAGAGGGCAATACTAAGGTTCTTTCAGATTATGGGGTATTCCTCGGAGTCTTTGCTGACTTATCTCCAACCTAAATATTGGGGAGAAAGGCTCTTGCGTATTGGGTCTCTACCGTTGACCCCTGAAGCCGGTGGATACGCTCTAACTACCAGCAGGTGGCCTGTAGAGTTCAATCAACCCTCTATAGTCATAGCTAATACCCATACGTGGGCATACACTGGGCACTATAACTATTCCCGTGGCTTACCTAAATTCCAAACAAATGACATCTCAAGAAAATTAGCGGCTGACTTTCAAGCAACTACTTTGTGGAGTGGCAGGTTGACAATTACGGGTGTTAACGATAAGGGTGAGATCATCATTTTTGGCCCCCAAAGACAGGCCCTCACAGCCAACTACTTCGAACAAATCAATCCTTCCGCAAACCCAATAAATCAACAGATTTACGAGCAACAGCCATTCGTGGAGTTTCCTGGGCAAGTTACCGTATATTCAGCGGATTCGATTACGTCTCTATTCAACGGTACAACAACAACCTTCACTTTAACTAAAGGTGGAGTACCTATTCCCCCATCTCAGCTTTCGGCTAACTCTATTTTTGCAATCCTGGGTGCTGTCACCCAAGTGCCCGGCAATAACTATACAGTTAATGGTAATCAAATAACCTTCAGTGAAGCCCCTTTACCGGGGGCAGTAAGTGACATCAGAATCATTACATCTGATGACGACAATAGAACCTTGCAAATGGTGCCCCTGAAGATTAAAGATGGTCAACAAATTGATGGCGTCAGGTTCTCCTTTACTCTGGTATCAAAAGATCCTACAATTAATTTGACCCCATTTGACATCAATGCCAATAATACTTTTGTATTCTTAGGTGGTACCGAGCAATTGCCTCTTACGACTGTTGGCCCCTTGGAGCCCTATTCCTACACCATGACCAGGCTTTCTGGTTCGGAGATGGAGATTACCTTCTCTGAGGCTCTTGCAGTTGGTACTATATTCGATGTTAGAACTGTTTGTACCTCCTCTTTCTGGGCTATTCAATCGGTTTACCCCGTTCAAGTATATTCTTTAAATTCAATCTCTAGTCAATTCAATGGTGTAAAAACCGAGTTTGACTTGACTTATGGATATTTTGATGTTGGGGAAACTTTGCCAAGACCCGTTAATGCTGCTTCGGTGAGTTCTCAGGGTATCATGGTGAGTTTAGGTGGGGCTATGCAGATACCTTATTTCCCAGGTGCGCCCGAAAGTGCCTACTCATACCGGGTGGAGGGATCTAAAATAATATTCACCGAAGGCCCCGCAGAAGGCACCACAATAAACATCAGGGTCATAACTAACGCTGAGTTTATAACTTGCCCGTCAGGTAAATATGGTGCTCCCTCGTTCTTGAAATGGGGTCCCAGCATTGTTCTAGAACTTGCTGATGGTGCTGGTATCATACAGTAAACACCCGGTGCGGGTAAAATAACCATACTAGATGAAAAAATCAGATGTTAACCAGAGCCCAATACATAGCTGGGGATGCAAGCCAGGGTGAGGTTCTTGAGGACCAAGTCCAAGGTGTTAAAGCAGGCGTAGGAGTTGAGATTTTACCTGATGGTACCATAAATTTCTCATCTGATTCGTCCGTGGGAGTTGTGAAGACCAATAGTCTTACGGCATTTAATTCATATAAATGGCCCAATTCCCCACTGGTCAATGGCCAACTAGTTTTTAGGAGTGGCAATAATTTATCCTGGGGCAGGGTCCCTGGCTTTGGCTTAGTGGAGGACGGTACTAACGCTTCTAACCTCAAAGCCGCATTGCCTATTTCCATTACTAACCCGGTTATCGGAACAAGCTTAGGGGGAGCCCCAGAAGGTGGTTTATATTGGAACAGTGAGAATGGTAATCTATTTATAAATTACGGTGGCAATTGGACCCAGACATCCTATGGCCCTGCTGACCTAAACGAAGCCCTTCTCACAGGAACTTATACTCTCTACGTGAACTCTCAAATCGGGAGTGATATCTATGTAACCGGAATTTACGACGGTACTGCAACACCAGTTGTCACCAACCAAATGACGCAGGCTGGCTACACTGCTCAAAAACCCTTCAAAACCCTCCAAAGAGCTGCGTTAGAAGTAGCTAGAATTCAAAATGGCCTAGGTCAGGATTCTCAGTCATTCGATCGTTTTGTGATTAAGTGTGCTGCAGGGGTTGCATTGATTGATAATGCCATTGGTAGCGCGTCCGTTTCAGCCTGGGTAAACGATACCATTCCGTCTGACGCCCAATTAAGGGCCATGAATAGCGTGAATTACCCCGGTGTTATTCTTCCTAGGGGCGTATCAGTCATCGGTGAAGATCTGAGGAAAACTGTGATCAGACCCCTATACGTCCCGCCAAAGACGGGGGATATTGATACCGATCGGGGGTCTATCCTAAGGATTACTGGTGGGGGATTCTTCTTTAACTTCACTTTCAAGGACCAGGAAGGTCTTTCCGATAGTCATCACCTCCTAGATTGTTTTTCGTTCGTTTCTGATACGGATTTGGACGATTACTATGCAAAAGTTCAGACAATTTTCGCTCAGTCCTACCCTGACGTTCCTGTCAATCCCGGGGAAACAGAGATTGTTGCACCTCAACCACCAGGCACTCCAGAACAAGATACAGATGGCATCATGGGGGCGTCTCCGTACATCTTCAACTGCTCTGTACGGTCGGCCTATGGTCTTTGCGGTATCAATGCTGACGGTAATGATGTGACTGGATTTAAATCCATGGTTACAGCTCAGTTTACTGGAGTTAGTTTGCAGAGGGACTTAAGCTGTTGGCAGAAGTATAATTCAGGCCCTAAAACTTGGACCAATACAATTGCCAATTACGACTCATATATTGCGTTAGATCCTAATAATGTTAGGATGGATCCTACGAAGAGAAGCTTCCACATTAAGGCCATCAATGAAGCGTTCATTCAGGAGGTTTCCGTATTTGCCATTGGCCAAGGCATACACCACTGGGTGAAATCTGGCGGTGAAATTTCTACAACAAACTCTAACAGTTCTTTTGGAGGTTGCGCTGCTTTGGCAGAGGGTTATAAAACAGACGCATTCCCTCAAGATACAAACTGGAACGTTGCCACAATAAACCTGGCAACAAACATGACGGATCAAACTACTGTAGTAAATAACATTTCTTTAGGGGTTGTAAGTGCCGGTGTAGCAAATAATGCCATTAACATCACTCTAGCTCAACCATTAATTGACTCGGAGGTTTACCCCGGTGTTCCACAGGTTCTTGCGTCTAAGAATTATACTTTTGCAAGTGGTAGTTACTTGTGGATTGAGAACTCAAGCGGACCCGATTGGAGGGCACCTTTATCCTCAGCGGCTTGGAGTTCCTCAAACCCTGAAAACATCCAAATTACCGTTCCAATGGGGAACCAGAGAGGGGATTTCCCGGGGGTTGACGGTGCCCCTAATTTGGTGGGCAGCAAGGTCTATGTCCGACGCCTTACAGATAGTCGCTCTTTGAGCCAAAGACGCTATAGTATTAATGCCACCAACACTGATAGCAACACTCGCACCCCCCTAAGAGACTATGTAATTCAAACTACTTTAGGTTCTGGTGGCGGTATCATAGGCTTGCTTCCTGATTCTGACATGGTGATTGTCAATAAATCGGGCCCCATCCCAATCGGAACTGACCCTGTTGTCAGGAAAGCCCAAGTTATTCTGGAAAGAGCGAACCCTTCTAATGTCTGGACTGCAGGTAATTACTACAGGCCAGGTGAAACAGTTAAATATCAAAATAAGCACTTCACATGTGTAGTTAAAAACTCGGACGCTGCTTTTGACACCGAAAAGTGGAGTCAGTCCTATGTTCATATGCGATCTGACTATAATGCTTACGACTTTTTCATCAACACAGCCCCCGTAATTTATTTCGATAATGATACAGATGGGAATCAACCCACTACAAATTGTGGCTATAATCTAACTACTTGTTGGTCCACTGACCCTAAGATTATTTCCCAGTACACCACGGCAACCGACTATAGGGGTGTTTACCAATTTTTAATTGGCATCGGCTTCACTGCCCCGCAAGTTACCAGCATTTTGCTGCCGGTACCAACTGCCTCCAGGGAATTAAACCCGGCTTCTAATGTGGATATGAAAGGCTATGTCCCTAATGGGGCAGCCAACTTATTGTCGAACTGGCCCATTGAGTTCAGGCGGCCATCAGTTTTACGCATGTTCGGCCATGCTTGGGAGTGGGCTGGTTTCTTAAACTATACGAAGGCTCTCCCCCGTTATCAAGGTGATTTGTCCCCACAAAACCAGTTCACATATTATTTCACTAATGAACTTGGTGGCCGAGTTTATGCAACCGGTTTCAACCAAGAAGGTTTCTTTGTAACACCTGCTGGACTGACTGACTTGAGCACGGGATCAACCATAGGAATTTCCGACATTGGAAATCCGTTCTCGGGGGTAGATTTGCCGACTTACTACCCGGCTTTGACCGTAGACTCTCTTAATGTGACAACCAACATGGAGTTTTCGTCTGGGTGTCAAATCGACGGGGCCCCAATTTTCTCACCAGAGTGGTATACGAATTTCAGATCTGCAACTGAAACCGATCAGGGCATTATCCGATTGTCCACTACCCAGGAATCTCAACAACTCCTGTCTACCGACACGGCTATCACCCCTTATAGTTTATCATATGCTGTTAGTTCTGCTATCAAGAGCGTTGTAAATTTAAGACTCAGCCTATCTGGATCCTCTCCTGTCCCAAGTAGCAACCAGCTTAATAGTACCAACCTTTACATTCACCCTTACAATGGTAGTGAAATAGCCCTATACAACACTACCGAACAAGTTTGGCAAATCGTGCCTTTCTCAGGGGTATTAACGAGAAGTTTAGCCCCTGCATCGTCTCCTGACACAGTTTACGATATCTATGTGTACAACGGAAATGCTTCTAACCCTTTGTTGGCCCCCAACCTTTTAGTCGATTTCGTGGCATGGGCGAACCCCCAGTCCCCCCCTTCACGGTCCAGCCAAAACGGTATTATTTGTAAATTAGGCGATCTTTCCAGAAGATTTGTCGGATTAGTCCGCACAACTACGGCTGGCACTTCGACGATGCGTCTCGGTGGGGCCATATACGATGTGAACTCTGCTGATTACCCAAGATTATACTTGGCTAACTATTATAACTTGTATGATGCTAGAGCTGTGTACTTTTTCGGCAGCAGTTGGAACTCGCCAACAGCGAATAATTGGGCGCTAGTGCCAGGTAGCGTCTACCCTGTGGCTCCCCGTATTAGCTTTATTCAAGCAGGAAATACCCTTGTAACATGTTTCCTAGACATATACAATAATTTTCAGTCACCGCCGAACGTGGCTACGGCATACGTTGCACCAGGGTTGGATTTAAATTTGGCTAATACTCCCTTTCCAGTAGATGATGCTTTTTACGGGGAGACCCAAGTTGATAACCAAACTACAGGATCCCAATGGGCAAGAGCACTAGACCCAGGTGCTCACGATTTGTATTATTTATACGCACAAATAGGAAACTCCATCATAAATGAACACCTAAATCACGGTATGATCTTAATAGCGAAAGTATGATTATATGTTACTTTGAAATTACAAAAACATTTAGACAAAAACACTGACCCCTTATAATGACCTTCACCCCTATTCAAATCCTCAGGAAGAGCACCCTCGGTGTTCGACCCGATCCAACCCTTCTGCTGCAGGGACAACCTGCCGTTAATACGAACATAGAACAGCCTGGTTTGTTTTTTGCAGACTCTGCTGGCACTGAACTTATAAAAATTGGCCCCACCGCAGTGGGTGAAAATCCCCCAACTCCGGACCCTTGCTTAGGTGAATCTTGGGTTCAACCAGACGGTGCTGATCCCGGTGTACCCATGCTCTGGTTGTTCGATGGAGAAGACTGGAGGGGCGTCCCCTTAACTGAGACTTATGTTGCCCCTGGTCCATGATTAAAAATCTAAGGACAAATCCTCAGGACCTTGTTTTGAAAATGAACCAATTAGGGACATGGGCGTGCAATAAGTTCCACATCCTTTGCTTCGGTTAGCACTAGCTAAGACCAATGCGTATTTGGCAGCACCCCTATGAAACTCTTGCCAATCTTTCCATAGTTGCTGGTCTTTAAACTTTTTAGCCGTGGGAGGGCCCACTAGGGGCACATCAGCATAAACCAAACCTCTAGAAGCCATGAAAGAGTCTGCAATTTCAGAGAAACTCAACAGAACGTGATCAACGTCTGTCTTGACCCCATTCCTAATGGTCTTTCCAGTTATCATGCAGGTAATTGGCAGTGAAATAGACGATCTAAATCCCTTTAACTGATCATTGACCGCTAGCCTCATTGATGCTCGAACGGCATTATAATGTTTCTCTTCCGGAGATGGGGCGGTTCCGATTTTTTTAGGTGGGTACAACATGTCTATCAGCTTTAGTTTGCCAACCGGCTGTTTGGTTGTCCCTCTTTCTAGGGAAATCATTTTAATTTTTCTTCCGCCAGCAATGTCGATGCTACGGATGTAAACTTCTACATCGTTCTCATTCGATAGCTTCATCCACTGTTCCGTCAGTCGGCATGAACGGAGAACAAAATCTTTCGGAACCCCAATCAAGCGGCTATTGGTCCTATGGTTATCAATGATCCTAGTTATTTTATCGGAATACTCACCTTTATTGAGGCCAAAAGTGGTTTTACCTATCGTCATGGTTTCTTGGTTTGCTAACAATACTTTTACCCCTTAGTCGTATGTGCTATAACTACTGTAGTGAGTGGTACTATGTCAAACTCCGTAATCCGACAAAGAACCGACCTTGAGTTCTTAAATGGGACCACCGTGGAATGCTCTGGTAGGGTGAAAGAATTCAAATGTCATGAGAAGAGGAAAGATCTTGATTCCATCTTACTTGTTAATCTCATTGTCACCCCAGTGCCATTTGGGGAATCTATAGCTATTGACCACATGTGGATACTTAAAAAGCAATTACAGCAAATAGGTAAGTTACCTAGCCAAAACGAACGAATAAGATTCACCGGGTTGGTCTACCCTTACAGAAGGATGGGGGGTAAATCAATTGATAGGGGATTATTTGGGTCAACTGATTACGGAATTCTACCAAAAGTTAATCATGAAAATCGAAATTAAAAACGGCTTCTCCAACGGCAAAGAATACTATGAGTTTGAGCTTTGGGATGGCCCCGAGGAAATAGAGCACGTAAGAGGTTTCTCTACGGATCTAATCAATGCTTTCACTAAGGTTTTAGAGTGGAGAGAGCGAATCGGCAGGGAGTACGAGGAAGAGCATTGACTTTCCATGGCAACTTGCTACAATAGCAATGAGTAAACCTCAAAAATGAAACCATCAGAAGAAAAACTAGCAGAGTTTAAGAAAAACTCAGAAAATTGGGCTAACGAGCGCCTAGGGGACAGAAAATCCCTAATCCTGGACGTTGAGACCACTGGCATCCTCAGCAAGGGCCCTGATACGGAAGTCGTGCAAATCTCTGTCGTCAACATGCAGGGTCGCCCAACCTTTTCTATGCTTGTGAAGCCGAGTAAGCCACTATCACAAGAGCTAATCGACATCCACGGAATCACCAATGAAATGGTTATGGATGCCCCGATTTTTCCGCAAATCGCCAAAATGCTGTCGTTTATCCTCGATGGCAAGCACCTTATTGCCTATAACGCGGATTTTGACTTGAAGCTTTTATGGCACCTGTACAAGAAGTACAATCTCGAACCCCCTAAGACTTCAGGAGTATCCTGTGCCATGGATAGATACTCGGAGTGGAGTGGTGAGTGGAGCGATAAGAAGGATGGATTTAAGTGGCAAAGGTTGCCAAATCTCTCAGCACTTCCGGCGCACGATGCCATGTCCGACTGTCTTTCCACCTTAAAAGTACTGGAATTAATGTCTGGTTTGTACGATCCGGCTAAAGCCAGCGCAGATGAAATTGATTTGAATTTTTGAATTTACTAATGGAAAATAACAATCCCTGGTTTATTGAGGGGTCTAGCAAGTCCCGTCTCGTTACCGTTACCCCCAATGCTGAGGAGCACATTGCATACATTGCGAGGGTGACAAGCAAAGATCAAAGCAACCCTAAAATCTCGGGTCTACTAAAGCATTGCGCTAAACATGGACATTGGAGTGTGTTTGAAAATGCGACAATGTCAGTCGAAGTCATCACCCCTCTGGCTATCTCAATTCAGGCACTAAGGCACCGGTCTTTTTGCTTTCAGCAATTTTCTGGGAGGTATGAAGATCAAGGTTTCATGGGGAACTACACCAATGGTCTCCCTACCTACAAGGACCTATTCTACATGCCCGAAGAAGCGAGAGTTCAGGATACCAAGAACCGGCAAAATAGTTTTGTCGCCGAAGATAATAGTCTAACTGACTTCATGTGGGCTGAGTTTGAGTTTGCTTACAAAGCTGCTATCACTGCTTACAATAATCTTCTTGATCGGGGTATCGCCAAAGAACTAGCACGTTTTGTTCTCCCTGAAGGTGTATATACCCGTCTCTATATCACCGGTAACGTTCGTTCTTTCATCCATTACATCAACGTAAGGGACGATCAAGGGGTAGCTCAGTGGGAACACGTAGAACTTGCCAGAGCTGTACGTTCGGTGTTTGCGACTCAATTCCCTACGATTTACGATTCGTTGTTTGATCCCCAAACAGGCAGCCTTCTCTACAAGGATAAGGAACACGATGAGCAAATTGCCAAGCTTAAGGGGGAAATCTCCATCCTGCACGAGGAAATTGAAGACCTCAAGTCCATAGTAACTACGCTTCAAAGTCAACTCTCAAATCAATGAACAATCAGATCGTAAAAGGATTTTGGAAAATCGCCGAAGATTATCCCACAACAGACAAAGACTACATCGTAGCATTCCCTGCCAATGACGGAACTTTCTCCATGGTAGATTGTGATGTGTGGGAATTCAGGTCCGGGGAATGGCTAAGCCTCCCAGACTCCAGATTCCAAGAGCAGGAAGTCGGACTTCCAACACACTACATTGATCTCCCCATGCCAAGATGACGGACAGGCCCAAACTCGAAAAAACTATCGTCTTAAAGACTTCCCCTAGCCCCCTTCTAGTCATTGACTTTAACGTCATGTGCTTTGCCGTTTTGGGTTGGTATGAATCAAAAATTGAAGGATCCTTCAGCAAAGAAGTCGAAAAGAAGCTGGTTCGTGGAGCTTGGGCACTTTTCGTAAATCGCGGTCCACAGTTCATGAAGAGACACCCTTACCGTATTGTGTTTGCTGCAGATTATCGCAATCCAGAAACAAATAACTACTGGAGGGACGATTTCATGAAAGAATCCGAAGTAGTTCAACAAGCATGGGTCGATTATGCGGCAGCTGGGGGAGTCGATGTCAAAGAACTTGCCACTCACTATAAAGGGACACGGAGTGAGAAATCAGATGCATTCTGGTTTGTCTACAATGAAGGTAGGAATTACTGCCAAATGTATTTTCCGTGGTTTTGGCGTCTTGGTTATGAAGCTGATGACATAGCAGGCAGTATCTGTAGGGCATCCCACAAGGGGGAACCCAACGACGTTATTCACAAACGCCAAATCTTGCTTCACACTGTTGATAGAGATTGGACTCAGTTGTGCGATGATAAGAACCAAATTTACTTCTCAAACACACGAGCATGTCGCCCCAATGAAAAAATCCAAGAGCAACTTAACGGGGAAATTGGCGTTGCTGAGTGGGCTAAACATAGGATGAAAGTTGACATTGGGCACCCTAGGGAACTAGCTAAACATAAAGCTGCTGCCGGTGACATGTGCGATAATGCTGTTAAGGGTAGCCCTATCGAGTTGTTTGACTTGTGTGAACCAAACCCTAAATGGAACATCGATGAGTTGCTATGGGACAAAGCTTTTTATTCCGAAATCAACAATCCTGAGCATAATACTAGGAACGACCATTACGACCAGGCAGTAAAGGCCTTTGCTAAGATTTGTTTGGAAATTCCGGTTTCTACTTGATTGGTGTCTGGTATTTGACATTGGGTATTTGACTCTTGGTATTTTGTTCTGGTAACCATGGGTAGGGGGGGTAAAACTCCTTTAGATAAACATCAATGAATGAATCCCGATTCAGCATACCTAGCAAAAGCACTCCCTATGGCTCGTCTTCTTTACGAAGCTAGTCGTGGGGATTTTGAATGCGTTCCTGAGACTTACTCTGAGCATTTTAGCCATTGCTTCCAGGATGGGGATGTATCGTTGCTGTCGGCTTTTTCTAAGTTTTCTATAGATGGTGAGTTAGAAAATTGGGAGCTAGATGAAGCCATCGAATTGCTAAGTAAAGTAGAGCCTGATTTTTGGCCTGATCCTGAATCCATAGAGCACCTTGACTTGGGTGGTATTTTTTCTAATGGACAAGAGGAATCATTAGACTTTGTTGAAGATAATTTGAGTTCGTCTGAAAGAGCCCAGAAGGTTCTGTCAGCGGTGATTTATAGTGTGTTTGGTGAGAAGGTGGATACGATAAGGGATAGGTCCGGGAATTTTCCGTCTCCAAAGAATAATTTCCTACAGGACGAGGACGGAACCTTTTCTGGTTCATTTAAATTTGATAAATACAAGTTCCTATTTGAGATCTTACCTACTGAGCAGGGCTGGGTGTGTACCTATAGGATGGACGAGAAATCGTTGGATTCCTTAGAAAAGAACACCGACATAAAAAATAAGAAGAAGGCGCCCCAACACCGAAAAGTACGCAATAGGGGGTGGTCCTGATGGCTAATTTTTCTGGTGGGGTGATCCCTACATTCCCCATTACGGCTAATGGGGCCATTAATAGCTTAGGGAATAGCATAGTTCAAACTTTAGGCGGGTCTGTTATTAACGTCGCATTGAATCAAGTAACTCCAGAGGAATGGAGACAGATTCTCGGGGTGGAGCCTACAGCATTCGATAATATTCTGCCATCAATCGAGAGGAGCGCTCTTTCTGCTGGGGGACAACTTTTCAATCAATTTTTGACTGATACTTTATCACCATCAGGGGAAGGGGGAGTTTTAGGGAATATTGGAATAAATTTAGCTCAGACTGCAGCTAGTAACGTATTTCAGAATCTATTGGGGGACATAAGTGGAGTAGCAGTAGGTAGCGGGAAATCCAGCAGGTGGTTTCCAGGCGCATCCAATGAACCAGTAGCTAATTATGGGTCTACAATTTTCACAAAGGGGTTAAATGGACCTGATGTAACTTTTTCTATTATACCAGCTCTTTCAGGGGCTGCTAGGGAATCTGCATCTTGGTTAGTTAATCCAAAATCAAAAGCAAGTTTAAATGCTAGGGAGGCCTTTGCTGAAACGTCAGGGGGTTATATAGCGGCATCAAATTTTGACACGGCTGCCGCTTTCTCTAAGGAGATGGATCTTGCCTTGTCTCTGCCTGATTTTAAAGGTAAGTTTTCCTTAGTAGGGAGTGAAGAATTTTTTAATTACTTGTCAGGTTCTGGGGGGTTACCTTTAGGGGATCTTTTTGCAAATTCTGACCTTAGTGTGTCTCTCGCGGAGTCACTCTCTGGTGGTTGGAATTTCATTTGTGCTCCGGAAAGTATCTCATGGAACAGTGAAGCCCAAGTCGAGCGTGTCCCTATGTTTGGTACTAATCAGCCGCCCGTTATCTCGGGGTCAAAAAGCATGAGAGACCTTACACTGTCAGATGCCCTTGTGGAGGGTTTTTCAAGGGGCAGGTCAGTTGAGGATAAAATTGCTAGATTAGAAAATTTAATGAATTTCGCCCTAGATACCAAAAACAAATACATTAAAGTCCCAGTCTATTACGTCCAGGCAAATAATAAACTGTATGGAAATGGGTTGAACGGTGCTGATGGCGGGTACTTTGTGATTAAGAGCGTTAATGTAAAGGAATTGATGAGGGATTTATCGGGAAGTACAACGAGGGCTACGGTTGACGTTTCATTTGTTCAGGTGCCACCTTATCAGGTTACTAGTGGCAGGGATCTTGCCAATATTGCGTTAATTGGGCGAACGTCGATTTTGCCTGCTGTGTCTGATGCTGTCTCTAAATTACTTTCCAGTAATAATGAAACTGCCCGACAGGTTGCGGGCGTACAAACACCGGCATCTAACCCAAATGTTAGGGGGGGTATAGACCCTCAGGATCAAAGACAAGGGGGAAATAGATGAGTAATACACAAAGACAATTTACCTTAATCGGGAATTTTACTGATAATATTACTCCCGAGTTAAACCGGATTAACAGTGCCTTAAACCAACTACGGACAAACTTCCAAACCCTGGGTCAAGCTGTGGCGCCACTGAATACTCAGATGGCTCAATTGACAACCAATAGTAGGAACTTCAACAACTCATTGTCGTCTAGGGCACCTCAACTAAGGGCAGCTACTACAGCAATGAATAGCTATACCAGGGCCCTCAATGCTGCCAATGCTGCTGCCCAAAGATTGAATCAGACTCAACGTAGCAGTGGTGGTGGTGGTTATGGTGGTGGTGGTCGCTCTACCGGGGGCGGTGGTGGATATGGTAGAAGGGGCTATGGCCGTGGTGGATATGGTGGTGATGGGTTCGCCTCACAGATCGTGGGCTACCAGATTGCCAACACAATTTCCGGGGCCATACTGAGCGGCTTCCAAATGGGTGTCAACCTAATGGAGAAACCCTTCCAGTATTTTGCAAGCGCATTTGGGGAACGAATTAAAGATGAAATGTCAGATATCCAGGCTGCTGGGGGTTTGTTTGCCATCAGTCAACGTAAGGGGCTGAACATGTTCCCAAACTTCTCTTCAGCAATGAGAGAACTGCAGAGAATTAACTACAAGCTCGCACAATCTGCTGCTGCTTTACCAGGGGCCACTGAAGATTACGTTAAGCAGGGGAAGTTGCTCTCTGACACGGTAATGACCGCAATGGGAAATGACCCAAAGGGGTTCACAAAATTGGGCCAGGAGTTTGGGGCTAAAGTTGGCGATAAGATGGATTCTTTGGGAGTTCTAATCCAGAAGTTAACAGAGAAGTCCGTATTGATTGGTATGGGCAACCCAACTAAATCACCTTTGGGAACCCCCCAGCTCATCGAACAATTGATTAATGCCCCGGCTATTGGTCCGAAGATGTTCCAAAAATATGTAGCCTTTAGGAACAACCCTATCTTTACAGGCGCATTCCAAGACCCGGAGATGCAGAAGAAACTAGCGGCCACAAAAGCAGGGGGGCCTGACCGGGTTAGAGTCGTCATGGAATTGCTTGACATGATCCTACCAAATGAGGTCATTCAGGCATATAAAAACTCGACAAGTGGTTTCCTCGAAGCGTTTAGATCTTCCTTCTTAGACCCGGAGGTAGGTCTATTTGGTCTTGGTAGAAAATTTGGTAAAATTGGCAAGTCAATTGATGAGTATGGTCGTTACCTAAATAAACAAGGGCAAGTGGTTAAAGATGCGGCACTAGCAGCAGAAGAAGACTATAGTTTATTTGAAATAATTTCTAAAATCATAAAGGGTTTCGGTTTGCCACTTAGTGAGTTGACGGCGATACTGCCCCAAATTTGGGACCCATTGAGGAGTATTGCTGAGTTGATGATGCCCATGATGAATGCGGCTCAAGATTTTTATAGGAACTTTATTTACTACACCAAGGGATTCGAAAATATTGCCAATAGTATGGGTTTAAATTCCCCCGCAGGGCAAGCAATTAAGAAGACGGCTGGTGCAAGAGGTTTTGTTCTGGCCTTAACTAATTTTATTAGGGTCCTCGACGATAAGTTTGGTTTAAAGGGATTCTACGGCGTCAGGGAAAAATTAATGAGGCCAAATGCGGATTTGGCGGGAATCACTAAAGACCTATTCGCAAAACTATTCCAGACAGATTTCCCCTATTTCATCGGTAAAACCATTGGCGGTGCCATTGGATCAACCATCAAAATGCTAGGCGACATTATGTCCGGAGCTACAAATATTGTGGCGACAGGGCCATTCGCCGAAGGTTTGGCTGAAGGTTGGAAAGCGACTAAAGGGTCTGAAGGAGTTAAGTTAGTATTTGAGTCCCTCTTTAAGGTAATTGGCAATACGATACAAACCTTGTTCCAAGCTGCCCCGATGCAAATGTCCATATTGGCAGCATTAACTGTCGGTATGCCCATCATTCAGCAGATTATTACTTTCGGATTGTTATCATTATTTGGTAGGCTTGGAACCTTTATTGAGAGGGGTTTGGGTGCAGCCCCTAGGTTAATGGCCAGGGCTTCGGCTACTGTCAGGGGTTTACCGGGGGTTATTTCCGGCGCACCACGGTCGGTTGGTTTGGGGTTGGCCCGGTCGGTATCAGGGTTAGCTATGGGGGGGGCTGCTAATATAGGGGGATTAGCTCGGGGTGTAGCGGCCACCAACATAGCTAAAATCGGAGAAACCTTCAGAGGGCTTTCAGGGAGACTCCTTTTATTTGGGGCTGCGTTGCAGACTATAATTTCTTTGTTTCAAGGGAAGAATGTATTTGACTCTTTGGCATCTGGCGCTGGTCCGGCGATTGGCGCTGCAATTGGGTCAGTGCTGTTGGGGTGGATTCCCATTGTAGGACCTTTGCTTGGTGCTGTATTAGGTGCTAAATTTGGGCAACTGTTGGAGAAACCACTGTCAGAAATTTTTAAGAACATTTGGGGTTCTTTCCAGGGGTTGATGAAATCTGTTGAGATCGTTTTTAAATTATTCGGAGATTTGAGTAGGGCTCTTGGTAAAGCAGTTCCTGGAATAAATGCTATGGGGATAGCCATGGCCCCTTTTACTTTGGCTTTCCAGGCACTAGAGATGGGACTCAAGGGGTTAGCTACCCTTTTGGCTTGGGTTAGAATGAAATTCAATCAGCCAGGGGCTTGGAAAGATTTTGATGAAGCCAAACGTGGGGAAATGTCAAGTAGGGCCAGAATCAATGCCTATAACGATAGTTTAAGGGGGTCTGGTGTCCTGAAATCAGGTATTACGGGGGCCCAAGCAGAAATTAATACCAAAAAGAACTTAGACATTTATAGAATTGTTGAACTGAAGGCTTACATAGAAGAAGCCAAGGCCATATTAGGTGGAAAACCAAGTGGCTCAACTACTTCTGCCACCGGGGGGCCGTCTCCAGCTCAAATAACTGCTGCCGCAACATCCAATGTCCAGACAGCAACAAACATAGCCAAAATCAACCCCAACACCGCCAGAACCGCAACTGAAACCGCCAGAACCGCAAAAAATACCCAAACATCCGCAACTACCTTAGGCAATCTAAAGTCGGCCCTCTTTGTAATTAGCAACAAGATGGATATTCTAAATAGTATGTTATTTGCTTTGGAGCAGATTAGCACCACCCTGAAGAATGAACAGGCTAGTAGTTCATCCCGTAGTCTAATGGGTCTGGATTTGCTGGCCGGATCATCTGGCACCATAGCAATGGGGTCATTGTCCCCCAAACTTAAAGCCCTATTATCGGTAATTAGATTTGCGGAAGGAACGTCCGGCCCAAGGGGCTATCAAACTTTATTTGGAGGAAGTATGTTTTCCGACATGTCTAGGCACCCAGACAAAGTTATAAGGTCGGGGGGGTACGCATCTGCTGCGGCTGGGGCTTACCAGATAATGCCAGACACATACAAGAGTTTAGGTGGTGGTCGCTTTACAGAAGTTGATCAAGATAGAATGGCTTTGCAATTAATAGCCCGCAGAGGTATAAATTTATCTTCATTTGATTTTTCTCCCTCATCCATTAATAAATTAGCACCGGAGTGGGCATCATTCCCAACTTTATCCGGTAAAAGCTATTATAATCAACCAGTGAAGTCCTATGACACACTGAAAAAAATGTATGACCAGTATCTACGGCAGTACACCCAACAGGACTTATCCGGCAAAGGTAGCGTGGCCATGGCCCCAGGTTCGTCAAATCCTGCGTTTTTCTCTACCCGCCAACAAGCAGAAGCCTGGGAGAAAAAAATGATGCCTGCCGGGGCTAAGGTAGCTACCTACACCATGAACTCCTCAGAGGGATTTGGAGGAATGAATATAAATGCCCCTATCACCATCTATCAACAACCGGGCCAAGACCCAGAAGAACTGGCAACTATTGTCGTAACGAGGCTTAGCATGGCAGTTGAACAAATGAGAAACCATTACGCATAACCAAGGGGGGGGATAAAATGGGCGGAGATTTACTGATACCACGCTGCGAAGTTTATTGGGGAGACGAGAATATCACCTTCTTTAAAGGCGCAGAGAAATGGCCAGGGTCTGATGGGCCGCAACCATTGGTTTATAATGTAAAAGTCAACATCCATGAGGAGGGCCAAACACCGTCAGGGTCCATGAGTTGGAATCCTAGCGCATTAGCCTATAGGGAATATGAGCGTCTCGTTAGGGATAAATATGATAAGACCATCGTCGTTAAGTACTACTATCCGAGTGGCCCTGCCATTGCGTTTTCCTTTGTGTGGGCTGGACAGACAGAGAGCTATGGGCGCAACATGGACATCACCGTTCGCCTTTACTCTGAGTTGGATGGCCTCTGTGAAGGTTACATAAAGAGCTTTGTCACTGTTGAAAATGGTGTAACCCTCCTTAGGGCATTAGATAGCGTTGAACAACTTTTTGGCATAAAAGAGGCACTTAATAGTCTCTACCCTAATAATACAACTCCTAAAACCTTAATTTCTTTCGCAGACAAAGTGGGTGAGGAGCTAGGAAAAGTTAAAGTCCTGTCAAATTACTCCGAAGGAACCACATTCTCCCAGTCGGTTGAAAATATTGTAGGACAGAATGGAAACATAGCTTTTTTCCACAATTTAATGAGCAGATTGCCATCGGGAAATAGTGGGTATGTGTCTAGTGATTTACCTGGAGTAGTTATATTTCCTCCGTATTCTTGGCTCGGTAAAAAATTAGAAAACGGTAAGTTAGTGGAAATGGGTTATACTAAAGACGACTACTCCAGGCTAGTTGGCTATAGACCACCTGGCCAGCGATCTTATACATACCCGGCTATACGGTTTGGATATTTCTTAGGGCCTGCTATGATAGACTCTATGACAAAAACTTCAGAATGGTCCCCCGGACAAAAAACCAGACGAAACACCAGGAGCACTAACCCCAAAGTTCAAAGATTTGATATAACACTGGGCGAAACTGGATTTACCTTTAAATCAACCCAAGACTTAAAAAATCAAGTAACACAAAACGCTAAAAACACAAACGGTGCAGGTGGAACCTTTGGCTCCATGTCTAGACCAGGAATGAGGTTAGAAGGTAATGAGGAGGGGGAATTTAAAAAGCACCTTCTACAAAGAGAACGAACTGCTAAACTTTCTGCAAATTTGTTTATGTGCCCTGCTTTGACTGGCATTAAACCATGCGACATAATATTTATTCCTGGGTTCTCTGGGGGGTCCATGGAAGATTGGATTGTTAACTCAGTTGAGTACGAACAAAGCGATGGCGGAGTGAATCTTTCTATCCAAGCCTCAAGGACGAATGGCCTCGGCACTTTTATGAACCCACAAATTGGTAAAAATTGGTTGGATGTTGCTGTTAATACCCTGGGGTTAGTTGGTAAGTATGGTTCTATAGAAAATTGGGTCAGGTATGCTTGGTCATTGGATGACGTATTTGCCTACGCTGCAACGGGTCCTGGTTCGTTTAAGTTGAATTCTCAGGAGGCAGCAACTGCCAAGTCCATATCTCAATCACAACCGACCACTCAACCGGCTCCCGCCCAACCAACCCTCAACCGGCCACCCAACCAACCCTCAACATTTTTAACCAACCCTCCCCCCAACCCCAACCCCAACCCTAACCTTGCTGCAAAACCCCTAGGTAGGGCCCTTACAGCAGCAGAACAAAGGGAGTTCAACTCGGCGGTCATACAATATCCAGGCAATAGCTCGTTAGTCAAAGTTTCAACAAAGTCGGATTTTTATCGGTACTTGACTTCCTATGGGCAGAAACCAAAAAGTGACTCAAATTCCGCATACGCTACTTTTGGCTTGGGGGGCATGGTAATTGCAAATCAGTGGTTTGAGTATTTTGTGGCAAACAGGCTCTTCTGATTAGGCCCGTTGACTTTCGGGGGCACCTTACTACAATAGAGATGAATGTGCCAAGCAATAGAGCATGGGACCACACATTCTACTCAAAGAACAAAATGGCCGTAACAACACTTAAAATCAATCCTCAACTCGACGACAAAAATCGCGCTCGCCTTGAGTCTAAAACCTACGTCAAGGCATACACCGACATCCCGAACAAAGCTCTCCCTGAGACATACCGTCTGGGCCTTGCCACTATCTTCAAAGCATTGACTGGCGAAGATTTTGACATGGAGTCCAACACATTTACTGTTCGTGCGGATGCAAACGGTGTATTCAAGCGCCTTTACTCTCCTACTGTCTTCTCTACGGAAGAAAGAGGACTAGTCATCCGTTGGGGTGATCGTGACATCCCCCTGCTAGTAAGCACAGATAAAATCACCACCGAAAACATCGGGAAGGGAACCAAACTTTCCTTCAAGGAAGAACAAATTGGCAAATACAAAGAACCTGCTCTCGCAGTTTCAGCAACCGCTGATGGTACCCTGTACACGCTGCCAATTCCCATCCGTTCCGCTGACTACGAAGATAAAATCTCAGTAGAACTACTGGATCTGCTCCTCGGTGAGAATCCCGAAGCAATTGCTGAAAAAGTCCAAATCGCAAGTGACCTCAGCAAGCGCGGTGAATCTCTCGGTACCGGCGAGCGCATGGTTGGACCTTTTCTTAAGGTAGCACATTTGCCCCTTGGTGAGTACAACGTAACGACTTACCGTGCCAAAGAAGGTGGTCAATACGGGACCAAGTACTTCATGCAAGTGCAAGTTTCCGAGCCCTTTGTTGCTCCGATTCGCACTCAAGTTGAAGGTGAATGGGTCACCGAAGAAAGGGAGGTCTCTGATTGGGCTATCGTTGAACCTAACAATGCCCTCAAGAAGACATTAGCTGCTGATCCAGTTATTACTCCTGACTCTCCTGCTGTGCTCAAAGTCACTGAGCATGGGGACTACAATGGCTTCCCAACCGCAAAATGCGTCCTGAGATGCCAAACATTCGTGGAAGACCCCGAAAGCTTCTCTCTCGCTTTCTGATCTCCACGAGGGAACTGACCCGGATTAAAACTAGCCCCGGCATCAACCGGGGTCTTTCTTTGTCCGACCACTAAACTACTTTAGAAACCAAATGCCAGACCCCTATTCAGGTGGTACAGGGAGTACCAAACAAGAAATCGCCATTTTCAATCAAGCCCAAGAATTGAAGAAGGCTAGGGTTTTTTCCTCAGAAAAAGACGAGGGGGAGAATCCAAAAGACTCCGAAGACAAGAAAGGTAAGAAGAAAAAAGAGCCTGTCAGGGTAAGTGAGTTGTATAATAAGGGTATTGCCCTACTAAAGGCGAAGGGTTACATCCTAGACCTCGTAGAAGGGGCACCCCACGTTAATCACCGGATCCTAAAACCTGCGGCCCCCCCGGAAGTCAAAGGGATTAAGTATCCCCATACCTTCAAACCACTTCAAGACATCACCGAAATGGCAGATTTTGAAGACATTGAGAAGGTGTTTTATCCTGGGTTGTGCGAAGATGAAGTTCGAACTTTCTGGGAGCCGCTACACCGTCCGAAACCAGGCGATAGCGATCTAGCTTCTTTTACGGCCCGTCTGTTGAAGATGCAAAAAATCAGCCAATCGAAAAATTTCTACCCAGAGTTTGATTTTGCCCATACGTTTGATCCGATGGCCAGGTTGGGGGGAACTGTTGTAACTAATCCCCGGATTTGGGTCCCGGACAGGGATTGGTTCGATCCTGTGCTTCGTCAGGTTAAATTGTCGGATGTATTTACGATTTTTCCAGAAGCTGAGTTAGAAATTCTCAAGCTAATTATTGGGAGGATTGGGGTAGGTAGATCTAATCACCTCCCACCAGGTAAGGACAAGGCAGTTCAACATACTGCCCGTATGGCAGGGGTTGTAGTTGGTAAGGACCCTGGACTTGGGAAATCCGAATGCTTTAACAGTATGACTGCTGCTTTTTCCAAATGCGGATTTTCGATCTGGACTTTTAAGTCCACTGAAGAACGATTTGGTGTTAAGTCCTTTGCGATGAGTGACATTGCGTAGACTTTTGCGCAAGTAAAACTTCGCTATTTGCTGGAAACCCCTAAGAGCCTCGGGTAGTTGGCTCAACACTAACTAATAATCCTAGAGGATGAAACAATGGGCAATCAGCAGCCAACTTCAATATGGTACCAACATGTTAAAGAGGCTCAACGACTAGGAGTTTACTCCGTACCCTCAAGTGAGGGGAAACGCGAAGCTCCCTATGAAAGTAGGGATGAAGATATAGTCTGCTCTACTGGGAAACCTGTAGCTGAGGGAAACCTCGGGTTGAACTGTAACGAAGTTTGACCGAACAATAGGATAAAGACGACACATCCTTATCTTCTCTTAAGAAATTCCTTTCTGCTGAGGAGACTAAGATTATGATTACGAATGGGTTAACTAGTAGCCCCCTAGGTCAGTAATGTCCTAGAGAAAACTTCTCTAAACGGGGAATACCCTTTGATACTTAAGGGCAACCTACCGTGCTAAGGTATCTTCAGAGTTTTCTGCTGTAAAGGCATGAAACCATGGGGATACGAAGCCTAACGACTATCTCGAAAGAGAGTAGGATCAAGCGATCCGAAACGGGAAGATTCCTAAGGGAATATGATATAGTCTGCTCTAAATGGTAACATTTAGCTGGGTTAAATCCCGGGACGGAATTAGCGAAACCGTTTGAACACATGGTATTACAAGTAGAAGACAAGTTCCAAACTTCAGAGCAAATCTGGCCAAAAACCGTCATGCTCCTGAACTCCAATGATTGGAATAGTAAGTTTGCTTATGACCTCGATCCGGGGATTAACTCTCTAGTTCCCCTGGGCGGTAACGCTCAGTAAAAAACACACTCTAAACGGGGGAACTCCTTGCTATAAGGACAATCCCGTGCTAAATGGAATTTATTCAATAGGTCTCAAGTATAGTTACCAGTTGGATAAATTACTAAACGCCGAACGGCTATCCCGAGAGGGAGTAGGGTCAAGTGACTCGAAACGAGTGTCCCCTTCCAACCTAAAGGAAACGAAGGGTGAAGATATAGTCTACTCTGAATGGTAACATTCAGCAGGGTAAACCCCTGGGGAAAGATTAACGACCTTTCTTTAATACAAGGTATTGACCGCATCAAGCTAATCAGCACATTCAGAGAATATGAGGTAGCAAAAAACAAGGAAAATCTGGAAGGCACCGTATCTGAAGGCACCCCTGACCTCAGGCCAAAGTCTCATATACCGTTCCTCGAAGAAAAACTAGGGGTAAGCAAAGATGCTTTGTATCTATGGTGCTTAAGGCTTTGTACTGATAGGTTCCTAGACATCATCAACGACGACTCCGATCCCACCATCAATCGCCTCCAAGTTGAAGTCCGTTATTGGACGACTCGGCAAAGAATTCGATTCAAGGCTGATGTTACCCAGGCCCTAGTCAATGCTATGGCGTTTGCTCATTTTATCCGCACAGGAAACATAGATGAAAGAATGCCAGAATTGACACCCAACGTCCTCTATGATTACTTAGAGAGCCTCTATTTTGTGGGGGTTGACCCCAGTTGCCAACACTTAATGCCTTTACTTAAAGATAACTGGTGCAATGTAGGTAGGCCATCTACTCACTACTATCAGGGATTCAGGGAGCTAAGGTGGGAATCAGTCAAGAAGTCAATTTCACTTGGCCGGGAAATGCTCTTTGATGAGACTACTGGCGCCAGGAAAGAAACTAAAGAAAAAACTTCCCTGATGATCATCAAGGAGATGATTGAAAAGTTAGTCCTTAGGGATGGCTTTAAAATTGGTGGCGAAGCTTCCTACATCATCGAAAACTGGGAAAACTGCCGCTATGCCCAAGAGGACCTAGTCCGCGAGGCAATCGGGCTATTGGGTGAAGTCGAAGGTGTCTACAAAAATAGGATCCTTGATCCCAAAGCTAAATGCCAAGACAAATGGATGGCAAACGAGGGCTATTCACCAGATAGGGCTGAAATTCTTAGGAAAGAAGCTTGCGAAAAAATGTTTGAAGCGAAGGGGGTAAAAGTATGAACTTACATACAAACGACCAGGATACTTTCGTGGACTCATTTACATACGAATGCCAAAAGCAACTAAGACTTAAAGAACAACTAGAATCGGAAGGTCTCAGTTGCATCGATGACCCCGCTAATCTTTACGATAAAGTCGGGACTGTACAAGAAGTAGAAACCTACTGCCAGCTCTATACCCCTAGACTCCTGGCTAAATTGTGTGTAAAGGGCATCGAAGACCTGGAACATGCATTTTTTCTGGTTCCAATTTGGCAGATTGTCAAGTATAACTACGTTATCCCACAACCCGGTGAGTATTTTTCTTCCAACTATATTGTTGGTGTCAGGAGAGTGAATGATAAAGTTTCGGGGCTATGCCTCGGATTCTTGCCTAGCTTGCGGTTACCTTTAACCTGATGTCCATTGGTGGTATCCCACAATGAAGGAACTATTTGAGTCTAACTTACCGGATACTCCAACACCGTTGAATTCAACAGGTGGCTATAAAAATGCTGCTGGTTCTTTTCCAATTGGTAAGAGTCTTCAAAGAAAGGTAAAATCCAGGGATGACCTAAGCCAACCAAAAGGTGACCTAAAGGAGGAATACCCCAAAGGCAACCAATCGGAAAAACCTAGACCCAACAACCCTCTAACAACAACGTCTGGCTCAGAAAACAACGCAGTTGACCGTTATTTCGGGGCATTCAGCATTGAATCCAAACGCCATGTTAGGGACCTGTTGGCTAAACACCCCCTATTCGGCAAAGAGGGTAACGTCAGACTCAATAGGACTGAAAACAACACCAGAGCCGTCCTTCACAATGACCCCATCAAAATCATCAACAATGGTGGAAGCATAACTTACGAAAAACCCTGAAACAAAATGACAAACAAACACATTGACCCGGCAATTTACCTCCAGAATTCTGTTCAGAAAAGGGGGAAATCCTCAGCAGACGGTGTCTACCTAACTCACATTGTGGTTACCACGTTGATTTCGGATGAACCTCAAGTAACTTTTGGAAATTTTGCAGCTAGTGATGACGCCATTAGTGATTTTAACCAATCGAGCCCCGAATGGAATGAAATCCTAGTTAGGTTAAGAAGGGATAAAAATGACATTATTCAATCCATCATCCACAGGGAAAGTCATTTACTAGAGTTCATTACGGAGGGCCACGACCTATCGCTTTGCGTCATTATTCCGTCTCTCCAAGTGAGTGATTTCGAAGGTGAAGTGAGATACTACCAGACTTTGCTTAAAAAAGTTGCACAATTTGCAGGAAGTACCCCTACTCAAGTTAGATTCACGATTGGGGTCGCTTGCATTTCATGGTCTGAGATGGTAGAATCTGGTGATGCGCAGGAGATTGATGTTGGGTTCTGATTGCCATCGGTTGCTATCGGTCTGACTGGGCTCGTGTTGACAGCTACGTGCCATCTGTGCTAAGGTCTCATCGTTAAACCAAGGGTTTGACACCAAAACAGTTACAATTTCGCTCCACACACCGTCTATGGATTTTAACTATTATCAAAATCGAGCCCGGGAAACCGCCATCTACCCCAATATGGGCTCAGAATTCACCTACCCTGCTCTTGGCCTCGTTGGTGAAGCTGGCGAAATCGCAAATAAACTTAAGAAGGTTATCCGGGATAATTCCGGCATTCTTTCAGACGAGGTCCGAAAATCTGTTTCTGATGAGCTTGGGGATGTGCTTTGGTATGTTGCCCAATTGGCCACAGAAATGGGAACCGATCTTAATGCAATCGCACAGCAAAACATTGACAAACTTGCATCTAGAAAGGAGAGAGGGGTCATCGCAGGAAGTGGAGATAACCGATGAGTGCCCCTGACCGTACTCCCAACAAAGTGGCAATTCCACCCAAAAATAGACCCGTACTAAAGGCATCTGATTGCTCCTTCCAAGAGATGAGAACCATCTCATGCTCCCTTCCTGACCTTGCTATTCTTCTATCCTACTTCCAAGTGGAATATGGTTTGGCACATACGGAATCCCTGTGGAATATCTATACAGAAATAGCAAATTGTGATGAAGAAGTCTTTACAACGAAGAAACACATTTGCAAACAATTCAGTGAAGCCTTAAGTGACTACCGAGAGATTGAATCATCAGAGCCCCCATCTTACAAAATGGGATCTCCGCTGGATTCAGCTAGCTGAAGACATTAAACTCTGGAGCAAAGACCCTTACAAAAAAGTCGGTTGCGTCTTGGTCAAGGAAAATCGCATAGTTTCTACTGGGTACAATGGCTTCCCAAATGGAATAGCAGATACTGCGATAAGGTTGAATGACAAGTATTTCAAAAATAATGTAATCATTCACGCTGAGAAAAATGCCATTGTATGGGCGGCCAAAGAAGGTGTGTCCACTGACGGCTGTTCGGCTTTCATCACTTTCCCGCCATGCAGCGGATGTGCTAGTGTGCTCATTGGTGCAGGGATCAAAAGAATCGTCTGCCCTAACTTGAACTCCTACCACGGAAGCTGGAAAGATAGCCTAACTACAGCAAGTGACATCCTCTATGAGGCCGGAATACCTGTTTTATACTATGAATCACTATGAATCCTGACGGAATTGTTAACCCCTTGGAATTAACTATGGGGCAAAAATTTGAACTAGAGAGGATGGGTAGAGTTATAGACTCCACTACTGATCTAAAAGTCCTTCAAGGTCTGTGCAAGCAATTGCTACAGGCATGGATGTCCCAGAAAGCAGCCACAGCTTGGGTAATGCGGGAGAATCTACCGGGTCCCCCTAACTATTCGTCAAATAACGATTGAAATTAAACGCAGTTATTCAAGGATCAGCTTGATTTGATTGCTGGGCAGGAGGACTCTAGGGGTTTAACCTATGCCCTAAATTGACACTAAAAGACCAAACACCAAGCAAAGAGAGAGAAAAATGGATTACACAATTGAAACCTTCCGCAAAGCCGTAAATGGTGATGAGAAGTCCATTGAGGAAACTATCGTTCAATTCACACCATTGGTTCACAAACTTGTGAATATGTATTTATTCATGGTGCCCAAACACATGGAGAAAGACCTTGTCCAAGAGGGGAGAATCGGCATCGTCAATGGCATCAGAACCTTTGATTTGAGCCGTAATGTAGTTCCCAAGACTTGGATGTTTTGGAAGGTCCGTGAGGCCATCCAGGGGGCTGCTAGGAAAGAAAACAAGCACCCTAAGTACACAGAAAGTATTGATGAAGTTGATGTCGGCTACGAGGGTGAAATAAACCCTAAAATCGATGTTCCACAAATTAAGAAAATTTTATTGGATCGTTACGGCGGACCCGATACGCAAGGGTTCAAAATCATTTGCTCGAAGTATGGCCTATTTAATCACACCAAGTTGACCCAATCCGAAATCGCAAAGGAGTTTGGAGTAACCAAACAAGCGGTAAGTAGCTGCGTGGCCAGGTTCACGACATCTTTCCGGAAGAAGCACCCTGAGCTTATCGATCTTTTTCGATGATAGGGTAAATTTACCTTAAATCCTACAAACCCCCTTGGGATAATGACCACAGTTATTGCCACTAAAGTTTTTGATAAAAACTGCGAAATTTGCAAGCATATGAGCAGACATGATAAGTCTGTTATCGAGGGCTTTCCAGAGATTGCTTATCAGGAAACGGACTTAGATGACATTATCAGTCATGGAAACGACCTAACAAAAATTAGAGTCTACCAGTGCCTAGAGAGACATGCAATCAATGCAGATTATACCATAGACCTGCCAGTTTATGTATTTCTAAGGAGTAATGGCAAATTCCTTGGGCACCATGTTGGTGCTGCTACTTTATCTGAATTTCGTGAAAAGGTCAAACAAATTTTAGCGGCAAAGGAGGTACCGTGAATTGGGAACACATGTTATTTGCTCTTTGTACGGGATTTCATTTTCCCGTTTGGACAACATACTAGCCATTCAGTTGGCTTTTGATAAAGCCGTAGCTACGATGGGTGCCACGGTCTTAAATAAATTTTCCCATAAATTCACACCCCAAGGTGTTACCATAGTGTACGCATTGGCTGAAAGCCATATATCTTGTCACACTTTCCCTGAAATGGGTTCTGTGGCGCTAGATTGCTATACTTGCGGCAGTATGGATCCTAAGTCAGGGATGCAAATTCTCATTGATTACTTCAAGCCCATAGAAATTAGATTACAGGAACTATCACGATGACTAAAAAAAAAAAAACAAAACTAGTAAAGAGAGCCTTAAAGAACCCTTCCCTCTATACAGAAGGGGAGCTGTCTTATTTTGCCAAATGGTTGCAGGAACATAAGAGAATGAAGGCCCTCAAGAAACGTGCCCAACTTGAAGATAGCACGCCCGAGAGCAACCCACCCGTTGACTTTCATTAAGGACTTGCTATAATGGCAGTGTTACTGACTAAGTGACTGACTGACTGACTAACCAACCAACAATGACAACCACAAAAGACGACCAAGGTGTCCTTAACCATTTTGCCATCGAACCCGAAATGACCCTAGTTGATGAAGGCTATAGGCCAATGGTTGCGTGGGATAAGGCCGGTGAAGCCCTAAATGGGAGATTGGCTATGATTGGAATTATCGCAGCTCTTGGCTCTTATGCTGTTACTGGGCAAATTATTCCCGGTATTTGGTGATTTCCACCTAGACGCATACCAAATCAAACTAATACCAACTCAAAATGGCAAAAGTCAAATCACTAACCAATCAACGGGAAATCGTCCCCTCTGAAAAGAAGACATACCAGGGAAACTCAAAAAGAACGAAATTCTCTGCAACCTCTGCTAACCCAAACCCTAAAAAGAAATATCGCGGGCAAGGTAAGTGATTTTACAACTTAACCCTGCGTTGCCTATGGAAACACCTAAAGGTAAGGGTTGGGCTCACTTCCTTATTGACTACTCACAGGAACATGATCTCCTCTGGGTAGTCTTTTTAGACGGTAATGGGGATTGCTGGACGTTTCCTAATCCACAAGTAAAAATCACAACAAATTTCTCTATCGGAAGAAATGACGTTCTTAACAATGACCCTGGCAGTAGCGTTAGGGAGTGTCCTCGGTAATTTATCGCTGATTTACATCCTCGGTAGAATTGCTATGTATGGGGAGTACAAGAAAAACAAACAAATCATCGAACAGCTTCAAAAAGCTCAAATTGAGCTTACCGAAGCGACAGTAAAAGAAAATGATCGGATGGCCAAGTATGCCAAACTCGAAGGTTATAGCAACTAACAGTTGACTATCCTTAAAACAAACAAATACCAAACAATTTCCATGACCAAATGACAGCATAGCACAATGCCTAGCATCAGAGAATACAGAGAACCCTACAAAATTAACGGAACCTTCGAGTTTCCTTACTTCTTCGAGCAATATCAGAAAGCACTTGGATCCGTGTGGCGCCCCGAGGAAGTTCCACTCGAAAGTGATATCCGGGATTGGCAGAGCGCCTCTCAAGATGAGAGAGAAATTGTTGGGGGAATCCTAAGGGGGTTCACCATTCTTGAGACGCACATCGGGGAATACTGGTCCAAGATCCCAGACTGGTTTCCTAAACATGAGATTGCAGCAGCAGCAAGAATGTTTTCCCTATCGGAAGTGGTCCATGCCCACGCATATAATCTCCTGTCAGACACACTTGGCCTAGATGAGTTCGAAGCCTTTCTTGGCGACCCTGTTGCCCAAAAGAAGATTAGTTTTTTCTTAGAAGACCGTAACATTAAAGAATCCCTTGCTATCTTCAGTGGTGCAGGTGAGGGGGTTTCATTATTTAGCAGCTTTTCTGTATTGCTTTCTCTTAATCTCCAGGGGAAATACAGAGGACTTTCTCAACTGATCTCCTGGTCAATTAACGACGAGCAACAGCATAGTGACACAGGCATTGAGCTTTTCAAGGCCCTTATAAAAGAAGACCCCTTGACTGAAGAAGAGGCGGATAACATCTTCAAGGGCTTTGAGGCTGTCATCAAGAACGAATTTGCCTTCATTGAGACAATCTTTGATGACCGCCACCTTGATACCATTGACCCAGAAAACCTAAGACAATACATTCTTTTCCGGGCCAATAATCGCCTCCGGGCACTGGGATTAGAACAAAAGTTAGACTTCAATAAAGAAAGAGCCAATGTAATAAGAAAGTGGTTCGAGCCTATCGCCGCTGGGGCCACCAATAATGATTTCTTTAGTCAGTCCAAGTCAGGAGATTCCTATGTGGCCAAACCCCTACAGGACTACTCCATGGTAAATCTAAAAACACTGGATTTGGAGCTAATCTAATGTGGCATTTAGTTTATCTGAGCTATGAGGGTAGCCATAATGGCCGAAATTACATAGGAAAACACAGCACTAACGACCTTTATGACCAGTATTTAGGGTCCTTCTCTGATAAAACTTTCAACCCTGACTCTAGGATTATTTTAGGAATATTTAACTCACCTGAAGCAGCAACTAAAGCAGAAATACAATGGCAGAACGTGTTTGAAGTTGTTTCTAACCCTGAGTTCGTCAACAGATCCTGCCAAACTTCTACCAAGTTTGACACCACTGGGCTTAAAGCCTATAACAAGGGTAGACCTAGAACAGAGAAAGAAAGACTAGCTATCTCCGAGGGGGTTAAAAAGGCTCTAAAAGAGATGGGGTTTGATAATAAAGGGGAAAAAAATCCCATGTACGGGCGTAGAGGGAAGGACCATCCCTCTTTTGGCAGGACACACAGCTCAGAAGCTAGGAGCAAAATGTCAGAATCTAGAAAAGGTAAACAAGCTTCAGACGAAGCCAAGCGTAAAATGTCTTTATCTAGAATGGGGAACCAGTACAAAAAAGGTAAAAAAGAGTCTGAAGAACTCCTTCGCAAAAGGTACCCCAACTATGCTATCGTTTCGGACAACTCCGGTAGGATTCGTGAGTGGTGGAGTCTTAACAAAAACAGAAAAAGTCCAAATGGTAGAATAGTTGGGCCTAAGGCCTGCAATTCAGAGTTAAATTTAAATCTAACTAGCTTACAAGCCTTGACAACTTTCCTGAACTCAATAAAATGACCAATACACCTCACCCCGAATGGATGTCTGAAGAGGCTTTGCACACATTGTCTGCAGGGTACTTACTACCTGGTGAGACACCTCGTGATATGATGACGAGATTGTCCTCAACAGCAGCCAAACTCAATCAAGATCCGACCCTAGAAGAAGATCTCTTTCACTGTTTGTGGAATGGTTTTATCGGACCTGCAAGTCCAGTTTGTTCCAACTTTGGTACCAATCGTGGGCAACCTATAAGTTGTTTTTCTATACATCTTACCGATAGTATATCCTCGATCTATTCCCATCTAAAGGAGGTGGCTTCTTTGAGTAAGAATGGTGGAGGAGTTGGTGTGTACTTTGGGGATGTGAGGCCCGCAGGAACTCCAATTTCTGGCGGTGGAAAGTCTACAGGCATAGTCCCTTGGGCTAGGCAATACGACTTATGCGCTTCAGTTGTCTCCCAAGGGGGTGTTCGTCGCGGATCCTTTGCGATGTATCTGCCCATATCACACCCCGACGTGCCAGAAATCCTTAGAGCAAAAGATCATGCTAACGGGGACTCTCGTCAAAAAATTGACAGTAACATAGCCCTAACGATCACAGACGAATGGATAGAATCCATGATCGCAGGTAACAAGGAAAAACAAGAGCTTTTTGGAGAGGTACTCAAGACAAGAATGATTTCAGGTAGCCCTTACCTTATCTTCATTGACAACGCCAACAATCAGAACCCTGCCTGTTACGTTGAGAGAGGGCTGACAGTGAAGACGAGTAATTTGTGTTCCGAAGTGTTTCTTCATACCGACGAAAACCATTCCTTTGTTTGTGTCCTTTCCTCTCTTAACTTATCGAAATACGACGAGTTTAAGGATTGGCGCTCCCCTGTTTCTGGCCGCTCAGTGCCTCAGATTGCTGTCCACCTTCTAGAATCCGTTGTTTCCGAGTTCATTCGCAAGGCTAAGGACAAAGTGGGGATGGGCCGTTCGGTCCGTTTCGCTGAGAAGTCTCGTGCATTGGGCTTAGGGGTCATGGGCCTGCATACCCTCTATCAGAAAAGAGGCTTACCCTTTAAGTCCCAAGAAGCCAGGGAACTTAATACCCAGGTTCACAAATGGATCCTCCAAGAGGCCGAAACTGCTTCAAGGGAGCTGGCAGTCAAGCTGGGGGAACCTGAGTGGTGTGTCGGTAGTGGGAAGCGCCATACACATTTGTTAGCCGTTGCTCCAACAAAAACAAATAGTGTTATTTGCGGAGCGGGGTCGGAAGGAATTGAACCCATTGCCTCGAACTATTTCGTAGCGAAGCAAGCCAAAGGTTCATATGTTCGGAAGAACCCTATTCTTGAGAGCCTACTTTGTAAAAAAGGGGTTGGGCCAGAAGTGTGGGACGAGATTCTGGAAGCCAGGGGCAGTGTTCAAGGACTTGCTTGCTTGACGGACAAGGAAAAAGAGGTGTTTAAGACAGCTCGGGAAGTTGATCAGTTTGAGCTTGTGAAACAAGCCGCTGATCGTCAACCCTTTATTTGCCAAGGGCAATCCCTAAACCTGTTTGTTGACCCCGAAGCTGATGCAGATTATATTATGCGTCTTCACCTGTCTGCTTGGAAAATGGGTCTCAAATCTCTTTATTACCTTAAGTCGAGTTCTCTTCTAACGAAGAAAAAGAAAGCCCCAGCTCTCATCGTTACCAAGGAAGGGTGCCCTTGGTGCGACAGCCTGAAACAAGAACTCTACCGCTGTGGTATTACTTATAAAGAGATGGACAAACAAGAGGCTATTGACAAGGGTTACTGGAACCACGACTGGAAAACCGTCCCTCAATTATGGCTTTACGATAAGCACATCGGGGGCTATACCGAGTACATGCAGTACAAAGAAGAAAACAGTGTCTTAAAGTTTAATCTGCCCACAGAAACCACCCCAGAATACACAGATTGCACAGCTTGCGAGGCTTAACCCATGACAAAAAAGAGGTACAAATCGTACCCTGGACTATCCAGAGACCAAAAGAAACTAGTCGAAGAGCATAGCTGGATTGCTGGTCGATTAGCTTTTGGAGCCAAGTGTTTAACAGGTGGCAATACAGGTTCTCTCACTAGGGAGGATCTAGAGTCCATAGCAAACTTTGCTCTTTGCGTAGCTGCTACCAGGTTTGACCCTGACAAACACGTTAAATTCAGCACCTACGCCTGGAAAAATGCCCGAGGATACATCCAACATGCTCTTCGAGATTATTCCAGGCTTGTGAAAACCCCCCGATGGATCGCCAAGTATCGCAATGAGGTCCTAGGGCTTTTACAGGAAAACATGAGCTACACCGACATAGCCAAAAAGTTAAACATTGACGAGGCTAGAGTCCTGGAATGCCAACTATCAGAAAACAACTACCACATCTCCTATGACTCTCAACCTGAAGACTGGGTAGATACCGACTTTGTTTATAGCCCAGATGAGGCTCGGACGCTGCTCTTATCAGATGATCTAGCTGAAGCTTTCAGTGTATTGTCAGACGAAGAGATGGATCTCATGGTTGATTACATCAGTGAGGCAGTCATGGGGGAAGACCAACACCACTGGGCATCAGAAAAATTTCAATCCCTTAAACAAATAGCCCATGGACTTCCAAAGGCCACAAATTGAATTACCCCTAGAAAAGGAACTAATTCCTTTCAAAATTAGGGAAAAAATTAATCTTCTATCCAGACAAGAGCTGGAAGAATACCTTGTTGAAAGTTCTTGTCTACTAATAAAGCTATCGGCTCAGACCACGGCCCTATTAGACTACATAGAGGAACTAGAGGGTAAAATTTTGGAAATTCGGTAGTTAAAAATGCCAGTCAATCCAGACGATAAAAATTGCGTCAGGGATGAAATGCGCCGGTTCAAAGCTGGCAAACTTCATTCTGGTTTTGGCAAAGCTGGCAAGGCTGGCCCAGTGGTAGAAAATCCTAAGCAAGCAATTGCGATTTCATTATCTGCTTGCAAAAGGGGCGACTATGCTGAGGCCTTACAATCAATTGGATTCTCCCAGGAATCTGCAAATAGGGTTTCTAAGATGTTGGAGTCCGGTGCATGGGATAGGCAATTCGATAAGGGCAGTACCGGTGGGGAAACCCCCAAAGAAAACAAAACTACCAGAGCCCAAGGTTTATCAACCATGGATATTGATAATAAGCCAGGGAAACAAAAAGGTAGTCAAGGCAAACTAAAAGAAAATGAGTCCGGTAAATTGCCGCCTTTAGCTACCCCTAGCGAAAATCCACAACCTGGCCCTAGATCTCTGCAATTAAAGGGTTTGCGTTCATTTGAAGAACCACCACAGGGGTTGACTACTGGCAAGGTATGGCCACCAAGGAAGCCAAGGGAAGACTCTAAAGTGCCCACAGCACAACCAAAGGTAGACTCCCAAGAAGAAATGCCAAAGAACCCTAAACCTGAGCAGTCTGAGACGCAGATGGCCCAAAATAATCGAAATAAATGTACCCCATCTGGGGAGCAAGGGGCAGGACCAGGGTTGACGTAGTTAGGTCTGGATGTGATGAGGCGGGTAAAATAGCAATAGATACCCGAAACAAGATGCCCCAATTCACTGCAGAGAAATTCTTAGATTTTGTCAATAACCGTAGAACAGACAACCCCCTTCAAGAAAGTGCCTTTTTGGATTTTGCCAAGGCGGTTTTTGCTAAACAACCCGAACTATTTACAGATGAGGCTAGTTGGGTAAGGAAATATCGTACACCCTACAAACCACCAACTCCCACTAGGCCACCAACCCCAAAGCAGTATGTTTCCAAAGAGTCTCTGGCATATATTTGGCAATGTGCCCCAAGCTTGATTTTAGATTCTGAAGTAACCGAACTTAATAGATGTCTAGAAGAATTTGCAATCACAACTCCGCAAAGAATTCGTCATTTCCTTAGTCAAACTGCGCATGAATCTGGTGGTGGTCGCTGGAAGAAAGAGTTGGCTTCGGGTTGGGATTACGAAGGTAGGAAAGATCTGGGAAATACCCAACCGGGGGATGGCCCCCGCTTCAAAGGTGCCGGTTACATTCAGCTTACAGGTAGAGCAAACTATCAGGACTTTGCCAATTTTATCAAAGATCCACAAGTTATGCAAGGGGCTAATTATGTAGCTGATAAGTATCCATTTTCCTCGGCAGGTTTTTGGTGGTTTAACAATGGGATGAATGCCCTATGTGATAAGAATCCCACCGTAGAACAAGTTACCCGCAGAGTAAATGGTGGTTATAATGGGTTGGAAGACCGCAGGATGTACTTCAATAGAAGTCTCAATGTTATTAAGTGATGCCCATAGAATAGTAGGTAGGTCAAATGTCAAAAAGAGAATGGGATAACCCAATAAGGGGCCCGTGGAACCCAGTAATTCATAGCTTGCTTAAAGCCATTGATAACGGGGCTGTTCTGGGACACAAACCCCGTCCTTGAGGACGGCTTTTCCTGAGACTCCACATACTCCCTGAGACGCTCGATGGGCGCCCCGCCAGCAGATGCACATGGTCTGCTTCGCCGTTCAGCTCAAGCAGCTGGAAGCCCATCCGCTCGGCAATGCCCAGGCAGACCTCGTGCATCCGATCCAATGCCGCCCCGCTCAGCGCCTTGCGCCGATACTTGACCACAAAGACCAAATGAACGACAAGCCGAGAAACGCTGTGCCTTCCTCGCCTAAGCGGTGGTTGCGCCATTGCACCCCAAGTTTGGTATGGTGGTTGGTATGAAGCAACGCTACCGCTTCCGGCTCTACCCCCACCCGCATCAGCAGGTGGCGCTGGCTCGTGCGTTCGGCTGCGCCCGTGTGGTATGGAACGACGCCCTGGCCAAGAGCCGTGAGCTGTATGCCGCTGGGCAAAAGACCAGCTACCCCGTCCTGGCCAAGCTCTGCATCACGCAGGCCAAGCAGACGCCAGAGCGGCAGTGGCTGGCGGAGCCCAGCAATGTGGTGCTGCAGCAGTCCGTGCGCAACCTCGATCAGGCGTACCGCAACTGGTGGGCCAGCCTGAAAGGCAAGCGCAAGGGCGCGAAGGTCAAGCCGCCACGCTTCAAAAAGCGCCGTGGTGCGCAGTCCGTTTGCTTCATGTCCCATGTGTTCCGCACAGGGGGGAGGACGCTGACGCTCAGCAAGATCGGCCCGGTGCCGATTGAGTGGAGCCGGGATCTGCCTTCGGATCCGAGCAGCGTCACCGTCATCCGCGATGCAAGTGGGCGATTCTTCGCCAGCTTCGTTGTGGATATTGAGCCGACTCCTTTGCCAGCGAATGGCAGGGCGGTTGGCATCGACCTAGGCTTGGTATCCCTCGCCGTCACTTCTGACGGTGAAAAGCTCGCCCCGCCGAAGTTCCTGCGCTCTGCGCTCAAGCGACTGCGGCGGCTACAGCGCAACCTGAAGCACAAGCAACGGGGTTCCAACCGCTTGGTAATCGCCAGGCGCAAGGTGGCCAAGCTGCACGCCAAGGTTGGCGATCGGCGCCTCGACTATCAGCATCAGCTTTCGACCCGCCTCATCCGTGAGAACCAAACGGTGGTGCTGGAAGACCTGAATGTGTCGGGGATGCTGAAGAACAGGAAGCTGGCCCGCTCGATTGCCGATGCAGGCTGGCGTCAGCTGCGGATCCTGCTGGAGTCCAAGGCTGAGCAGTACGGGCGTGAAGTGGTGGTCATCAACCGATGGCCCCCCACCAGCCAGGTGTGCTCAACCTGCGGGCATCACGACGGCAAGAAGGATCTTTCGATTCGGGAGTGGCAGTGCCCGAGCTGCGGAACGGTCCACGACCGTGACATCAACGCTGCCTTGAACATTCTCGCCGCCGGACTGGCGGAGGGTCGAAACGGGCGTGGAGCCACGCATCAGTCCACCGCTTTGGTGGCAGCAGGCTGTGAAGCGCCAACCCACCCGATCGCTGAGGCATCCCCATGCGCAGCGTAGAAGGAATCTCCGCCGTTCACGGCGGGGAGGAAGTCAAAACCACATGATGCTTTACTTGAAAACTAAACAACATTGGCATCTTCAAAAGGCCCAAGATCTTCGCGTATATGTCAAAGACCTTAAGGATTTCATCAAATCCGAAGAAGACCGAGAGGAAGGTTGACAAAGGCAGCGACCACGGGGTATAATAGGTGTATGCGGCTTAACAGCCTGATAACTCAAAACTCCCCCATAACAAATGGCATCTCAACTAAGCAACGACGACAAATACCAAAAGCTCATGGAGCGTTACAAAAAGTTACGCAGAGACCCTGCCAAGCGGGTTGAATCCCTTAGGGCCCTAGACGCTGCTCAAAAGATGGATATTGATGGGTTGGTATCTGAGGATGTAGTCACTGCTTGGCAATATCTGGGTTAAAGGCACCGCGTGGTAAATGGTGAAGGACAATTCAACTTTGCGGCACCCTCCGGCAATGCGCCATCGAGTTCTGAGATTCTGAAGTCCAAATCAAATGCTGTCGGGGGTGGTCGTAAAAGGTGCTCTATCGGTAAAAGCTGCTCAGCAACTTGTATCGAAGGGGTGAAGACTTGTCTTATCGAGTTGCCTGATGTTGTTGTGGGTTCTCTGATAAAAGTAAGGGACAGGATTTTTGGTGTTACCAAACCAGTTGCCTTTACCCCTGTCCAAAATCCCCCAATTAAGAACCCCCCTACGGGAAAGAATTCACCACCAATAAATAAGCAAACTCAAGACAAAGAACACAACTTGGGACTATTTTTTGGCCAAGCCATTCAAAGGTTTCGCACCCTTATAGGCAGAATAAATGCTGCCAAGAAACTAAAGAATCAACCAGTTCCTAAGACCCCTAAAGAAACTGTGGCACGGACTCGGCCCTCAGCCCCAATGACTACCCATAAGAATGGTGATATCCCTGCAGATAAGGTAAGAAAAGTCAGAGAAGCCGCCAGTAAGTTATTAGACAAAATGAAAAGGCTAGGCCCCGAAGGCACTATAAGCATTGATGGCTCAGAGAAAGCAGATAAGGTAAAGTGGAGCGCAGTTGAAGGATCAGGCTCCCGGGTATTGGGTGCAGGGGGCTATGGAGCATTCCTGAAGATACCCACGAAGAAGTTACTTGGATACTCGGATGGAATGCCTAATGAAATTGGCGTTAAGGTTGGGGATATCGGTAGAACTGAGGCTACCTTAATTAAAAAACTGGGGGAAGTCGGTTTGGGCCCCAAATTAATAGCCTCCAGATTCGTAAAGAATGCCCATAGCAACATGGATAACGGTACCATCCACAAAGGTATGATTGCTATGGAAGTTGTTCCAGGAGTCCCCCTTTACAAGGCCCCTCAAAAGATCAATGGCATTGACAAAGATGACGCTTACAATATCACTATGGGAAAATTGCATAAACTAGGGTATGCCCACAATGATGCTAAGGGCGATAATTTAATTATTGATGATAAGGGGGTGGCCAGGTTTGTTGATTTGGGGTTATCTCAGAAAAACTGGAAAGCAGCCTTATCTGAAGCTTTAGGTGGATGGACAGGGACTAACTTCGCGATGACAAATTACCCGACAGGCAAACAAGCTGATGTGTTGGAAAGGAATTTCAATAAAGTGATGACAGAAATGGAAAAAGACGGACTGACGAAGAGTGAGGCTAAAGATATAGCAACATTCGGCATTCAACATTCGGCAGAATCATTTAGAAGGGGGGTATGGGAGAAAGTCAGCAATCAGAACGCACGTAAGTATATCAATATGTATTATGAAGGAGTCTAATAGGGGTATGGCGTTTCAAGGGTCAATGACAGGAGCAGTCCCTGCTCAAATGGGCTAAGTCCCAAGGATTTCGCTATAGCAGCCCAACAACAACTGGACTTTTACACCCGGCATCTATTCCCCATGTTTTATCCAAACTAACCGCAACAAGGGTAAAACTAGACAGTGCCCCCATCTAGTTCGCAATGACGGTGATCGTCTTCCCAGATAGCCCCACCAATGGGCAATTATTCCCGGAAATCCCCGTCCCCGGCGTTAATCAATACAAGTGGAACGCTGCAGCTTTGACATGGGAAATTGTTCCCCAAGGCGGCGGTGATGAAACTCTGGTGACCATCGACCCCAATGTTGGTCTTACCTTAACTGGTCAAAACCTGTCAACGCAATATAATACCTTAGTCCCCGATACGGAACAAAGTGTCCCTGTCGGGGGTGCAATCGCTCAGCCCGCATCTGTGTGGAAGACGAGAAACCTTGTCCAGGTTTTAGATGCGATTTTATTCCCCACTTTGCAACCAACATACACAATCCCCACAATTTCCCTTTCCTTTTCTCAATCCGGCATCAAAGAGATCGGGTCTACACTTTCTCAGGTACTAACAGTCACTGGAATCAAAAACGACGCAGGAGCCTTCGGATCTTTAACCCTTAGGAAAGATGGCTCTACGATAAGCAACGTTTCTAGTCCATCGGGTTCCCCACACGCGAATGTACCGGACCAATTCGGCTACACTAACCCGAACAACCCGAACTTTTCGTACCCCCACAATTACACCGATAACCTAACCGTGACGGCAGGCACAACAACATGGGATGGTACTGGCGGTTTCGCATCGGGCCTAGCAAAGAAAACTAATAAAGGGTCTACCGATGCTCGCCCCCCAGCATTACTATCCGCCAATGCCCCCCAATCCTCTGGCGCTCTAACTTCGAGTTCGGCATCTATTAACGGTATCTACCCTTACTTCTGGGGTAAATCCTCGGCAGCACCATCCGCAGAGTCAATCGCAACCAGTATCGAAGCGGGCACGACTACGAAAGTCCTTGCTTCGGCAAGCGGGACGATTGGTGCTACATTTGACGCTTCAGCAGAATATATTTGGTTCGCTCATCCTGCGGCAGATACCACAAAGACAAAGTGGTTTAATACCCCCTTAAACCAAGGGTCGATTGGTGCCGGAAATTTCATCCTTCCCCCGAACACCCGAGCTGTTAATTCCCCGAATGGGTATTGGTCCGGCATCAACTATAAAATTTATATCAGTGACTACGCTACGAATACAAGCGGCACTATACAACTACTCAATTCTTAATATGCCCTTCATACTAAATCCATATTGGACAAGCCCATCACCCACTATAGATGTGGCATTCGGGTTCACTACGGCCCCTGTCGTAAACGTAAGCGAACGTGAAGTGGCGGATGGACCCTATATTCTAGGATACCATTTCACTACGGACTTTAACCGACAACTTACTCGTATTGGGATATACAAGCCGACGCAGGCTGACCCTACCGCAATGCCCCGAATCAACCAACCGTCTACCTTAGATCATTCAGTGGGAATATGGGACTTTACTAGTCCCGGGCTTCCTGTTCTCATTTGGCAGCAGGATTTCCTAGCCTCAGCTACTTGCATTGCAGATGCCGCCCCAACCGTAGCGCCGTATTACTGCTGGTTTGACATTACCAATGGCCCAGAGCTTGATGCGAATGTTGACTATGTTGTGGCGGCTACCTGGGATGAACTTTCCCCAGTAAAAGTTCCAACTGCAAACGTATCCGTTATTGCCAGCGGCTTTAAGTTGAATACAACAGCCTCCACGCAGCAAGGTGCGGTGCCTAGTATGCTCATTGACCTTAGTAGCGAGTCATACTACGCGCCAGAGGAAAGCTCTTTTCTATTAGAAAAAGGTTTTTACACTATAAACATGGAGTTTCAGAGAATATGAGGGTACGTCTTGTGCCCATGTGCCCCCACCTAACTCAAACCAGCAAAGCGGGTAGAATTTATTGTAATGCATTTTCAATATTCGGTGGAAAGCTCGCCAAGTTGCGTAAAAGCAAAAGCTTGACTCGATTAAGTAACTAGAACCCTTGATTAGATACCAGAATGGCAATCAATCTAAATGATAACCTAATTGTTCAAGCTCCTAAGGCAACTGACGAACGCTATGGTCCTTATGACAGCACGGCTGAAGCGTTATCGGCCATTGAGCCCATTATTCGCTACCAGGGTTTAACTGCGGGGGTGTACATTTCAGGGCAACTTACGGAGTATTGGTTTTGGAACGGAATTTTAGATACTGACTTCGTTGAAAAGACAGGGGGATCAGGTATAATTGGGTCAATTTCAGATCTTCAAACCGCCCCAACGTCGGGGATGGTGTTTGTTAAAAGGTTTTATGTTTCCTATCAGGAAGCGGTATTGATCTTAACATCTCCATACGAAACCACACGGGGAAGCGGATGGTTTCAGTGGGAAGCAGACACCCCTAAATCACTTCACGATGGCGGAACTTTCATAAGTCCCACGGTTCCGTACAATGGGACCAGGGCAAATCTTGAGAATTTTCTTAACGGGGTTGGTGAGACTGCCCCCGGCACTAATGGAGTGTGGAGAAGGGTATGGGATGACTTTATTTCTGCTGATTTTTTCGGCTGTGTTGGTAACAGAATTGCCGACGACTACCCATCAATACAAAAAGCCCTGGACGTAGTTTACAACATAAACAGCGTAGCAACGGTTGGTAAATGGTTTGTCGGAAGAACCAGTGTCGTCCAGATAAATGGAAACTGCAGAATTAAAAGATACCTTGAGGTGGGCGCAAGAATAACAATCCAGGGGAATAATAATACTTTAGTGTATCCTGCCCAAGATTCCAGTTTTGCTGGGGATTACAACGTAGCTGTCCCCACGGTCATTTATGTGGATCCAGATTGCGTCTTATACCGGCCAAATGACTACAACTGCGCTGTTGCCCTGAGAGGAGACGCCTCTAAGTTGGATGGAATCGTGGTCGATGGGTATGAGATGGCCTTCGGGTCATGGTATCCAATCATCAGAATTGCAACCTCCCCTTTAGGAGTTGGAGGATCTTATGCGTTTAACGGTGAGCTATATGTCATTGATCCCACTGACCCCAAGCAAAACAAGCCCCTAGAGCTAGAGACTCTGGTGATACCATCGCACCAATATGGTGATGCCTGGTATGCAGGCTTTCAGCTAAAGGCAATGGGTGGCAATGTTACCGGCATTGGCCCAGGAACTTCCACTTATACTCAGATCACACCCGCCAACCCCTACCAGTGGGATGTTATAAGCGGCACCATCCCTACCGGGTTTGCCGTATCGGAGTCTGGATGGGTTACCTGTAACGCAGCAACAGCTGTAATTGGCAAGCAGTTTGTAACGATTCGTGTAGCTGATGCTAGCGGCAGCACAGCGCAGCGAGACCTCATCCTGGAGGTTACCGGGAAATACATAGAATTGCCCTTAGTTGGTATTCCTCCCGCTACCATAAATCAAGCCTATAAATATACCTTCAATGTTCTCAACAACGATGGCGTTTCCCATTATTGGTGGATAGTGAATGGACCTGAAGGTCTGGTAATGAACCTTACTACCGGAGAGGTTACCGGCACCCCCACTGCCAACTCGTTCGGACAGTACACGCTAAAAGTAGCAATAACAAGTGCCACCAGTACGGTCAACTTTGAGGCCAATACTCTCATTGATGAAATCCTGATAGACTTCACGGTTGAAAATACCGCATACCCATCATTGTATGGCAGCCTTGCAGACGCGGCTATAGGCGTGGCCTACCAAGGGACTATTTACCCTGTCGGCGGAGTTGGCCCGTTCACCTGGCAAATTGACCCCGCTCGTTCTACCGGGAACAATCAGCCCGGGTACCCAACCACGACTTCTCCCGCTCCGGGATTAAATCTTTCAACCGATGGCATAAGGGCCCTTATAACAGGGACGCCTACAACTTCTGGAAACTTCTCATTCTTCCTTATTGGCACTGATTCAACTGGAAAATCGGTAAGTGGGCTTATCAGCTTTTTAGGGAACACATGGGCAGCAAGACCACAGCTGAAGACATCCTTGATTTGGAATCTTCCTGTTGCCGTCAAGGGCCAGCCATATTCTTATCAGGTTGAGGCTACTGTATCAGGTTGCACCTTTAGCGCAAAGGCATTGCCTTCCGGCCTGGCGATCTCCGCCGAAGGCCTCATTTCAGGCACTCCTCTTGGCGGCAGATATGCCAATGGGGTCGCGTGTGAATGGAGCGTCAAGATGAGCAATTTCACAGTAAGAAACTTTAGGGGTGCTGCAGGTGTCAAAGTTGATGGGCCTAGCAACGTCCACATTTTTGAAAACTTCTTTATTAATGCGTGTGACGTAGGCATATCGTCCGACAATATGTTCGACTCACGGTTGCAGAGTTTCTATATCTACAACACAAGAATTGGCCTGCAAATGAGGGGCGGAACTGCCGCTAATACCTACACTAATGGAAGAATTGAATACATTCATGAGCATGGTGTTACCGCCTTGTTCTCTCCAGACAATGTATGGAGCACTGTCTACTGGGATACCTGCGGGTACGCTGCAATAAGCGCTGATCGCTCCGATTACTGGACAGTGAGCGGCTGCTTCTTTTTTCGAGGTGGGCGGCGCGTCCCGCCAAGGGGCAAATACTATATGCCCGATAGTCCCGTGGATATTTCTACTCACATTAAAGCTATTAGCTGCAAAGATTGGGTTATCGGCACCAATAACATGGTGCGAGGATGCGACAACGGGGGGTCAAGTTCAACTTACCTTAGGAGGTACGAATCAAACGGCAGAAGGCTTTACATCAGGCCTTACGCTTCTATTGTCCTGGAGCGTTGCACGGGATTCAAGATAACCGGTAACGGTCTAGACGGCTGCACAAGAGAGTCTGTATATTCAATTAATAGTGAGTTTGAATTTGAATACAATGATGCCCTCTTAAGTGGGAATACTGTCCAAAGAAAAAATCAATTTGAGACCTTCTCACAGAATGAACAACCCGTTATAAATTTACTAAAAAACCCTTCTAAGGCTAATTTCACACCCGAAGGAACCGAGGACAACATAGATACTTATTTCCCTAGCAATGTACTTTTACTTCAAGGAAATGAGTTTGTCGATAGAAGCACAAGGGCCTTAACCTTAAATAACACAAACGTCACAATCAACAACTCCATCTTCAGGTTTAGTACGGGTAGTTTTTTCTTTAATGGAACGAACGCGCTGCTAACCCCGGGAGTAGCTGATAATAACAATCCCACTGCTCCGTTTTACTTTGGTTCGGATGATCTCACTTTAGAGTTTTTAGTTTATCCACTTAGGAACAATGTAAGTCAAACCTTGATCGACTTTGGAGCCACGTCTGAATCTGCGCCGTTTGCACTCATCCTTGACGCGAATGGGAAGTTAGCGCTGGCCAGGAATCGTAGCACAGGCGGTCAAACCATAGACGCCACCAGTTTGCGCACAATTCCAATCAACATCTTCACCAAACTCGTTATGACCATAACCAGGGGTATGGCAAGGGTATATATTGACGATATCATCGAACCAAGCCTAACTATTTCGTTTAGCGGAAGGTTTATAATTTCCGGGTTTAACAGACCAATCATGGGTCGCGGGGGGTTTTCGGGGGCAACCGACTTCTTCCAAGGGTACATGCAGCAGATTAGAATAACTAAACCTGTTTCCAGGTACGGGTTGCTAACAATATTGAAGCCCCAAACTCGCGCATTTAGTATTGTAAATCTAGGGCCCCTGCCGCCGGACACCCTTGTATATTCCCCTGCTGCTGCAGAAACGGAGTTTTTCTTTGCCGACCGCTCCAATTCTATAAAGTTGGGCCCCAGTGCCTCCATTCAGAAGCCAATATATATAATCAGACGAACAAAAAATGATGTTGTTATTGATTTACGAGCTGGCCAGGGGTCTTACACTGCAGGGCAGATAAACCCATCCTACTACATCTATAGGTTCCAAAAGGCGGCTGAGACGGGGGTAACGTCATATACTTTCCAAACTTGCGAGTTTAGAGCATGGGCAGCAAGAGTGGGTTACCCTGAAGAACTAGACAAGCTCAGAGGCAAAAAGATGTTTTTATGCCTTTGGGCCAGATCAAACAGAAAAAACTCGGTCACTTTGTTCACCCAGTTCTACGCCGGAACAAGCGGCAACAATTTCAAGGTTGACGGGGGCTTTCACACTAAGTTCAACGTGCCTCCATTCTGGAGAAAATATACATTCGCCATTGAAGCACCAGACCTGGATCTAACCCTTGTCGATCCATACACTTCCAATGCTCTATTAAAGTTCTACTTTGATGACAAATCACAGACTTACGACGTGGAATTCGGAGCAATGTTCTTTTATGAAAACGACGGAAAATTCGGGTTTACGCCGTACAATGAGGAGCTATAAATCAACGCGCCAACATCTCAACTCTATATTGCAATGTATACATTGAGTGAGGAGAATCGGCCACAGATTGACGTACCAAAAAAAAAAATGGGGAGGGGTAAAAACTCTCTCAGTGAAGACCCAAATGAAAGTGACACCACAAACAAACAAACATGGAACCTGATAGTCTGTGGCCCCTTGCCAATGAGGTGGGGGGCTTTCTAATTGCGTTTTTGACGATGGTTGTACCATTGCTGACGCTGCTTCTTTTGTGAGTTGTGGAAAGAGTAGGGTAAAAGATGGCGAATCTCTTTGGGAAAGATTGCAGCCCCAATGTGTATGGGGATAAGATCAAAGACTTTACTTGTACTGGGGCTCTTTAATTCAATAACGTAGCAAAAGTTCAATTTTTTATAACTAACTAGTCACAATGGCAATCGATCTTAATGACAACCTAATAGTTCAAGCTCCGAAAGCCACTGACGAACGTTACGGTCCGTATAATAGCGAGGCTGAAGCGCTAGCAACTATTGAACCTATTGTGCGCTATCTGGGTCTAACCGTTGGGGTCTTTGTTGGGGGTTCACTCACAGAATACTGGTTTCAAGGCGGAATTTTAAACACTGACTTCGTTGAAAAGTCTGTAGGTACTGTTTCGGGTCCAACAGGTCCAACAGGCCCCAGTGGTAGCACGGGTCCAACGGGCCCTGGGGGTAATACCGGTGCGACGGGAGTTGGGATTTCCGGGGCAACAGGCCCCATAGGACTAACTGGTGCGACAGGGGCGGCGGGTGCGACGGGACCCACTGGCGTTATCGGTCCTGCTGGAAATACTGGTGCGGACATTGGCTTTTGTTGCTCAGACGAAACATCTAACTTAACAACGGGCTTAAGATTCACCTTTCGTATCCCTTACTCGATGACCCTTAGCGGGGTTAAAATAAGCACCAATACAGCACCGACTGGATCAAGCTTAATTGTAGACATTAAATCCCAAGGAGTGTCGATTTTCTCCGTTCTTCCGGTAATTGCGGCCGGTAGTGAAGTAGGCGGAAACAGTGCAGTATTGTCCACCACTAGCCTCTCAGTAGACGCTGAAATCACTATATTTATAAATCAGATCGGAAGTACAAATGCTGGAACCGGTTTAAAAGTTTGGATGCTAGGTACAAAAAATTAAATTTTCAAGAAATTGTGAAACCAAGACGAAAAGATAAACGAGCAATCAAACATGGAACCTGATAGTCTGTGGCCCCTTGCCAATGAGGTGGGGGGCTTTCTAATTGCGTTTTTGACGATGGTTGTACCATTGCTGACGCTGCTTCTTTTGTGAGTTGTGGAAAGAGTAGGGTAAAAGTATCCAAAGGTTTAACCCCAAATCAAATGTCAAAGGTGAAAGTCGTTGCTGAAGATGTTAAGCTCTATGACATTATCCCTGGGCAATTAACTTCGGATTGTCACACGGTTATTCGAAAAGATGGTATTGTTGATGTTGTCCGAGCTTACAAAATGGTCGATATCTTTGACGTGTATCATGACCTTGGTGTTTTAATACAGAAAATACAACCGAGTGGCGGTACTTTGAACCCACGGTCACTACCCCCTGAAGTCTAAAATGACCAATAATTTTCCAACAAATTTTCCACCAAATCCCACACCAGGTGAAACTTTCACATGGCAGGGATCTGACTATCGTTGGAACGGGAGGCAATGGATTAACCTATCTGAGCCTGAACCGACTACAGTCCCGATCTACGTCTCTGCTTCTCAACCTGCGCCACCAATTCTCCAAGGGTCTTTTTGGTTTAATACTGTAAGCGAAATTTTATATATTTGGGTCCTAGAACCTGGAACCCTTGGGCAGTGGAAGGAAGTTACTTCGTCCTCTAGTGGATGCACCCCGTGTGCTTCCGTATCGGCATCCGCCCCACCGAACCCTGTAAACGGCGCCCTATGGTTTGATACCTTGTCGTCGTATCTTTCGGTTTGGTATGTTGGTCTGGCAGGTGGCCAATGGGTGTCTAGCTTCCGTGGGGATACTGGACCTACTGGAGTAGCCGGTCCGACTGGGGCTTCGGGCCCAATTGGGGAGACCGGGGCTGCCGGGGAGACCGGGGCAACTGGAGCTTCCGGTTTCGGAGCGTCGGGGGCATCAGGAGCAACTGGGGCAACTGGGCCGATTGGTATAACTGGTGCGACTGGTTTTGGAGCGTCGGGAGCGACCGGTGCGACCGGTGCGGATGGTGCGACTGGAGCAACCGGGGCTTCCGGTTTCGGGGCGTCTGGGGCAACCGGGGCATCAGGTGCTACCGGAGCTACCGGCGCGGATGGTGCGACTGGTTTTGGGGCATCAGGTGCTACCGGAGCTACCGGGGTTTCTGGAGCAACCGGTGCTACCGGAGCATCAGGTTTCGGGGCGTCAGGAGCAACTGGAGCGTCAGGAGCAACTGGCGTTGTTGGCACAACGGGGGCAACTGGACCTACCGGAATTGGAGTTTCCGGAGCTACCGGTGCGATAGGAGCAACTGGGGCGTCAGGTTTTGGAGCGTCAGGAGCAACCGGGGCTACCGGTGCAGATGGGGCGACCGGGGCAACGGGAGCATCAGGTTTCGGGGCAACCGGGGCAACTGGCGTTGTTGGTACAACGGGGGCGACTGGACCTGCAGGAATTGGGGTTTCCGGGGCAACCGGGGCAACTGGCGTTGTTGGCACAACGGGTGCGACCGGGGCAACAGGAGCAACCGGGGCAACAGGTTTCGGGGCAACTGGTGCTACAGGTGTAGCAGGGGCAATAGGAAGTACAGGGGCAACTGGCGTTGTTGGAGTTTCAGGGGCAACTGGAGCTACCGGGGTTGGAACCACGGGGGCCACTGGGCCTGTTGGAACCACGGGAGCAACTGGTTTATCGGGTAGCACAGGGGCCACTGGTCCCCAAGGGTATTCTTCTAGTCTATTCCTGTACAGCGCCAAAACTACGGCCACTACGGGAGATCCCGGCCAGGGCAACTTAATCTGGAACAATGCCACACAAATCAACTCAACCGCATTAAACATTAGTCATTTAACGGATGACAACACAGACATCGATATTTTCTTATCGAGTTTAACTCAGACTGAAAAAATTACTATACAAGATAGAAACGATAGTTCAAATTACCAAACTTGGGTGATTAATGGCACACCGTCCAACATAAACCCTAGCACCCCAAATAGTTACTGGCAATATCCTGTATCCCTGCTGAATTCTTCCGGGTCAGGGACAACCAACTTCAGTAATAACCATTCATTATTCCTAGCACTAGTGAACGGTGCCCAGGGATCTACGGGAGCAACTGGCCCTATCGGGGTGACAGGGGCAACTGGTATCATCGGTGCCACTGGGATCGGAACCACCGGAGCAACTGGGCCCCAGGGTATAACTGGGGTGTCAGGCCCAATCGGTGCTACTGGGGCAACAGGCGTCATCGGGGTTTCCGGGGCAACAGGCCCAGTCGCTGGTACCACGGGCCAAGTTATTTACAACAATGGCGGCGTTGCTGCTGGAGCAACTTTATCCGGGGGACTATCCATCCAGAGTGGAACTTTCGTCCCCTCAGACATTATTAAGCTTGTTGTTTCCAATAGGGGTGAAACTGCAACCCCAGGGGCAAACTACGTTGAAACAACAGTTCTCCGTGCGTGTACGGTTATAGCAGCTTACTGGGAATGCTCTCCAGTTTCCACTGGCAGCAGTACAAGTCAGGCAATGCTCTACGCCCGTCGCAGCGGCACAAGGTCAAACCTCTTAAGTGCTGACGCTTCTCTGGCGGCAGTAAGTACCGTAGCTGGTTACTTCACTGATGTCACATCTACTTTAATCGCTCCCTTGACCCTTACAACCGGGGACACTCTTGGGCTCAACCTTAACGCAGTCGGCACTGGCTCTTCTGGTCACATTTTTACAGTTATTGTTCGTTATTCCTAATCATGACCTCAGCTATCACCACTAATCCCATCACCGGCATTGAGTATTACGAAGATGGCCCTCAAGAGGGCCAAAGTGTTAAGCTTTTTGTGGCTGTTACTGACGGTCAAGTTCGTAACCCCGCTGGTAGTAGATGGCCATTTCTATATGGCCGCCCCCATGACCAACCTGCTGACTATTACGAGCTAGTGCCATTCACACCCGTCCCATTTGACCCAGAACTATTCCATGTTGACGATACGACTTCAGGGTGGAACCTGGTTTTGAAACCTGGCGGGGCTCCCGATGGTCATCCCAAAGGAACCTATGTACGTTCCGAAAACATTAAGCGTCGCACAATAGCTGAGCTGAAAACACTGGCCAAAGGCTATGCTGACCGCTACAACGCGATGTTATGGCCCCAGGAGAACGGTTACACCGAGAAGTTACAATACGCGGAGAAGCAGGTGGCAGCAAATAACCGTTTGCCGCAGTTCACAAATCTAATCGCAAGACACGAAGCGCTGCTACAAGCATCGTTCCACAACGACGCCAGGTTAGCCCAGTTGTACAGCGAGATCGAAGCCGCCGGGGATGCCGGTCCTATTGACTTTGTGGTTAGCCAAGTGGCCACAAGCGACGCCAACGGGCAGCAACTCGCGGGTTGGGTTAATGGAATCGAGGAATGATGGATTGCGTTTCCCTCCCCCATGGATCACCCCTGCCGCTGGGCTATCAAATCGTGAGGTGCAACCGGTGATTATTGTTCCTAGGCGGAGGGTGGGGACAACTCCATGGACCCCAACCCAAACTGCCACCGAGTGGTGGGGGGCGCCGTATGACACGGCCACAACTACGATCGCAACAGGGGTTTCTCAGCTGCGGGACAGAAAAGGGAATGGGCGCAATTTTGACCAAGCAACTAGCGGAACTCAGCCTACCATTACGCCAAATGCGTTGAACGGTAAAGCCGGTCTGACTTTTAACGGGAGCCAATGGCTTACCTCTGCCAGTTCGGCAGCAACGTGGAATTTCCTGCATACTGCAGCTGGCGCAGGCGCAACTATTGTGGCTGTGTGGAAAGCCGGAAACAGCAGTAACCCTAATGCAGTTTACGGTTTACTGGGAACAAATGCTGGCGTGTCCGCCAACACGGGTTTCTACTTAATTTACGATGACAGAGTTAGTTCTTCCCGGAACGACAGAGCGCTTGTCCTAATATCAAGAGGAACCTCGGGTCAGAGCACGGCATTAAATCAGACAGCAGACAACGCACACCCAGGCGGTACGCCTGTCATAATTTCGCATATCGGTAACCCCGGCAGCGCAATAGCTGCAAACCGGTCAATAATCAGAATCAATGGTGTCTCAATCCAGAATAACATAGAAACATTTGCTGCTGCTACTGGGAATGCTTCATTCCAGATGCAACTCGGGGCGCTTGGCAACAACACGATTCCACTTACTGGGGAGATATATGAGATTGTTATTCTTCCCCCTGGCACTAGCCTTGTCACCGTTCAGCTAGTGGAGGGTTATTTGGCCGGTCCGGTGGCGGGGTGGAATTTACAAAGCATCCTAGCCGCAGACCACCCGTACAAGGTTAACGCTCCAACGGTGTAGCACCCTGGGCCCCTTCTGCCTCTGCCATGCCACACCCAGAACCCCACCTAACCATGGGCACCAACTAACTTTAAGCACCTTACTGTAAAACTTCCAATAACCACAAAATGAAACCAACCCTACACCTCATCGGAATTTTCCACACTCAACCTACCCAACAATATAGCCATTGTGCATTCACTGGCAAGGCATTACGCTTTGCAAAGATGATGATGGCGCAGGGTTACACCGTAATCGAATACGCCAACGAGGGTTCCGAAGCCAACGCTTCTGAGCATGTTACTATGCTTACGGAACCAGAATTTGGCCGGTTATACGGCAACCGCCCCGGTACCAGTTTCCATGGGGACGATGCTACAGTTGGCACCGAGGGACACCAGCTTTTTGA